TGCTGAGGGTATGGTCACTGCAAGCGATTTTGTTGACCGTTCAGCGGCACCTGATACGCTCGCGCAGGCGTATGAGATCGTGAATTCCCACGAAACCAAGAACGGGAAAGTGGACCATTCAAAATTATCTCCATTGGCGTATGGTACAAAAACTCTCATCACTCCCACGGGGCGCATGATCTCAAAAACGATCACGGAAACGGTCGAGATCCCCGTTGAGGAGCGTGAAGCGATTGAGGAAGGTAAAGAGCCGGTGACGACTCGCGAAGTCACTAAGGTTGTCGAGGAGCCAGAGACTGTTACGGAGACTGTATCAGATAGCTCAGGTAGAAACTTGAGCATGGTTATCTCTGCTCAGGCTCTCGTCATCAAGGATCTTGCTCAGCGTCTCGAAAAGCTCGAAGCCGCAACGATCCATTAACGACCTATCGCCCGTCATCAGATGCATCTGTGTTGGTGGCGGGCGCTCGTACAAGGAGAATTATGCATATACAACGCGGTCCTGCAACATGTGGTCCAGATTGTTTGGGTGTGGTGGCTGAAAAATTCGGAATAACACAACAACAAGTTGATAAAGCTTACAATTGCACAGATATAAACAATTTCAAAGACTTACAAGACACCCCTGCCAATTTAGAAAGTGCTATGTGTGATCTCAACCTGAATTATAGAATCGTAGATGCAAATCAGATACTCAATGGCGAATGCAAGAATGGAAACACAATCATTCTCATACATTCAAATGATGATCCTGCAACGTGGTGGAATGAATCGTGGGGAATCCAACATTGGACGATATTATGGCGTGTATATGAGGGAGACGAATACACCCCAGCATATATAGAACTGGATTTCGGAACTCCTGACATGAAAGCCAAACATTTCACACATGCGAATTTCATGAAAATATATAATCAAGGTGGGCCTACGAATACGGCGTATGAAATTCTTGGAATTTTACCTGCAAAAGTTCCGGCAAAATGGTATTATCGTCTTTGGTCTTGGTTGACTTCTTGGTTGTCAAAATTCTAATATTGGACAAATCTCATGCTGATAGTTGTTTTTAATATTGGAAATTTATCATATTCTGAACCGGCAATTGAAATATTGTCAGATTATTTTAACAAATATAATCTGAAATATGAAATTGTTACTGATGTTAGTAAATTCAATGTTAAAAATGCACATCCATCTTGGATGAAAATGTTGTCTTATAAAATGTTTCCAGATAATGATTTCATTTTCAATTGGGATTTGGATTTACTTCCATTGAACAGCACTCCAAACATTGAAGATTATACAGATTTCTCAAAACTTAACATGTGTTATGATTCCAGTGTTGTTCTTGGATATGAAGTATACAATCCAAAGACATTTAAATATAATGGTGGATTGATTGGAGTTCCAAAAAGCCTTGGAAAATGGTGTGAAAATATTTATAATCAATATGCACCTGGAACATATCCATCATATGAACAGTATTATTTGAATGATGAAATTTGTAAAGATCATATCGACGTTAATCGACTTCCAGATAAATTGAATACATTGTATCCAAAACAACAAGACGGTTGGGATCTCTGGAATAAATCTTTTATTAGACATTATTCTTTTGGTGGATTCCAAAATCCACCAAGTATGTTTGAAACTATTTCAAAACATCGAGAGGAATATTTCACATGATATCCCAAGAACTTGAAGATTTGATTAAACCGATAACCAAGATGAATATGGATCTTACACATATTCGAATGTTGTATCAAATTCTGAAACTTGGAAAATTTGAAAATGTTTGTGAAGTTGGATCGTTTGATGGTGCAAGTGCAATTGCATTTATTCAAGCACTTAATGATGAATATATTCAAAGTGTTACGTTTTGTGATCTTGAATTTCAACCAAGATTTCTGAATGTAATGGGGAAAGCAATTCATCCCAATAAAATTACAATTTCCAAACAAAGTTCACATATCACTTTGAACAGTACAGAATTTGATTTTGTATTGATAGATGGCGATCATTCATTGAAGAATGTCGAACGAGAAGTAAATCTAATGCTCAAAAATAATATTAAACATATTGCTGCACATGATTCAAATTCAACTCATGTTGGATTTGGCGAGTGTGAAGGTGCAAGAATGTTGAAAAATACATATCAAAAACTTGCAATATTTGAAACTGTTGAAGATTGCATTTCAAGACTTGGAGAAAGAACCGATAGAGGATTCTTTTTTGCAAGTCAGAATTGGGATCTTGTTAAACTTCTTAGAAAAGAGGTTTTCAATAAGTAATGGAAACTTGGATAATTGGAAAGAATGCAAGCATATTAACATACCCAGATGGATTCTTTGATGATAAGAATACAATTGGAATGAACGATATAGCAATATTATTTAAAACAAAAATGGCATTTTCCTGTTATCCATTCAAGATTAAAGATTATTTATCACATGGAATTACTTTGAAAAATATTATTGGGGTAGAACCAATTGCTCCAAGTAGTGGGGTTAATCACTTTGATAGATATCCAAATTTATTTCCTGGAATCTTAAACGATCCAATTAAATACCATAACTCTGAAAAACTTCCATTTTATAAAATAGAAGAAGAAGTAGATATGATTTTTACTTCTCCTAGAAATTGGTGGAAAAATGACTATATTTTCCACAATCACGGAACTTCTTTGCAATTACTAATATTCTGGTGCATGTTACATGATAGATATCCATTACACTTATGTGGATGTAATCAAACAACCGACTGTGCTAGTAATTGTGTAATCGAAACTTGTAAAAAAGATAAATCGGGATTTTGCGTAGATCCCAAAATTTGGGAAGAGTCTCGACTTTATACCCAAGAAGTTGTAAGATGTATAAATCTTCATGGAGATTACATAAAATTTCATGTGGATTACAATGATTTCTTGAAGAAAGAACTCAAAAATGACCATTCAACCCAACCAATGTCTTCGTTGTAATAAATTGGTATCTGATTCAGAATTGATAGTTCCTGGATGTTGTGGACAATGTTATTTGAAGATGTGTTCCATATTGACCAAAGAATATTACAAAGACAAGTCAGAACTTCAAGAAAGGCGATCTCATAAAAATGACCGACCAAATCCACATAATCTCGCGTGAAGAATGGAAAGCTACTTCTCCGAGATATGCATTTGAAAAGCATTATCCGGATAAAGTAACTGTCCATCACATTGAGAAACCTTTCAAATATGGGTTCAAAGAATTTTCAAGTATAAGATCCATTCAAAGAATGTATCAAGATCGACTTTATGCCAAGGATATGCCTTTTCATGTAATCATTTCTCCAATTGGCAATATTTATCAAGGACTTCCATTTGATGTTCTAGGAAATCATGTTAAATCCAATAATAATGGAAATATTGGAATTGCATTGATTGGGAATATGGAAATTGAAGAACCTTCTCAAAATCAAATCAAATCTCTCAAACAAACATTAGAGTTTATCAAAATCAAATATCCACAATTGGATTTACCAAGACAATTATATGGACATAAAGATTTTGCAGATGTAGAATGTCCTGGACAAAATCTTTATTCTTTGATTTTCGCTATTAAAACCATGAAAGAAACCCTCTACCATATGGAATCTGAAGTGAAAGGTGTTTGAAAATGGAATACGGTAAAGAGTATTACGAATACTGTAAGAATAAGAATCTGTTCGACATGAAAGCCAAGGGAGATTGGCAAAAGCGATATGTTGAGTATATCCGGTCGGTCTTCGGAGATCTCAATGGTAAGAAATGTCTTGATTTCGGATGTGCATTGGGATCACAGACTTCCGCGTTCGTCGATGCCGGGGTGGATATGCTCGGAGTGGACGTTTCGGATTTCTACGTGAAGGAATGTCCCTTTGGAAATCTCAAGGGGCGAATGTTTACATACGACGGAACTCTTCCATTTCCGGACAAACATTTCGATTTCATCCATTCCGCACAAGTCATCGAGCATATTCCCGAGAATCAACTGTTGAATGTTCTTTCAGAATTGAAACGAGTATTGAAACCAGATGGAGTTATTTACTTTGCAACATGTGGAGAAGTCATTAAACTCAGTGAAAGTGGAAATGATGATCCAACACACATCGTCGGACTTTCAAAAGATATCTGGTACAAACATTTCAAAGTTGCTGGAATGACAGTTATTGGGTCTGGACTTGATGAAACATGGATGAATCAAGCCATGTTCAAAGAATACAAATGGGTGCAGTATGTCATTGCACATGCCCCAATTCCGGTTGTTATTCCAGAACCAACCCAAATTCCGGAACCTATTCCAGATCAAATACCTTTGCGTTTGGAAAGTGAAGTCATTGGAAAACCAGAACAAATAGAAATCCTCGATGAACCATTTCCGATTGTAAAATCTGCAAAGAGAAAGAAAGGAAAATCATACTAATGCTTACAACACTCATTGGTGGCGCACTTGGTGGTGGTGGCGTTTGGTTGCTTTCACTCATCATTCCGAAGGTCATGAAAATGATTGCATCTTGGATTCGCGGAGTGGAAGCTCCGGTTGTTGCAACTCTCACATCTATTGATGAGAAGTTTGAAAATGTGACAGGTATCAACCTTCCGGAATGGGTTCATCGGGATTACGATGGAGCCGTTACACAAGGGGTTAGATATGCCGAATCCATGATTGGAACGGATGAATTTTGGGATTCTGTTGGATTCATTCTCAAGGGGAAACCGGCATTGATTGGTGGTCGATTGGCAAACTTGATACTTTCTATGGATTGGGGTAAAGGATTCAACCAAGCCATTCCTCCAGAATTGAAACAGGTTTTCGGTGAAGCCAAAGAAAAGATGGCCGTTCCCCAAGTCAATGCGAACATCATGGCGATTCCTTTAGAAGCCAGACCCGACCCAGAACAATTGGTCATTGATGTGAAGGCGAAAGCGAAAGCAATGGGTAAGACCATTGAAACACCTGTTACGCCGGAAGTCAAAACTTCCAACGTCGATATTCAAAAGAAAATCGCCGAAACCAGAAAAGAATTGGATGTATTTATCGCTAAGGGATGATATACTGAAAGTCCTCTTGATATGCCTTTTGATCAGACCGCCTGAAAATGGCGGTCTTCTTTTTTGTCCAATATTAGACGATTCATTTTCGAAAATGCAAGTTTCAATTCTCCAGGAGAACATTCATTGGGATCTTTGCCAAATGGGAGATCTATGTAATAAATCTCTTTCTCTGGAAGAATATTCAAAATATGTTTCGCGGCTTTCAACATGGAGTTCTTTCCAGTTTCTTTTTCATCATTGTCGAAACAAAAGATAATCTTTTCAAACTCAGATATTTTCAAAAGATGTTCATTACTTACACGAGTATTCAAAGTTGATATTACATTCTTAAATCCGCATTGAACAAGATACATCAGATCAAATGGACCTTCAACCAGAATGCAATATTTTCTATTCGAAACATGATCAAGATTATATAAGTATCCTTCAAATTCTTTCGGAGATAGAAAATATCTATATCTTAGTTCTTTACCTTGTGATTTATCAGTTCCAATCAATCTGGAATTGAAACCGATTGTCTTTTTTCCATTCATATATGGAATAATAATTCGTTTTTCATATTGTCCACATGTTGCATATTTCAAGTTAAAATTTTCAATTATACTCTTATGTAATTTGCGTTCATTTATCAGATAATTACTTGAACATGGATTGTTCATTGCCGGAACAAAATTTTGAGATTCATATTTATACACTTCCAAGAATTCGGAATATGTATCAAATTGCAAAAGTTTATCTGCCGACTTGGAATATATCTTATTCAATTGCATTTGAAGTTCATCCTTTTCAGAAACGAATTCTCGGATATCTACATCTTTTCCAAGTAATCGTTTCAAAAAGTGTGCAATGTTTGGACCATTTGTATTGCAAGAGAAACACCCATACAATCCAGTATCCGATCTTATGGTTAAAGATGGATTGGATTCTTTATGAAATGGACATTTTAATAAAAATTTATATCCATTGGAAATTAGTTTGTATTCCATATTGAATCGAACAAGAATGCTCTCAATTATGTTATTGAACATGTTTATAAACCAAGCAATTCGCCAAGTCTGTCTATGTTCATTCCCCGGAGAGCTTGTTTCGCAGATGTAACATCACCCTTACGCAACGCAAACAAAACACCTGTATATGGTTTCTTATTGATTGCAAGAGCGAAATCTTTTTGCACGACAATGTTTTTATGTTGTTCGTAAGTTGCTTCAATCTCTTGCACTAATTCATTAAATGCTTTACGAACTTCGCGATATAGTTTCTCAAATTCAGGAAAGTATGTTAAAAATTCTTCAGATTCATTAGTGCGTACAATTTCAATCATTCTTCTTAATGACATTCCCTCTTTTATATGACTAAGAGAAACATAAGATAAATTTTTAACCTTAACTCTGTTAAAGTTTTGATCAACTACGACATATCCTTCGTAGTCGATTGGATTCAAACTTGCAGCCATTTCAGCAACAGCAGTCAATGAATTCATTTTATATGATTTAACACATTCCCATCCATGTTTAACAGCAATAGGCTCTGGCTCAAGTTCCTGTAAAGTATTAAGATCACGAACGCCATGCAGAACAATGTTCGATTTTTTATAGATACATATAATTTTATTATATGGGGTCATCATCTCAAATGCATAACATCGAGTCTTATCTACTGGCATTGAATATTTCAGGTCTTTCCATGTTGCCCAAAACAATTGAGCAAATGAGGTATCTCCAAGTAATGTATTTACTTGTCCAGCAGCATCAGGCATACCAGAAGAAGCAACATGCCAATCATTTGCATAGTAGAAAACCGTCATTATTGAACCATCTAATTTTTCCATTACTTTGGCCGTAGACATGTCGATGGGAGCAGCATGTCCTTCGCCGTGATTAAAGAATTTTTCATATGCAAATGAAACAACTTTCCAATTGTCTGTAGAATCCAGAATAATCCCACGGCATTCTTGAACAATACGCTCACCCATCGGGGAGTCAATCTGATTGTATTTAAACAGTAGTAAATTAGGAAATTTTTTATGTGATGTTACTTTGATTGCATATTTCGCAGTTAACTCTTCCGGTTTTCCACCATTGCGTAAAAAATTAAGAAGTTCCATATTTCGATTCCTTTCAGTTATATTATTGAACATGTTTATAAACCAAATACTTTCATTGCAATAAAACAAATATGAATCCAATCCCAATCATAAACGATATAATAATTATATTTGCCATCAGATTAAATCTGTAAATTTTGGTTTTGTATTCAAGATACAATTCTCGTTTGGATGGATTTGAAGAAGGCATAGATAAAATTGGTGCTGGCATATTTTACTCCCAATCAGATTGACATTTTGGCATTTCAGGAAGATATTCGCCACTTCCACAATATTCACATTTGGAATATTTTTGTTTTGGAGCCGAACAATTTTTACATATAATTATTTCTTGTCTTACTTTTCTATGTTTTACAATTTCATGGGTCTGAGATAATAAAATTATTAAATCGGAATTATCGAATCTGGGTGGTTTACACTTTGGCATTGATATATTCAAATTCGATTGTGGTAATGGAGGTGGAGGTGCTTTGAAGTAACACTTATTCTTCGAATCATCGGTTCTCGTAGGTTCCAATACCATATACAATCCAAAAATACACAATCCAATCCATACAATGTCTGGCATATCTTCTAACTCCTTTCAATTTGGACTCCGGAACTTTTACATCCCGGAGTCCAAATTATATTAAGCCCAGAATTTCAAATAGATCTTCTGGAGATTTCCAAATTTCTTCTGAAATGAAGCGATTCGTGCGTTATCCATGAGATTCTTAACATCTTCGACGGCCAAGAGATTCTTCATAGTCTCTTCAACCGTTCCGATATTCTTCATCAAATCCGTCATGAATTCGGAAACCTTCTTCACCATTTCGACATTGATAGGATTTTTGGTTTCTGCATCCTTCACCATTTTATCAACGTCTTTTTCGAATGCTGTGGGAGGTTCCGATTCCGGATCGAGTTGAATACCGACATCGACGTTCTTGTTGATTTCCTGCTTCAACAGGCGTTCATCAAGATGCTTGTTTGAAATGTATGTCTGCAATGCAATTTCAAACTCACGCTTGCCGACATCTTTATTCTCTTCCAGAAATTTCACGAACGTTTCCAAGTCGGTGATATGTTTCTTTACCCCGAGAATTGCCTTGAAAATAAACTGCTTAACGTCGGTTCGTTTGAAATACTCCACGATCAAATCTTTATCATGGAAGTAGTCATACATCTCAACGTAACTGTAAACTGTTGCCCTTGAATATCCAAAGATACCTGTCAGGCAATTGGGTGTATCTGGTCCATCCTTATCAATTGTAGGATGATTCTTTGCGAACAGGCCGACAGATGCAATTTTATCCCACTCCCCAAGTTGTAATCGATGTTCATTCGTTCCCGTGGAAAGCTTAACAAGTTCCGAATCCGACAGATTCTCATGGATGATAACCTTAATGGTTTTCACACCAAGAGCTGTCATGGCATCATACCGACCGAATCCAACAATCAGGAAATATTCATCTCCCTCTTTATGGAGGTGAACGGGTTCCAACTGACCCTGAGATGTGATGATTTCCCCGAATGCCTTGATTTGTTCTGGACTCCGTTGGATCACACGAGTCTGGTATTTCCGGTCGATATTGATCTTGGAAATATCGAACATGGGGTCGAATAACATTTCAGATTCCGGGATAAATTTTTCTTTATCTTGTCCAACGTTGGACAAATCGACCGATTCCGGGATAAATTTTTCTTTATCTTTTGAGCCTTTTTCACACATGTCCTTGGAAATAGGCTCTATCACAGACATTCCAATCTTGGACGAATCCTGCAACTCAATTGTATCCGATACATCTTCATCAAGTTTGATTTCTGGTTCAGATACAGTTGTTTTCGGAGTAGGAGCAACCAACATTTTTTCAACAACATCAATCGTTCCTTGTTCAACGACAACGGGAACTTCTTTCTTCTTATGGGACTTCTTCGGTTTCTCTTCCGGAACAATTACTTTTGGGGTTGTGAGGAGGACAACACCTTTCGGTTCCGGTGAATCCACCAAGGGTTGTTCATCCAAGACGATTTCCTCTTCGGGTAAACTGTCTGGCCGAACCAACTCCTTTGTATCTTCAATTCCCTCAAACAATCCTGAATCAATCTTGGATTTTTCGAGTTCATGTTTTGCATCCATTTGATGACAATCATCGTCATCCAAATTGATTTCAAAATCATCGCATTCCACGGGTTTCGCCTTAACCGGGACTGCAATGGATTTTTCAATCTGGATCTTCTTGGATTCCGGCTTCACCTGGATTTCCTTTACCATTTCATCCACAACGGGAGGAAGAGAAAGGGTATTGTCGTCCAGATCCAGATCATCCAAGGAATCCATCGGTTCCGGTTCTTTCTTAACCTTCGCCGGGGTAACAGGGCTTTCGTCGAGTGTGATTAAATCGAAGTCATCTTCACTGGTAATAATATCAGACATGTAAAATCTCCTATGGTAATTTTTTACTGACTTGTTCAGTCAGGTATGCAACCAACTTTAACTTCTCCAAATCCGACATCGGATAGTCCTTAATATGGGAGAGAAGAGATTTATTAAACTCAACTCGTCCTTGTGTATAATCAACAATGAAACATTTCAGAATACAGGAAATCATATCTTGCAAAGATAATTTGTTTGCCAATGCAAGATTTTCTACGAAAATCGGGACTTCTATCTTTTCCAATGTTTCTTTATCTGTAACTTCTATTGTGATCTCAGAGATTGAATTCTTACTCTTTTCATTGGAAAGACGATGGAAAGTTCTTAAAATTCCACTTAAACCATTCTGTGTTATAATTTTTTCATGGCGCATCTCCAAATATTACCACAACCCGGAAGGAAAGTCCATCAAAAGATTTCCAGAAATGATACTTATATTTCCAAAATTGTCGAAATCTGAAATGCCGTACACACTTTCGTTTAGAACGTGTAGCCCAAAAAAGTATCATTTTCAACAATGTTGACCCTGTGACAGAGGTGTGAAAATTCCACAAATAACGATACTCAAAACTCTTCAAAGTTCTATGAAAATATATTTTTCCATAGCAAAAATCCTCATTGTAACTCAGACTGCTACAGGTTGGAATGCCAGTCAGTTGACTTGACTTTTGAAAAAAAATATGCTATAACTTCGTTTATGCGAGAGTCCTTCTGTTGAGAAAAACGTTTATCTCCTTTAAAAGAACAAGTGTTCTCTTCGAACACTTTTGAAATGTGGCGGTTTTTGTGCATCTTAATCTTTTGTGAGATGATGTCCTTCTGTTTCCGGAACTGAGACGCTAGTCGAAGTGCTTTTGTAAACTACAGTGGAAACTCTGTTTAAAAAACTTTCAAACCAAATTTTCACAGTAGATCCAACATCTCTTTTTCCCAAGTTCAAACTTAGATATTTTTCAAAGTCTAGTTTACTTGGGAACCAACAGATAGGACAATCTCGCACTAGCGTGCTCGACTTCTAAGGACCAACGTAGGGCATCGTCATCTCTTTATGAGATGAAGTTACCAACAGATAGGACAAGTGTTCTCTTCGAACACTTTACAGACTACTGAAGGAATCCCTCCCCATTACCGCCGAACCCCTCCCTTATTAATGTTGACTTCTATAAATATTTCTGATATTATAACTCAACAAAATTATATCTTGAAGGAATAATAATACATGAAGACTCTAATTGATAAATCTGTTGTTTTGTGTCATGAGATTGGAAAAGATAACAAAATAATTTATCAAGAATCCAATTATAATTTTTTGAATTCTCTTCGAGGATTAAAATCATTTACACATAATATTTGCATACAGAACATTAAAGTAATTGATCCAAGTAAAGGATTTACAGCTCCGGAAATCAAAAGAGAATTAAAAGCCATTCATATGGATTTTTTAACGAAGGAATTCAAATGTTCAATTGATAGAATGTATTATCGGGATGGTTTAATTGATATTGTTATAATGGAAACTATAAACTCGGTTCTTAATAACTATCAACAATTTTTGAAAAAACCAGAATATCGAAAATTGCCAGGAAATAGGATTAATATTCCGAAAGAAAAAGTTTTTTTCAAATCTGAGAAACTTGCGGAGATTACATTTGATGGAGATGAGAAAAATGATGATGTTTATATTAAAGAACTTGGATTTTTTAAGTTCACAGAGGATATAAAATTCAATGTTTATAGAATCCATCAAATCTATTTGAAGTATGTTGATGATACTTATGAATTGCATGTTATTGAAGATCAATCAATTAAGAAACCAATTACAACAAAAGACAAAACGGATTATGAATTGTTTGATGACTATCAACAATCTCAATATGATGCATATCTGAATAGAACACCTCCAAATCCCGAAGAAGATGAAGAAGTTTTGGCATATCAAGCTGAAGAAAATGCCTTACGGAATATGTGGAATCGGTCGAATCCACCCAAGAATTTCAAATGAAACTTTCACTTTTCCAAAATAAGATTTCAATACATCTTGATCCAAGTGAGAACTTTGTAAAGCTTCAGGATCATACGACATTCAACCTTTGTTACGAATGTATCCGTGGGGATTATACAGTTCCCTACGTCTCCCTCCCTATCCTGTTGAATGTGGCGAAGAAAATTGGATATCCTGTCCAGATTTCCCCAACCCTCAAAAAATTCTACCAAGATAAAACATCCAAACGGCAATTACTGGAACGCATAAAGGATATGCCGACTATGGGAGAGGAGATCCCAGAAGAAATACGCTCTACGATCTATTCGATTCAGAAGAAACATGGTTTCTCCCTCATGCCGGGACAAGACGTATCGGTGGCATATATCATGTTGGGGAAGAGGGTGATCATCGCCAACGACATCGGGACCGGGAAGACCATAGTTGTAAATACCGCTCATAAATGTCTGAAGGAACTTGGACATATTAAGAAAACCCTAGTGATGCTTCCGGCTGCGTTAGTAAAGAATTACACGGAAGATTACATTAAGTTTTTTGGAAAACATGGAATTTTACATATCAACAAAACTGACAACAAAAAGAAACGGATTGAAAAGTATCATCAATTCGTTGTAAATCCGATGATCGAGATGATTGTCATAAACTACGACAAATGCAATTTCGATTATAAAGAAATACAAAAGTTGAATCCCGATATGTTGATTGTGGATGAGTTCCATAATATGAAGAATTTTCTATTTGCAACCAGAAGTCAGAATTTCTTCGACTTAGTAATCAATTTCTGGAAACCATTATATCGAGTACCAATGTCGGGAACTCCAGTTGAAAATCAATTATTTGATTTGTATCCGATATTCAAACTTATCGATGGTGGACATATACTTGGAGGTCAGAAATTCTTCCAGACAAACTTCATAAAGTATGAAGATGTATCGTTTCGATTCTGGAGTAGAATGATGAATCGATATGTCGTCAAAACTGAATCGAAAGCCAAAGGATTTAAGAATGATGATTATTTGCACAAGTTAATCAAGCCGATGATCATCCGGAAGAAATTACGGTTGAAAGTTGATCTATACCCAACAGACATATTTATCGATCCTTCGAAAGAAATGTTGAAATGTTACGATGATGTAAAACTTGAACATAAGGGAAATGCATCGGCTGGTTATCATGCTGCACGACAATTTCTATGTGATACTTCAAGAGGAAAATACAAAGAAAATCCAAAACTTGAAAAGTTCCAAGAGATACTTGAACAGACGGATGAAAAAATTGTTGTGTTTTCATTTTATAAATGTACAATCCGAATGTTGGAAGAATATTTGTCCAATATTGGACAGAAATGTTTCAAGATCACCGGAGATGAAAAAGAAGATGCTCTTACAGTTATCCAGCAATTCAAGAACTCTGATAGACGATTCTTATTATGCACGGATAAGGTTAACTTCGGACATAATATCCAGTTCTGTAGATACATGGTGCAGTGGGAAAAACCATTTAAGCCAACCACAGAAGAACAACGAATCGGTCGATTGTATCGAACAGGCCAAGAGAATGATGTTCATGTCTATTCCTTCATCGTTAACGATACCGTAGAGGAAAAGATACACGAGCAATTCCTATTGAAGAAAGAAGTAATCCAGACGGTCGTAGAGACATTAAATGACAAAGAAATGCAAAAAATTGAAGCAGAAATTGAAAAAGCGGTCATGAAAGAATTTTCTTAAAAGTCCTTGCGTTTCTCTAGCATATCTGTTAAGATCAAAGCATCGAAAAGGAGGTTCCAAAATGGAGATCAATCAGGGTGGATTCACACCACGGGAGACTGTCTATACTTGGAAGGATGGATGTATACTTGCGGCCATATATGCTGCATATGTTTTGATATCAACATTATTTTCTGTTGGATTTGTTGTAGTTCTTGTTCAAGTTGTTAAGACGGTTTGGTTTTGGTAATATGTCAATTGGAATAAAATCAGCATGTCCAGAATGTTGGGAAGATCCATGTGAATGTGGATTTACTTCCAGACCATATATTCCAATTGATAAAGAAAAAATCCAAATAGAATTGGATGAGTTAAAAAGCAAACATCAACGATTTAAACAGGATGCATTGAAATTGATAAAATCTTTGAAACAGTGTATAGAAGTAAATGTTCAAGAAAAAACATCTACCGATTATCTTCGAATAAAACTTGCAGATGATTTTTTATTCGATAATGAGGAACAAGAATGAATCAATTTTGGAACAAGTTTAAATGTTGGATCTTTGGGCATGAATATTATGTTGTTCAAAGATTCAGTCGGCAGGACCGAAGAATACATTGTCCGAGATGCAATGCAGATATGGTTATGTCGGACAAACATCAAGCATGTTTGGAATGGGATTTGGAATGGGAAGAACATTTTTCAAATAGAATTTTCAAAGGCCAACTTCCAGAAATTTTGATTATTAAACCGTGGAGATGAAAATGATTGAAAAATATAAAAGATATTTGCCAAACTTACTGTTGATAATTATTGGAGTTGGATTGTTGGGATTTACGTTATCGATGATATTGATATCAACATGTTTAAATTCCATCATGCCACAACTCGCAGCATTTTGCATGATTGCTGCTATGCTTACTTTGATACTTGGAGGTAGTATCTTAATGGTAGGATGTATTAAATTGTGGAATCTCTTTGAAAGATGGTCGATGGACAGATAATATGACTACAAATAGAGTGAAAAAAGATCTTGTTTTCAATGACCTCAGACCAGAATTCATGGATGGTATGGCGTATTGTAGTTGTTACATTTCAACAACTGATAAGAAATGTGGTGAATGCCCACAGTTCATACCAAATGGATTTCCGAACAATGGTCATGCTTGTCAACTTGGATGTGGAACTCAAGGTGGTCAAATTTGTACACCGTATTATCGTGAGGTTACAGAACTCAAACGAAGATTGAAATTGCTTCAAATTCCAATGGATCTATCAATTGAACAAGAGAAAGCAATAAAAACACATCTGGAATTCTCATGATCCATTTCATTTACGGAGAATATGAACTTGAGAAGAACGATTTCGTAATCTCTGAGATAACCTCCGCAAGTATCAATAAGAACTTCATGACCAAAGACAAAAACCTTGTTGCATATTCCGATGAATTGAATTTGAAGAAGAAAGACATTGATCTTCTTATTGAAAGTGGAGTTAATCTTACAATTGTAATTCACGATTACAAACTTTTGAAAGGTAAACGCGCATCGACAAAGAAATACAAAATTACAAAACTATCGGAAGATACACAGAAAGATGTCAATCCATTTGAACTTGTAAAATATGTTTTCTCATGCAATGATCGAGAATTATTATACAATTACTTGAAAGATACGAAGAATAGTTTGTATGTTCTTATGATGATCTTCTCATGTAATTATCCAAAGTTTAAAAATAAAGCAAATCAAGAAGTAACTGAATGGCTTTGCAAGAATTATTATCGTGTGAAATATGAAGTAGTTTGTGCAAAGATTGCATTTGAAATGAAATGTGAACAGATTTGGCGATTCGATTGGCTATATCCAAAAAAGAAAGAGGAAGAAGAATCATGAAAGGTTTAGCATTCATCGGTAAGATCATCAACATCAATCCTATTAAAGATGCAGACAAGATCGTTCAAGCTGAAGTAGTTTGCGGTCAGGGTGGGAAATGGCATGGTGTTGTCAGCAAAGAAATGCAAATTGGTGACTATGTTGAAGTATATCTTCCAGATGCAATTGTTCCAGAACTTGAACGGTTTGAATTCATGAGGAAACGAAAGTTCCGTGTAACCATGTGCAAGTTCAAAGGTGTTGCGTCGGAAGTTCTCATCATGCCGAATGTTGGTTGTGATATGACAATTGGTGATGATATTGGTGATGCAATGAAAGTCATCAAGTATGAGAAACCAATTGATCCAAGTATTGCTGGCGATGCACTTGGTAACTTCCCCGGTTTCATGCCAAAGACAGACGAACCAAACTTCCAAACGGCTTCTCATCTTGTAGATGCATTGAAAGGTAAATCGTACTATGCATCTGTGAAGGCCGATGGGAGTTCAGGAACCATTGGAAAATACAAAGGGGAAATGTTTTGTTGTTCAAGAAATCTTTCAATGAAAGACACCCCACATAATTTGATTTGGTGTCTTGCAAGAAAGTATGATCTTGTTAACAAGCTTCCTGAAGGATATGCTATTCAATTTGAAATGGTTGGACCAAGTATTCAGGGTAATCCGATGGGACTCCCTGAGAAAGATTTGCGAGTATTCAATCTTTACAGTATTGAAGAGCACAAATACTGCGGCTATCTGGAATTGACGGAGTTTTGCAGATTAAATCAACTTCCAATGGTGGTTGTTGATCTTGTTGGAACATTTCCTGAAGATGTATCCAACAAATGGTTACAGGATATGGCGAAGGGGAATTATCCAAACGATAAACCACGGGAAGGATTAGTGTTTCGGCCTATCGAAGAAGAAACTATCATGGGTGAACGTCTTTCATTCAAAGTAATCAACTTGGAGTATGGAAAATAACATGTCTGAAGAAATCAAAGCCAAGAAATGTGAAGTGTGTGGCAAGGCTCTCCCAAAGATACATATTGGAAATATCTGCATTGTCTGCCTTCATGAAATTGAACTTGAAGATGCTCCCGATGAATCGTATGTTCGATTCAATAAAACTGATAAGAAATGGAAATGAAATAATGGAATCAAATTACGCGGTTGAGAAGATGGTAATGTCTTCGATTTATAGAATCATCGAAAAATGTCGTGATATAAATGGAGTTCCATTTTGGATCGAAAAATGTCGAGGATCTTTTGATGATATTAAAATTACATATACAAACCTTCGACGATTGGAATTGGATAATCGTGAAAAGTTTGAGCCAGTTCTAATTGGAGAAATTCTTTCTCCAAATTGGAAGATTTCTAATAAGGATTGAAATTAAATGCTAACAGAAAAGTTTCGCCCATTGTTGTTCACAGATATCATTTGTCGGGATAATATCATTGAAGATATCAAGAAGCAAATGGCATCTCCCGATGGAATTCCACATATCTTATTCTACGGACCCCAAGGCACTGGGAAAACTTCCATCGCACATGTGATTGGAAATGAAATTTATGGAGATAAGAAATCAAACTTCTTTTATGAAATCAATGCATCTTCAGATCGTGGAATTGATGTCATTCGTGAAAAAGTCACTTCATTATGCAAAACAACCCAGTTTGGATTTCCTTATAAAATTATCTTCATGGATGAAGCAGATTATCTAACTCCGGAAGCACAAGCATGTTTCAGACGTTTGATCGAAACATATCACAAGACAACCAGATTCATCTTTGCATGTAATCAAGTTTACAAACTTATTCCGGCAATGCTTTCTAGGTTTGTAAAGTATGAAGTTTCTGGAGTCGATATCGTTACATTGGCGAAGCGATTGAAAAAGATTAACGTTTCCGAGAATCTTGGATTCGACGATAAGAAGTTGATTGCCATTGCCAAGAAAGCCAATGGGGATATCCGGGCGGCTCTTAACATGTTGGAGGGAAATTCATCTCAGGACAATGCAACATGGGATTCAATGACATGGGAGAAACTGATGGGAATGTCAAAGGATCAACGATTTGGATTGGCATTCGATGGAGATCCTGAAATGATATATCAGAAAGTTTGGGAAATGGTTCAAGAAAAGAAAGCATGGATCAATATTGATATCATGGCTTCCACTCAGGCCAATATGAACTATGCTGCAATCAAGAACGTATTCATTGCTAATATGCTTGGGGGATTGAAATGAGTGAATATGTCACGAAAACTCTGAAAGTGTATCAATTGATATTTCATGTCCAATGACATTTGAGATTAAATCGCTTAATGTCTGTTTAAAAGTTGGAACAAGTGAAATAAAAATTAAGTATCCAAAAGTAAAGGTGGATTGAAATGAAAAAGATGTGTCCGTTCTTAGCAATGGGATGTATGATTTCAAGTTGTGATTTTGAAAAAGATTCTGAGAAATGCCAAGAAGAATTTTGTGCAATGTGGATTGTAGATCATTGTGGATTGGTTTCAAAACAACCAATTACAATTAAGAATCCTTGGAGTGGAAAAGAAACAAAGGTTAAGAAACCATGACTGATGAAGAATACGAAGACAATATAGAGACATTGAAACGACACTTCGAGACTTATGGAGATTGGGAAGACGATAAGGTATTTGAAGATATGAAATCTGAAATTAAAAAGAGGCAACCATTCATCTTGAGTGCTTATAAGGATTATAAGGATAAGAAAGCACTCATGGAATACTTGGTGAAAACATTATGATATTAACAATATTATGTCAGCTCAGTTGGTTTTGCTGGTTGTTGAGTGTTGAACCGAAACAACATGAATGGAGTTTGGAAGAAGTACAAACTAAGTTGATTGCGTCGTTGAAGGCTACAAATTCAGCGGCAAAGAGATTAACCAAAGCATACAAAGACTTATTGGAAACAGAGGATAAAATATACGATGTGTTGTCGGGAAAGTATTGCAGAATAATTCATGACTCAACCACAAATACGACATTGTTTGATACAGCTACATTTATGGTTCCCAACGATGACTTTCGGGTAAAAAATTACATGGTAAGGCCGAAATCGTTTAACATTGTGGATCAGGACGGGAAGATATTGGTAGAAATATCGCTGAAGGACGGCAAAGCTAAATTACATGGCAGTCCGAATAAGGCGGCAAAAATCTTTTGGAAAGCTATTGGAAGACCGGAGAATATGAGATGAAGAAAAGTGTTGCTTGTATGTTCCGAACGATTGCTTGTTTGCTATGTATTATTTCCCAAGGTGGATTGGATAATTGGAAATTGGGTGTGGAAATTTACATAGCGATGGTTTTAATAGTATTAGCCGAAAGACTTTCAGATCTAAAGGAATAATATGTCTATCGAAGAAATGACAATCTATTGATTGATTCTGTATTTCATCCTTGGTGTGATTACCGCACCGTTCATACGATGGAGTAGAAAGGATTCTTCATATACAGATTACAAGTGGAATGTTATGGATACAGTAGTAACCATTGGTCTTTGGCCCATATTATTCATACATTATGGAATCGCATTTGCATCCGATTGGTTGAAAACATTCGAAAATAAAGGTGAAAAGAAATGATGTTGTATCAATTTCTATCCACTCCAATATTTTACATGCTTATTTACATGTTGATTGGTTTGATCTGTGCTCCAGTTATTCGATGGTTAAATAAAGATCAAACATTTGGAGATGGATGGTATGATATCCATAGCAATAAACGAGTTACAAGTTGGAATGGTTGGGATACGATCAAGTCTGTCTTTGCGTGGATTATAATCTTATACGATTTTGCCGTTGAATCAATCGCATTGAGTTTTAAAAAGATGGAAGAGAAAGGTAAAAAGAAATGAATTTTGAAATTACGAAAAATTATGAATCTCAATGGGTTTTGTTAGCAACGGAATTCAAAATAACTAAAACGGATAAATATCAATTGGCTGTGTTTGATAGTGAAGAAGCATGTCACTTGTTTTTAAGAGTAATGTCACAAATACCAAAGATAAATGGAGTAGCATAAATGAATCAGAAACCAAAAGGCTTAGCATCAATTACACCAGAACAGCGCATTGAAATGCAGCGGAAGGCCCAACTCACCCGGAAGGCGGGAGCGGAACAGCGGGAAAATCTAATAGCATCTGGGATTGATCTGAAAACTCCCATCAAGGCAATCCGGGCAAAGTGTTTGGATTGCGCGGGATATCAATATTCCGAAGTGGAAAAATGTACAGTTCCGACATGTCCATTGTTTCCCTATCGCTTTGGAAAACGTCCTCGGGAAATGTCGGATTTTGAAGTTGTGAAAAAGATCGAGATCGAAGAAGATGACAGTCCAACGTTGGACGAATCCGAAGATGAAATCGAAGTGGAAGAATGAATCATAACCAAAGACTTGTACTTACGAAACTGAAGATTGAACAAATGGAGTTGAATAAGATGAATCGATATTGGGATGAGAATGATAAAGTTCATGGTGAATGTGGAAAGAAGATTCATGAATTGGAACATAGATTACGAAATGTGGAAACTGCTTCCGAAAACCTACTAATTTTCATGAGGAAAGTAATTCCAGCCGAATTAACGATTTCTGGTTCTGACGTTGCAGCAACCGGATTGGCAGAACAATTAACGCTTTTGGAGCTTGTATTGGATATTGATCCAACACAAAAAAAGAAACCATATCGTTGTGGATGTGGAGAGATTCATAGTTCTAATGAAAGGTGTGGAAAATTCTGATGCATAAGATAATGCGGGCTTGGGACGCGGGCCATAATAAAGTCAAATACGTGTATCGTGATGAAGAAACCAAACGAACCAATCTTGGAGAAGCCAAATTCGATTGGTATTTCTTTGTAAAGAATTCAGATTATGAAACTCATCGTTCCACGTTCACATTGTTGAAAGAACAGCGTAAAGTTGTAAAGTATGAACAAGAGTCTCATTATACTCGGGTTTATATTGACAGAACACATGCATCGGAGTTGCTTGATAAAGATTGTAATTTCGTATGGGAATATCGGGATCGAGAATTCTTTGAAGTGAAAGAACTTTTACGATCAAGAAATATCCAAACATATGAAGCTGATTTGTTGGTGCATAAACGTTGGATGATCGACAATGACATTCAATTTGAATCGGAATTCAAGATAGTCGGGTTGGATATTGAAACGGACGATGAGCATCTTACAGGTCAGATAGATCCTTCAAGATGTAAAGTATTATCCTGTGCATTCAAAGATTTTATTACGGGTAAAGAAGCATGGGTATGTGCAAAATCCAGATCAGATGAACATGAAAAAGAAGTTCTGGAACTTATAGCAAGAGTAATAGCAACATACGACGTTCTTTGCGGATGGAACTTACTTGGATTTGATGCTCCTGTATTGAAAACCAGATTTGCAATGTATGGTATTCAAATAGATTGGAGAAAGAAATTCCTTCAAGATCATATGCAGATTTACAAGAAACTTGGACCTCAACTTCCAAGTTATTCTCTGGACTATGTTGCTAAAGCCGTAACAGGTGAAGGTAAGATGGAACATGAGGAAAAGATATTCGAATTGTTCTTGTGTAATAAACCGAAACTCCGGGAATACAATCTGATAGATGTTCGTAGAATGTTTGAAATCGAAGCGAAAACCAAATTTCTTTCAATAGCAAGAGAGATGAATCTAGTTGGTAAGTGTCCGTGTGATGACATATACATTACTCGGAAAATTGATAATTTGTTGCTAAGGCAAACTTATGAAGATCAATTGTTTCATTTCAAAACAAAAGTTAAACAATCACAAGAAGAATTAGACGATGAAGGATCATTTGAAGGGGCAATTGTATTTAATCCAGTTTCTGGAGTATATGAAGATGTAAATGTTCTTGATTTCCATGCGTTGTACGTCACAGTTGTTCAAACGTTTAATATTTCACCAGATACAATCATTGAAAAAGAAATGAATGTTCCGGAGAATTTGACAATTACTACTCCAGCCGGACATAAATTCCGAAAAGATATGATTGGGATTATTCCAAAATTGATGATGAATATTTCCAACATGCGTGACAAATATAAGGGAATTATGAAATCATGCTCTGACAAATCAAGTGTTGAATATAAAAATGCAGAACGTTCTGCATATGCATTCAAGGCATTTGCATTGTCGTTCTATGGAGCTATGGGATTGAGGACTTCAAGATTCTACGATGTTCGAATTGCAGAATCTACAACACTTGGAGGACAATTTTTTACAAAGACAATTGCATCATATTTGGAATCAATTGGACATAAGATACTTGCAGGAGATACAGATTCCTTGTTTTTATCTATAAAAGATAGAAATGCAATCCCAGGGATTGTAGAAAAGATAAATGCTATCTGTAAAGATAAAGTAATAAATCAATTCAATTGCGATGTAAGCCATCTTTCAATGGAACACGATAAAACATTCAAGAAGTTAATGATCTTGAAAGCAAAGAAACGATATGCTGGTTATTTGACATATATGGATGGGAAAGAAATTCCATCTCAATTATATGTTAAAGGACTTGAATACGTTAGGACTGATTCAAGTAAGTTGCTTAAACAAGAACAGAAGGCGTTGATCATTAAATGTTTGGATGGGGATACATCTGAAACACAAATGAAGGATTTAATTCATAAACTTCGCAATTTCGTTCTTTATCAATTGAACGACATTGAAATGATAAAGATTGCTCAAAAACTTACAAAGGAAGTTGAAGAGTATGCAGTTGATCTTGCACATTTGAAAGTCGTTGAAGATCTCCGGAGTAAGGGAATCCAAGTCTATGTAGGAGACAAAATTGATTATTTCATAGAATCTCAAGATCGAGAAGGAAAACCAATTCCAAAGGCCGCCCGATTTTTCGATGGAAAATTCGACAGACTTTATTTTTGGGCCAAGAAACTTTACCCGGCTTTGGAGAGGATATTAGAATCCGTCTTCCCCAAAACGGATTGGTCCCGCTATAAGGACTTTGGATCGACAAAGAAGATGGCGAACTCTCGGCAGGGTAGAATGGATTTGTGGTAATTCTCCTTGATAATTATATGAGAAAGGTGTAAGATGCCACATGGATTCTCGACTGAAGAAATATTGTGATTTAAACCGTATTTTCTTGGATAATGTCGCCAGTATTCAGGAAGCTTTAATTGAAGCCAATAAAACTCAGCAAACGCTAATTGAACTTGTAGAATTGCGTGCTGAATTTGAAAAAGCATTCAATAATATTGATTTGGAATTTGAGAAGTTTATGGCAGATAGACGAGTATCTGTTAAGAAAAATCTGGATAAAAATTCAGTAAAGAACATAACAAAGGATGGAATTGACAATCAAGTAATTGCAATTTATCAAGAGGAATATTCTAAATTAAAAGAAAAGCATAACCAAGCAAAATTGAATTCTGATCTTTGTTTGGATTTGCGAATGATAATGTTTCAACGAAAGGATATCATTTATAGTCTCATTGAATATCTGAAAGTTCAGAAGGATCGCGAATCGTGTGTGATAAATTCGAAGGAATTCATTGAAAAGATTCTCGGAAGGATATCATGAGAAAAGAAATTACGTTTGATTCTCCAGAACAATTTGCAAAATGTAAAAAAATGTTGGATGAGCTTAAAAAGATTTGTCCAAATAAAGAATGTGGTGGTAAGGGACATGTCGTAATTGAAAAAGAAGATGGAACATATTTTCGAGATTGTCCAGAGTGTACTGGTAAGTTGTATAAGATTATTGATTATCTTAAATGTAATATAAACAATGATTACATTGAACATACATTGGCAGATTTGAAAATCATTGCTGTTCCAGAATTTTACAAAAGATTCCAGCAAATATATAACAAAATTCAATTTTTGGTTTTAAAATACTCTCTGGCTGTTTATATCCATGATGATGGAATATCATATGGATCTGGAAGTGCTGCAACAATTTTGTTTAAAAGGTTGATCGATTTAGAATATGAAGGTGCATCAATCGATTTTGCAAGATTAAAAGATACCGTGTTTAATTTTGAAAAAGATAAAACAGAAACAAACATTGAACGAGCAAAACTTAGGGATAAGTTATTAAATATCCCTATTTTATTGATAGATGCATTCAATCTTACTGAAACTGAGAAGTTTGCACTTGGAGGATTTGCTTATAATAAAATGACTGAATTTTTAAATGATCGTAAAACTCATGGTCGGTTTACGATCATTGCAACCAATTATACCCGGAAGCAGTTACATTCAACTTTTCAGGGATCTTTGGCGACCATCATTGAGAACAATTATCTACCAATCGAAGTTCAAACGATTTCTGGTAAGTTCAAACACTCTCCGATTGCAAAACTATCATCGAGTGATCCAGACTTAGCTAATTGTTTTAAATTGAGCGAATCGAAAACCATTTCAGTAAAAAATTCAATTGTTCCAATTGCAAATATTCCAGAAGATACAAGTTTGGATAACATTGGAAAGGATCGACCTACCAATGTCCGAACAAAGAGATAATAGAAAAACTGAAAACAAACATGTTGAATCTTCTTTACTGTTTGCTATTTTCAAATATGGTGTAACTACATTTGAAATCATTCGTGGACTGGTCGAAGTTGAAGATTTTGCATTCCCAAATTATAGACAAATTTACAATATCCTCAACGACGAATATTTAAAAACTAATAACCTTGTGTCGTTCTCTGGCTTCTATAATTTTGCAATAGGGCTTCCAGAAATAGGAGATGAAGACAAGGTAAAGATTAAAGCATCTTTGTTGGAAATTAAAGAAAGTAAGATTGCAGATATTGATTGTATCTCATATGCTCAACAATTAAAAGAGCATTCCCACAATAGAAAAATTGTTAAAGCGATGGCACAAACTGTTGCGGAAGTGGGTGTTAAAACATCTAAGGAATCCGTTCAAGACTTAGAATTGAAAATTGATATTATCAAGAAATCCATAAATTATGATTCTAATATTGAATTGGTTTCATTAAAAGGAAACATTGAGCAGCGCATATTATACTTACAAGAACTGAAGAATAATCCGGAACAAGCTGGAGTAGTTTGGACCGGATTCAAGAACTTTGACAATTTCAACCCTCCATTGAAACCCGGTTCATTTGCCATGTTTCAAGCAAGAACAAATATGGGCAAGTCGATGTTTTTGATGGGAGTTGCACTCAGTAATTATTGTGGAGTATATTCAAGAGCATTTCACAAACCTGAACAAAAGGGTAAAGTTAAAGGAATTAAGGTCATCATAATCACAATTGAGATGTCTGCCAATGAGTATGCATTTCGTATGGATTCACATATTACAAAGTTCAAACATACCGAAGAATTCTCTTTGGCTCATATCGTTGAGAGTCCTGCAAAGTTACAAAGTTGGCGGGATAAGATTAAAGATTATGGAAACAATGATACAGATCTCATGATTTATGGGGTTCCTGAAAATTGTTCTCCGGCAGTTGTGGATAAAATAATTTCCGATAATCCATTCAAACCTGATCTAGTGGTTGTGGATTACATCGGAGATATGATTTCTGGATTGAAGAATGTTGTAGAACAAGATTGGAAATCTCAAGCTCATTTGTATACAAAAATGAAATCAATTGCAAGAAAACATAAGTGTGTAATATTCAGTGCTCAACAGACAAATCGGGGAGCAAAGAAGATTTCCGACGAAACAGGTGCATCTTCCGATAAAGCTTCTTCGATTGCAGATTTGTTGATTGCAATAGAACAAAGCGATTCAGATAAATTGCATATTCATAAAGGAACCGATGGAAATACTATTGAAGGTCGATTGACAGCTCGTGAGTTTAAAGTACGTTCTGGAGTTCGATTGATAACATATATTATTCCAGAATTCTACAAGATGAATTGGATTGAAGATGAATTTGAATTCGCAAAAGAAGCGGGAGATTATAAGAATATCGAAACGAAAACCGTAAAAAATACCAATCCAATCGTCGAAGTAGTGGACCGTCCAACGTTGGACAAATTTCCTGATCGAGTTCGAAAAGAATCCGACATAAATTACGAAATCGGTATTGAGGATGTCCCAACGTTGGTAAACACAACGGCTGTAAACCCTGATGCTATGGATGATTCAGACATAGAAAAAGCGTTGGCAGAAGCGAACTGATAAATAATTATTCTCTTAAAGTTATTACTTGACAGTTAGAATGAAGCATGTTACTATTTATCACGGAGGAAGCACAAATGGATTTTCAGGTTAACGTAGAGGTGTTCAAGCAGTTTTTACATAAGTGTATGCTTTCCGGCCTCATCCAAGATTTGTATTTACGTTCGGCAAATGGAACACTTTTTGCAAAATTCACAAACTCAAACTCAAACATTTATTGTGAGGTTTATGAAAAGAATCTCAAAATAACGGAAGATGGGGAAATTCGGATTGCGAAACTTGAACAGGTTTATGCAGTTTTGAATCGAATTGAAACCGATATTATCCGTGTAAAATCAACGGATAATCTTTACATCATTACCGATGGTTCGGCAGTTGGTAGAATGAAGGTTGAATTGGTTCCTGCAAGCGGAGCAGATTGTTTGCAGTCATATGAACGTTTGAAAACATATGATGAAGATACAAGTCAGAAGTTCTTTGATCAATTGAACTTGACATATTTCAATGGATCAATCGAATATCTTTCAGGGTATGAAGTTCCAGTTTCAGCATTATCAACTATTCTGAAAGATGCAAAAGCATTTAAGTTGGAATTCTACAAGTTTTTTGTGAAGAATAAAATCTTGAACTGTTCCATCGAAGACCAAACCATTGGACAATGTTTGAACCGAAAGATGCAAACCATTCAACAAATTGGGACCGGCGATATCCCAATGGTAATGGTTGGAGCAGGTTTCCGGGAAATGGTAAACGCAATCGAAAAGGAGTCTGATAGGAAAAATGTAAAGATGTATTTCGCCCCGAAATCCATTTTGATTACGGATGGAGTTGGATTCTTTTATAATATCCACACCATCGTCGAAGATTAGAGGAGAATAAACATGGCTCTGTATCGAATGTCGGACCTTAAAAGTTCATCTGGAACTCGGGAATTCCGCAAGATTGCTCAGAAGGAAATGGAAATCGGAAAGCAGTACAAACTTTGGATTCCAGAATTGGTTGTTTGTTATCATCGTATGCATTTCAATGTGAAAAAGTTTTTTCCAAATGCAAAGTTTGATGTCATTGATTGTTCAAATCAACATCCAAACGAACGCGGTAAGGGGTGTCCGATTTGTGTTCCAGTGGAAAAACTTTGGAATGTTTGGAAGATCGTAAAATCTCGCAAGGATTCCGATTCAAAGGCCAATCAAGAACAGTTGAAGGATATTCAAGCCAAGATCAATCTGATTGTAAGTGAAGAAATCTACGTGAATGCCATTCAGATTGACGACGAACAAGAACAATTTTATGCTGTCCGGTTCACTAGGGTTCAAGGGTTGAAGATCGAGCAAATCGTTGAAACGGCCAGAAAGCGTGAAAAGAAACCCATCTCAGGAATTCAAGATTTGGTCTGGTTCTATACGAAAACCATGTCTGACAAGAAGAAGGTTGATTACTCACTGATGAATGTCGATTCTCCCGAATTGGAGAAGCAAGCGAAGTCCTTATATTCCAGACTTTCAGATCTTCGTGCCCGTGATTACGAATCCGGTGGAGAAGTTGATTTGGAAGATTGTGTGATTCGGAAGCGCACTCCCGCCCAAATCAAAGCCTTGTTGGAAGGTGGGGAAATCGAAGAAGATGTGGATTCCAATACTTCCCACAAGCATGACGATCCTACGGTAATTATCGACGATTCCGAAAATCTTTCGTTGGATGAATTGGATGGAAAATCCGAGATTCAAAGTGAAAAAACGGAAGATATTGGAATGGATGATCTTGAATTGGATTCGGTTGAATCGTTGGAGTTGGAACCAGAACTTCCAACAATGAAAAAGATTACTCCTGATATCCTGAAATCAAATACAAAGAATAAGGAATTTGTAGATGCAATCAATGCATTCTTCTTGAAATCCAAATTGATTGCTGATTCTGGAAAGCTCAACAGTAACATTCAATTGATTTTCAATCTTCTGAAAGAGAAGAAAGAAATCGAAGTTCCCGAAGTGGAATTTTCAGGAATCCCATTTTAACATTGACATTTTCATTGTTGATGTTTTAACATAGAGTTCGCGGGCGTATATCTGATTGGAAAATCTAGGCCGGATATACGTCTATGGTGTTGGTGTCTTATAAACGGTGGAGTTTGTTTATCGGACACCAACACCTCTCATGGGAAGATGGCAGAGTGGTTTATTGCACGACGTTGTAACGTGTCGTAGAGTCCTTAAAGAAGGATTCCCGTGGGTTCTAATCCCACTCTTCCCAATGTTGGAAGATATGAATGGATGTCTATCCCACCACGAGGGCTTTTTGCTTCACTAACTTAATGTTCAATTGGTGGTTGGAAGTCAAACTTTCGTAATCAAGAAACAGTTCATATCTTCTTACTTCAAACAATCAATTAGGAGTCTAACAATGAATACCAAAAGTATCTGTGTAGTAACCAAAGATCATGTGAAATATTTGGAATTTTTGAAATCGCTTGATTCATCATACTTCACATATTGTGAAGTATCAAAAGTACAAGATATGCTTGGATTAAATATCAATGGGATTATTTTACTTGATGAAACCATTGATAGTGATTTGTTTGAAGCAATAAGGCTCAGATTCGAATCAAGAAATTCTACGAGGAAATAACGATGGAAATTCCAGAAGGTTACAAGTTGAATGAACATCCAAAACATCGGGAGGCCATTGAAGGTATGTTAAGTAAAAATGGTGGTTATTGTCCATGTGTTCCAGTTCAAAATGAAGATACAAAATGTATATGTAAAGCATTCCGGGAAACTGGATACTGTTGTTGTGGATATTTGGTAAAGATTTAAAAGGAGATTATTATGAAAGTGTATGTGAATGCGTTAAGTAACATGGTTAAACAGACAGATACTGAGATGGGAGAGATTAATTACAAAGTAGTTGGTGTTGAAACTTCAGAATCGGTTGTAGAAAAAGATGGTAGTTCTGCGTTGAATCTTGTGAAAGAATTTGGAGTTCATAAGGAATTCACGATTGTCGATTCAAAGTTTTTTTTGAAATTGAAACGATTGTTTGACAAAGAATAAAGATCTAACATCACGGAGAGCCGTAACCGGAACGGGAAATGGAACGACCCGAATGCAATCGGGAGTTGGCAGAGATTTGAATCTCTGCCTCTCCTCTGCGACACCGCATAAATGGTGTCTGACGAGCAGAACTGGTTGTGTAGACATGACTACATATAAATACCCTTCAACAAGGTTGCCACAATGCACCTTCAAGGTTAAACAGAGAAAGATGCACTCTGTTGATAACAAGTAGCAGTTGAAAAGGTTGGCATGTTGTCTTTTGCCCCAAAATAAAACTCCTATCAATCGTCGCGGATATCTCGTAAGTTAATTGGTAAACAGTACCAGTCGATAGGAATAGGTATTATTGTGAGTTCGAATCTCACCGAGATAACTGGAATCAAAATTGAAAGGGAATAATATGGAATCTAATATTGATGAACTTGTGAAGTTCTACTCCGAATGTAGAGATGCTAGACAGGATATTTTCATATCTCTTGAAATGACATTTAATCTCAAGTTGGCAGATGGATTAAAGAAGAATGAATCAGAACTTTTTAACTTTATAATTAAAATCATTGAAAAGGAGAATTCGGAATTGAAAGGTTTGAAATGCGAAATTTCAAAGTTGTACATGAAATTAAAATAAATACAACAGGATTGAAGAAGGATGTAATAATAGTTCCAGTGGAACATTGGCAGTCGAAGCGAGTCAAGCAATATATTCAAAAACATATGTATCTTTTGGATTGGAAGCATCTCGAAATTTTCTGAAATCTGGATATGTTCTAATTCAATTTCCAAGTAATATTTCCGGATATCGATTGATTGAAAAATCTTTACTTGAGGAAATAAAATGAAACTTCCATCTTTGACAAAGCCCAGAAGATTCATAACCAATCGCGAATTTAAAATATTTCCCGGAAATATTCCACATGGAAGTTTGTTTACAGAATGCAACGAAGAAGATTGGAAACACTATATATCTAAATGGAAAACTATATTTCCAGATGAAGATGTTATTTCCGACAATTGGATAGTTGGAAGATTCAGAAATAATCGGAAGTTGTATATGATACATAAAAAGAATTTTGCGAGAATATCATGAATTATTTCAAAACTATTGAAGTTGAAATTTTTACAGATCAGGAATTCGAAGCAAATTCGGTAGTCGCTGAATGTAATGATTATAGACAGAGAGAAGTATATCAACGAGTGCATTCCGAAAGATTCCAAGAAGAATTAAAAAGAGATTATATCTTTGGATATTTTCTTTCGGATGAAACAAGATTGCACCGTTGGATTCGGAAAGATAATTTAATTCCATGCACTTCCAAATAGCAAGTTTATTAACTGGAATTGATTTTAAACTTTCCGCGAACACTGTCCATCATTTGGATGAAATCAACACAAACAACAATCCGAATAATTTAATTGTAATTCGTAATTCAGATCATACAAAATTACATACATTCCTGGAAAGATATAAGAAATCTTATACTGGGAACAATTGGGAAGTTGAACGAATTTTAAAAACAAAACAATTTTTGAAAGTATTTGATCTGGAAGTTATTTGGTTGGAAGAAAAATTTCTCCGAGCATCAGTAGCTGTTAAATCGATGATTAAATCCATGATCGTTACTAATTTGATGCAACAGAAAACAAAAGAATAATTTCCATTGACTTTTTCAATAAAATCTAGTAGGATAGTTGAATCAAGGCGTGATTTGGCGCTGTATGGATGGGTCCGGCTTGGCTGGCTAAGGTGAGGATTCCCTTTATGGGAATAATAATTTCAAGGAGAATCATAAGTGGCAAGTAAAGAACAGGTTCTTTCTCGTGCTGAAAGATGTGCGAATTTTCTGAAGAAAACAAATACCAAGTTTCAAAAATCATACGGCGCAAATGTTTTATATAGATCGAGTGAAGTTGGAAATTTCAAACCACTTCCAACAGGATTTCCCAATATTGATTGGATCAATTCCGGCATTGGTGGCCTTCCTCGGGGTGGAATGACGCTAATTCACGGTGCGGAAAGTACAGGAAAAACAACACTTTGTTTGGATTCTATTCGATATGCATTGGATCAAGATCCAAATTGTAATGGTCTGTTCATCGACGTTGAGAATTCATTAACTGAATCTTTTTTGAAATTCAAAAAGATCGATACGTCTCGGGTTCAAGTAACTCCTTTGAATACAGAAGATGCATTGGTCATTGCAGAGAATGCAATCGTTGATGATATTTATGATTTCATCATTGTAGATTCATTGGCAAAGCTTGATTCAAAGGCAATTCTTGATAAAGATCTTGGTGAAAAGGGTCAGCGTAATAGACGGGCAGCAATTATTACAGAGTTCTTACGTAGAACCACTTTCGTATTGAGAAAATCAAATACGGCTTTGATTCTTATCAATCAGGAAATTGATAATCAAGATCCTCAACCGTTCGCCCCGAAGAAAGTTCTTCCCGGTGGTAATCAACAGAAGTTCTCTGCAAATCTTCGATTGGAATTGAAACGTCGGAAAACTCTGAAAGATGGCGAAAAAAAGATCGGATACACTTGTGATGTAACTTCACTGAAGAACAAGATTTGTGGAAATGAAAAAGCAATGTCCACAATGACATATCTTTATGATCGTGGATTTGTTCGTGAAATTTCATTGGTTGAATATCTGGAAGATATTGGAATGGTTGTTGCATTACCAAGAAAAGTTTATAAATTCAAAGAAAGCAATTGGTATCCAGATGAGTTCAAAATTGGGCACATTAATAAAATTGTAGAACATATCAAAAGTTCAATGGGAATCAATTTGTTCGACATTAAACCTTCCGACAATTTCGTTTTCAAGAAAAATGAAAATGCAGAAGAAATTGCATCCGATGTTGAAGATTCCACAGAAAAAGAACCGGAAGAACTGGAAGAATTGGAAATTGAAAGTGGGGAAGATTCGGAATGATTGGAGTTGAATTAGAGATGTTTCCAAGATATCTGATAGGTATCGATGGAAATATATTTTCACTGATTTATAATAAGCAATTAAATCCATATTTCGACAAAGATGGATATATGAAGGTTACTCCTAGAGATAAGTTTAATCTTCCTAAGAAAATGTTTATTCATAGATTGGTCGCATTGGCATATATTCCAAATACCAATGGATATTGTATGGTCAATCATAAAGATGGTAATAAAGAGAATAATCATGCATCCAACTTGGAATGGTGTAATGTATCTCAAAATAATTATCATGCAATCATTACAAAATTGAGAATGAAATCAGCTTCAAAATACTACGGTGTCACATATAGACGCACACAAGTTGGAAATAAAAAATGGACAGCTAGAATTACGATGAATAAGAGGAGAATTCATATTGGAAATTTTATGACTGAGATTGAAGCCGCCAAAGCATATAATGATTATTGTGTCAGTCATGGTATATATGAAAATAAACTGAATGTATTGGAGTCATAGATGGTTATTTTTGCAATTGATCCGGGAAGTGAAGAGACAGGATTTGTTTTTTATAAGCATACGTCCGGGGAACATGAATCGTCCCGAATCATTGCAAAGGGGAAGGTTCCAAATCAATCAATTTTGAACTACATTACAAAGAATTCCAATAAAGGAATTGTTTGTTACATTGAAGATCTTGCTCAATATGGTTCAGGCGTCGGCAAGAGTATGTTTGATACAGCAAAGTTCATTGGTATGGTTCAGGAAAGATGTAATAGTCTTGGAATCAAATGGAATATGGCTTTTCGAAAGACTATTGTTACACACCATACAGACAATCCAAAGGCAAATGATGCAATCATACATCAATTTATGATTGATACCTTTGGTCCGAAAGGAACCCAAAAGAATCCCGGTCCATTGTTTGGATTTGCAAAGGATATGTTTTCAGCATTGGCAATTGCGATGTATGGAAGTGATATGGAAACGAAGAAAGAAAAGGAATCCAAAAAATGAAAATCGAAGATGTTTCTGGAGTTGAACTACCATTTGGAAGTTTGAAACCTGGAGATGTATTCAAATTTGAAGGGAATTACTTTCTGAAGATTAAAGGGTTGTTTGAAGTAATCAGATTGAATACATTTGAATTGGATTCTTTCTCGGGAATTGAAACAGAAGTTGAATTCGTTGAAACTAAATTGGTAATTATTGGAGTTCGAAAATGAAACATCTTAAATATTTGAAATATATAATTTTACATAAATGGTTTGTATTGATTGCTGGATTGAAAATTGGAACACCAATTTGGAGATTACTAACTCACGATCTCAGTAAATTCCTTCCTTCTGAATGGTTTTCTTATGTCGATTATTTCTACGACCTCAAAAAGGTTAACGACAAAACTATGGAAGCATTTGGAAAATTTGGATGTTGTGAAGCCGCACCATACGGATTTTTCCCATCAGACCAGTTTAGTATTTCATGGTGTAAACATCAAAAAAGAAATGATCACCACTGGCAATATTGGTATCTGATTGAGGATTCTGGAAAAGAATTTCCAGTAGGAATGTCACTCGGAGCATTGTCAGAAATGGTAGCTGATTGGGCTGGTGCGGGTCGAACGATTACCGGAAGATGGGATGTTCGCGATTGGTATTTGAAAAATAAGGAAAATATAAAAATCCGAGATGAAGATCATTTTATCGTTGATAAAATTATAAAAAGATTGGATGGTAAATTGTAATGATCAAATCCATTAAAATTCACAACTTCCAATCACATGTGGATTCCGAGATTGAACTTTCCCCAAGTCTTACGTCCATCGTTGGACTGTCTGACGCGGGGAAATCCTCTTTCCTCCGGGCATTGAATTCCGTTATTTACCGTGGCCCTTTTTACATGCGGAACTTTACGACTGATGGGTGGGTCGAGGCTCAACTTTCCAACGCCTGTGTACGTAGAGAACAAACGATTGCGGAGACGAGGAAATGTCCGGCATGTAAGGAACCCGTAAAATCAAATACTCCTCAATGTCCGAAATGTTTGGCAATCATCGACAAGACTGTTACATCTGACAAATATTCCATTGATGGAATCGAGAAGGAAAAGTTTGGTGTAAAACTTCCAGAATTCATTACGGATGTTTTGAAATTCAAAGAAGTTTCATTTGTCGATATTCAAGAGAAATTGAATTTTGCATCTCAGCATCAGGATATGTTCTTCATTGGCCCGACATATGCCGGTGGTGCGCGTAATAAAATCTTGTCATGCCTTGTTCCCGATTCTGATAAAGTAGATGTCTTATTGAAAAAAGTTGGAACCGATTTACAAGAGAAGAAGATACTTTCTGAATCATTGATGAAAGATAATATCTCCATTGATCATAAAATTAAGAATGGGAAGCAGGATTACGAAGAAATCATCTCTCTTGAAATGAATATTCAAGAAAAGCAAAAAGAACTCACACAACTGAAAAATAAAGTAATCCGATTAAAACAGTTGCGGGAAACGCTCAAAGGGTGCTATACTCTTGCTAAGGAGTTGCCCAAGGCTGAGAAAATCTCGAAAAATATCAAGACAGTCGAGACGTATTATCGGGAGAAATTCCTACCACTCGTCCAAAAATTGGACAGGCTCAAGAGACTTTCTATTCTCCCAAGGAGAATCGATACTCCGGTAAGTTGTTATCGAGTGCCGGATGCAACTGATTTGGAATTCTTCTCAAAGAAATTATCAAGATTGCAAATCTTGAATTCCAAGATACAAGAACTTAGTGTATTTGGAGTTCAACAAAATGGAAGTCTTGGAATTATTGAAAAACAAATATTTACTTTACGAGAACAACATAATATGTGTCTTGGTGATTCGAAATGTCCATTGATAGACGACAAGTATTGTGTGTCCTGTTTGAAAAAATTGAAATTGTAGGATTGAACATGAAAGTTGCAATATTTTTAACAACAATTGCATGGATGGTAACTGGAAGTTCATATGTGTTGAATGCTGTGTTGGTGTTGACTACAAGTATTATTATTATGATGTCTGACAAAGAAACTCAAAATGAAAAAGCTGGAAGATATTATTGTGATCTTCTTAAATTATTGGGAATGAACCATGCCGAATTTTGGATGATGTCAGTTTTATTGTTTTGTGAATTGTTTTGGGTATTTGGTGATAAATTCTTCGCATTGGGAGGGCTTTAATATGAACATTGAACATGCAACTTGCAACCTATGTAAACGAAAGACTCAAGTATATGCATACACATCATACAAAGTTAAGATCTTCTATCTTTGCCTTGATTGTATGTCTGTAGTTCTTCAGAAAGCATTCATGTTTATAGATGGTACGGAATTTGAAGAACTCTTACAGGATGATACAGTTCCAGATATGCAAGATCCCTGCATTCAGACAAGGTAAATGACATGCAATAATTACTTTGGCAAGTGCTGTTATTGTTTGTAGTTGGTAGCGTATCTTATCTATTCTGATATTTCCGGAGACATAAATAATATGGATGAACTTGAACAGAAAGAACGAATTGAAAAACTTGAGAAATGTGTAAAGATGTTTCTCAGCTACAATAGTGATGGTAAAGCTTGTTGGCATGAGGCAATGAATTTGGCAATGGAATTGTTTCCAACTTGGATGGACGAACCATGAGAAAATTTATTTATTTCACCGATTTACATTACGGTGCCCGACCCGTGAATCGCAAGGATGATTACAATAAATCTATCCTTGGAAAACTAGAACGAGTTTTTCAATTAGCATACAAAAATGAATGTGTCCTGTTGTATGGTGGAGATCTGTTTGACTCTCCGAAGATTGGATTTCTTGCATTTAATCCTCTTATTAACTTATTGAATTCTTACATTGAACGTGGATTGAAATTGCATGTTGTTATGGGAAATGAAGGACATGATGGTCATCCCGAACAATCACCACTTGAATTACTCAACAGTGTTGGAGTTGTTGAAATAATTCGAACATATAAAGAGTTTGGGGATGTCCGAGTTATTGGAGCTGGACATGGAACAGATCCAGTTATAAGTTCAAATGAATATTCATCCAAGTCACACACCAACATCTTACTGACACATCACACACTTACCAAAAGTCCAGTTATTTTCGAACATTATTTGTGGGAAGATTTCAAAGTTCCCGTGGAAATAGTTTGCGTTGCACATTACCATCCATATCAGGGCATTGAAGATGTGAGTGGAATTAAATTTATTGCTCCAGGTGCATTGTCCAGACGTAAGAAAACCAAACATGACATTGATCGAATTCCAAAATGTGTATATATCCAAGTTGAAAATGGAATAATCAAAACAAAAGAATTGGATATTAAATGTGAAAAAGATGTCTGGAGTAATAATCTCCGATTGGAAATTGAAGAATCTATAGCAGACAATACAACTGTTAAAGATGAGATTACAAACATGAAAAATCTCATTGATGAACAAGTTTCATTCACAAATATCAATGATGCTTTAAGATCATTTGCAAAAAGAATCAATCATACAGATGAAACTGTGAATTATATTTTGAAAGCATTCGGAGGAATGTAGAATGAATATCGATGAACAAATTCGATGGGTGAAATTGGTTCAAATGCAGTCACTTCCATTGGAAGAAAAAATAAACGCATCAATAAAACGAATTTATGAATGGTTTTCCCAATTTCCGGCGGCTTGTGTAAGTTTTTCCGGAGGAAAAGATTCAACTGTTTTATTACATTTAATTAGAAGTATATTTCCCGAAACAAAAGCAATATTTGCCGATACTGGATTGGAATTTCCAGAAATTAGAGACTTCGTAAAAACAATTAAAAATGTAGAATGGGTGAAACCAAAAATATCATTTTTAGAAGTCATTCAAAAATATGGGTATCCGGTAGTTTCAAAGATGATAGCTCAATATGTTGGAGAACATCAAAAAACAAAATCTGATATTTTAAGAAGATTGCGCGAAACTGGTTATCGATCAGATGGATCTTATATGCAAATATCTAAAGTTTCAGAATGTTGGAAACATCTTTTAAAAGCACCTTTTATGATTTCCGACAAATGCTGTCGGGAATTGGAAAAAAAACCAATGGATCTCATAGGAGATCATCCATTTATTGGAACAATGGCATCTGATGGGGATCAGAGAAAAGCGTCTTATTTGAGAGATGGATGTAATGCTTTTAAGGCGAATAGACCTTCCTCAAGACCTCTATCTTTCTGGTTGGAATCGGACATTTGGGAATACATAAAAACAAAAGATGTCCAGTATTCAAAAATATATGATATGGGTTACACAAGAACAGGATGTATATTCTGTATGTTCGGTGTGGGTATGGAATTGAAAAAGAATAAAACAACTAGGTTTCATAGACTATTTGAAACACATCCACAACTTTACAAATATTGTATGGACGGTCCTTTAAAGTTGAGGGATGTTATCAGATTTACTCATGGTATAGAACTACCATATTAACGCTAGGAGGAATGTAGAATGAATATTGATGAAATTAAGAAAGAAATTTCAACTCTTACACTTCGGCAGTCGAAAGTTGAAAAAGGAATTCAAGCGGCAAATGCCAAACATGAAGCACACATGAATATGTTGAGAGATGAATTTCAAATCGAATCACTTTCCGAAATAGATACAAACATTGCAGAATTCGAAAAGAAAATATCCGATTCCGAGAAGATCATCTTGGAAAATATTGAAAAGATGAAGGTTCATGTGGTTAATCTGGAGAATCTTTTGAATGGATAACATCGAAGTTAAATCAAAATACAAACATCTTCTCAATCAGTTTGAAGAAAATACAAATAGGATTGAGAAGATGAAGTCGGATTTGATTTTGTTGTCAAACGTCAAAAATCTTTTGATGGACTTTTCAGAACACACCCGGTCCATTATTAAGAATAAACTTGAATCTTTGGCGAACAGTGCCTTGAAATGCATCTATGTCGATAAAGAAATCAAGTTCAAGATCATTGTGAATAAGGGTAAGAAGATCATTGCATATGACATGTATATGGAAACTGATGGAAACTTAACTCCACTTACAGATGCCAAGGGTGGGGGAGTTATGGATATCATCACTACGGCATTGCGAATATCTTTTGTTAGAATGTTTTCAGCAACACTTCGACAGACAATCATTTTCGATGAACCCTTCAAGAATTTGGACAGTGAAAGACTTAATCTTGCAGTTGAATGGTTATGTCAGGTATCCAAGGAATTCGGAATGCAATTTATCATGATCACACATGAAGATCAGATTGCCGACAAATCTGATAAAGTATATCGATTCCGAATTGAGAATGGAGTAACCAATGTCGAAGCGATTGCAAACGCTTAGGGAGATTTATGGAAAGCATAAAATTCTTAAAGCATTTGAAAAGAAACAATTCAGATTGGTTGAACTTGTCATTCCCACGGATATCTATGCAAAAATGTCGTATATTTATGTCTTGTGCAATTCCTCAAATTTGGGAGTTACATTCATCACAGATTTCATATTCAACTTTGGAATTGAAATTCTTACAGAGTTGATTGAAAAATATTCAATTCGAAATATCTTTCATCTCATGAAGATAAAAGAATTAGTTAAGGCGACATTGGAAAGCTATTTCAAGAAAGCCTTAGATCGTCGTCCATTGTTGGACTTATCCGATTATCGCCGTGTTGAAATTGAATTTGAACGACGAAAATATACTCTTGATCAAAGACTTGAATTCCTTGAATTTGTAAATAGATACGATAGAGTATTTTTGCAAAAAGAGAAATTACTTTTGGATTCGAATGATCTGGAAATCATGTTTAACCAATATGATAATATGGAAAAGGAAACGATGAAATTATGATAGCAGAATTACTTGAACAGATTAAACATACAAATTCATCAACTGAAAAAGTAAGACTTCTCAAATTCTATTCTCATGCAGATGCAACTGAGAATCAAGATGATTTGAAAGCACTTTTTCAATTTGTATATTCAAAGGATATTACATTTGATATCACATCCAAACAGATCAAATTGAATGGATCTGGATTGAATAATAAATTTCCGATTCATCTGTTTAATAAGATTTTAATAACCGATGGCCGGAATGCAAAGATCCAATTGATCCAGACCTTTCTCACCATGCATACCAAACTCGTTCAAGAATATTTCTTGAGAGGTCTTGATCGGGATCTTGGAATTGGGATTTCTGTTAAGACAATCAACAAAGCATTTCCCGGTCTTCTCAAGGAGATGGGAATCATGCTTGCGACAAAAGCGACTGAAGAAGACTTCACACGTTTATTCGCCGATACCCCTTGGGTATATGTGAACCTGAAAATCGATGGGATTCGTGCGACGTGTGAGATTAAGGATGGCGTTGCAACTTTCACCTCTCGGGATGGTCATGTCCTCCCGGAATTCCTTTTGGAGAATATTAAACGAGATGTTATCAGGAATTTTGGACATTTGAATATCACTCTTGACGGTGAGATTTACGCTTCCGATTTCCAGAAGTTGATGAAAATTGTCCAACGAAAGACAATCGACTTGGATAATACGATCATCCGAAATCAATGTAAATATGCAATCTTTGATGTAATTGATACTGAAAGACTACTTGTTGAAAGAGTATTTCAACTATCAACATTGAAATCGTCGGAATATGTAAGTTTTGTTCCATATGTAAAGCTGGCTTCTAGTTATCCTTTACTCTTGAAACTTGCACGTAAATATATTGATCAAGGTAAAGAGGGGATAATGGTTAAGCATCCTCAATCAAAATATGAATTCAAACGTTCAAAGATGTGGTTGAAATTCAAAGACAAGCACAGTGAAGATGTCAGAGTAATTTGTTGTATTGAAGGAGATAAAGGAACCAAGTATGAAGGAATGCTTGGAGCATTTACTGTTGATTTCTATGGAGTAAAAGTAAATGTTGGTTCGGGATTTACGGATGAACAAAGGAAATCATTTTGGATGGAAAAAGATAAAATGATTGACAAGTTGATCGAAATAACGTATATGGAAGTAACGAAAGATAAATCGTTACGACATCCAGTTTTTGAAAGATTAAGAATCGATAGGAGTTAAGTAATGAATGTTCGGGAAGCAATGACGGCAAAGAACACGATCTACCGTATTTCCACAACAGCAGGCGATGGACTTACAATGGTGCTTTCTTCTGAGTTTCGATTGAATAATAATTTTCTGGAAGTTTCTCCGGAAGATTTCATGTATTCATTTTCTCGTGCAATAAACGGGAAAAAAGTTCAAACGACTATCAATGGCGATAATCCGAAGTATTCAAAGCATTTGAATGTTTCGATGGTTATGGCTTATGAAGAAATTCATGGAAATGATCCACGTTATGATGTATTGGTTGAAATGATTGATCAATGTGCATCTGCAAAATGTGACATTGCACTTCCACCGGAAAAGAAAATAATCTTGGCTAACTAATTGACAAGCAATACAGTTCATGTTATTGTAAAAATACAATTTTAAAATTCAAGGAGTTTCATATGAGCACCAATAACAAGTTTGAACCGATTCTTTCACAGATCAAAAGCAACCTGCAAATGGTTGAAGGTGAGATTTACAAATTCATTTCGGACAACAAGAAGCGTTCCGCAGCCGTTGCAAGAAAGTGTTTCCTTGCAATTCGGAAAGCATGTAGTCTTGGTCGTGCAGAACTTCAATCAATGAAAGCAGCACTTCCAGTTAGAAGGCGCAATATCAGTGACCAGACAAAGGCCAGAATGGCCGATGCACGCGCTGCACGAGCGGCAAAGAAGCGTGGAAAGAAAGCAGCTCCCGTTGCCGTTGCTACTCCGGTTGTCGCGGCTCCCGTAAAGGCGACTAAGGTTGCAAAGTAGTTCTCCATGTGGTAGAATAAGAGGGTAGGGCAACCTACCCTCTATTTTATTTAAAAGGACTCTCAAATGTCAGAAAAGAAAGTAATGGTGATCGACGGAAAGAATTTATTCAGTCGTTTGTATTATGCAATTGATCGTAAAAACGCTGGATATCTTGAATCAATATTGAATTCTTTTCTGTCATTCCGTGAAAAACATTCTGACAAAAGATTCGTTTTTACATTCGATACATGTAAATCTGAAAGGCGTTGTACTTTATATCCGGAATACAAAGCCAGAAGAGAAGAGGATGATAACGAAGAGGAACGATTACGTTATCGTGTAGATAATAAATTCTTCATTGAATTAATTAAAGCATGTGGATTCATATCATTGGAAGGTGCTGGATACGAAGCTGATGATTATATTGCATGTGTTGCATCTATGCTTAAAGCACATAATCATGTAATTCTGGTTTCAACTGACAAAGATTTATTGCAATTGATCGGACCAAATATTGTAGTGTTTGAACCAACCAAAGGCATTACAATCGATGAAGAGAATTTCAAATATGTAATGGATATTGAAAAGAAATACTTCTTAGATTACAAATGTATGGTGGGTGAGAACTCCAAGACATCCGATAATATTCCCGGAATCTTTGGAATTGGTCCTAAATCGGCCAAGAAATTGATTGAGGAATACGGTGGACTCCAAGCCATATTGGATGGCATTGCCGGGAAGTCCGACAGAAGTAAGAAAGAAATAGCGATGATCGAAGGGATTGATATTTTAAATAGAAATATTAAACTCATGTCTTTGAGAATTCCAATCTTGGACGAAAAATTGCAAACTCGGATTAAATATTTAATCCAACATGAAACAAAGAGTAGTAAAGATCGATTACATGAATTGTTAGGTGAACGAAATCTTGGAAATCTATACAAGAACTTCCTGAGAATCTGTTTTGTTTAATCAAATTGAAAAAAGTTTAAATCAATTATTTGATTCAATGATAACTACGTCGAAGATTAAATGTAGTTATGAACATCGGATGGTTGCATTGAGATTATTTTTTGGAATTCTCAAGAAATACGATCCAGAATCATGTCATATTCCACAGTCTTATATCAGATCAATCCGAAAGAATAGTCTGAAAAAGTACAGAAACAACCACATTTTGAAATATTTATTCAGACTGTTATCATTTGTCTATGCAACTCCACATGAAAATTGTATAATAGACAAGAAACACGACTATTACACACAGGCAAAGTTATTTGAGGCCCATCACAAATGAAAAATGAAACAATTCGAATTGGTAGGAATGATCTTTGTGTATTGGAAGATCGTTCAGCAACCATTGATAATTTGAATAGAAAAGTTCAGATTCTCAGAAAACGTCAATTGTTACAGACTCTCAAGTTATCAACCAATATCCGACAGAAGTTGTTGATAAAATTGGAAGAGTGGATTGATAAACTAGATAAGCGATTGTTCTCTGATGAATCTATGGCAACAATGCCATTAGATAAGATTCTTTCATTGTTCAAATATGTCGGAAATTATGGTTTGAAAACCATGACGCAGATGAATGATACCGAATCAATATTGAAAGAATATCTGGATACTCAAAACATTTCACAGAAATTTGAACAGTCCCGAGTAACTGGAACCGATGAAGAGGCAAAGCAATTGAAAATGGAATTGTTGCGATCATTCATGGATACCATGAAAAAGACTGCTGTGAGTGCAATTATTTCTCAGAAAGAAATAGAGAATGGTCACACACTTGAACTTGCAAAACTGGATGAAGATTCAAAATTGGAAGTAGTGACATTCAAGAAAACATCTACTCCAGATCTTGAATTGGAAGACATACCAGAAGACCTGTTGAAAATCTGAATTCAAATAGACAACAAAAAACCCCACCGATGTTCTGGTGGGGTTTGTCTTTTGTTGGACAATTATTCTTTTATATGCGGCCTTCGATTTCTTGCTTGTTGTAACCGGGTTGCCCATCGACAATTGTCTTTCTCGTAATTGCCTTCGTTGTTCTTACGATCAATTGTCAATCCATCTTCCGGGATATCTCCCATATCTTGAAAGAAGTTTTCGAACTTTCTCCATCGTTCACAAACTTCAATTCCACGTCCACCATAGTTATCCCAATTGCATGAATTCGGATTTGAACATCTGGATATCATATCTTCCCAGACATGATAGATTGGAGTCTTCGACATACCATGTGTAGTTGATCTTCCAATTAATAATTGAATATTCAAACAACCACACGAACGGGTATTGCCATTAGATAAGTTTCCACGTTGGCAAATGAATATCTTCCCACAAAAACACCTGACCCTTGCAGTTGGATGTCTTCCACCAATGGGACACTTTGGATCTGGAAGCAATTCCATAACTTCGCATTCATTGTATATATCACCTACCTTCATATATCTCCCCCTTTAACTGGCGGCATGATTACCACGCATACATGATACGCAATCGTCATGAAATTGACAACAAAAAACCCCACCGATGTTCTGGTGGGGTTGCAGATTTGTCTTTTGTTGGACGACTATTCTATCTTTATGCCACAGGGCGAACCATCATCCAATGTGTAATTTTCCAATAGCCATGGGGTAGTAACGGGATCTGTATGACCTGCCATTAACTTCACAACCGTTGATTCTCCATTCTTTCGAGTCCATACACCTCCAATCATCGTTCTCAAATTAGAAGATCTTTTATCGCGAATGATTGCCCCAACTGGAACTTCATCCACGGTTCTCCAAGGACGATACGATGGTTCGGCTTTGATTCTATATTCAAAATCAGTCCAATTCCAAACTGGGTCAATGGTTGACAATTCACGCCATTCGACATCAGTTCTCCATTTACATTGAACAATCTTTCCATCTATAAATGCACTCATGATGTCAAAACATTTCAATGTTTCTTTGTTATTCATTTTGATTCTCCTTTTGTATTCTTGAGTTCCCGAATTCCCAATGTGAATAATTCTTTGAATCGGACTGTGAACTTTGCATGGTCCAGTTCATTACCAATGATATAATTGTCAATCAATTCAATCAACATGTTTATCAGTCGATCTTCTGTCTCATACAACATACATTCATGTTCGGTCTTGAATGATCTACCATCAATGGATTCCCAACGTGTAACTTTTTTCATATAACTTTTACATTCCTCCATTCAATTCCTTGTTTTTCAAGAATTCTCCGAGCCGCTTTAACGTCTCCACGATCATCATGTCCATTGGCAGTCATAATCAATCGTTCAGTTCTGGTTGGAGGTCGGACTTCTCCAGCTTCCAATTTGAGTTGATATTCTTTACGAAGAGTTTCACGACGATCCAACAACTCACGATCCTTTTGTGCTTGTCGTTCAACCAGTTCTTGTTTTTGATTCTCCTTAATGTTTTTATGCAAGGCACAATCTCCAATGCCTTGTCTACTTGCACCATTGATTGAAAGATATTCTTCTTCAGAAAGAATTAACATTTCAATACTCCTTCATCTAATGCTATTTTAAGATCATCATAATATTGAGGATTCAATAGAAAGCCTCCTTCTTCATTACAAGTGGCACATATCCAACACATTACTCGATTATTACCAACAACTCTACTTGCCAACCAGATAGCTATTTTCCCACGATAAAACTTATAACTATCTCCAGAACAACCAATATGTTCTTCTCTTCCATATTTGTAGGTTGGAAGTTTTCCATTAACCAATAAGAAGTCATCTCTTCCACGATCAATTCTATATCCTAGAGATCGAGCATATTCAACCAATGTAATATCCTGTCGAATCATTTCAATACTCCTTTCAACATGATTCCAACACACATTATTCCCACAACATATGGGAATAACATGAGTGCGCAAAGTGCAATCAATCCAACTACATATACATACAAGAACAATGCAGTAATCCGAATTATAAACAGAAATATTAATCCAACGATTTCAATTAATTCAATCATCAGCGAACTCCTTCATTTACCACCTTGGAATTCTTGATGATGATGTATGAGAACATTGGATCTTCATTACCCTGTTGATCATCAATTAAATATGTAAGTGCAGGAGCAAATATAATGGTTGGTTTGGATTCAATACCAAATGAGAATTCTTCGGCCAATAATTTTATATTATTAATAGCCTCTTGAAAGATTTCATCTCCCACATATTCTTGATCAATGGCATCCATAAAGAACACATCCATATGCTTTCTGGAGAATTGGCCGCGCAATTGTTTCCGATAGTTGAGATCGAATTCTCCAGTACCATTCAATGATTTGTTGATGTAATATCTGATAACTGGATGCATGTAGACTTTATATTCGATTTTATTTTTACGAATAATCAACCAACTACCACCAAGGAACATGGATTCTCCTTCGGTTCCATGCAAAGTTTTTACAACTTCGGACATCCAATCGATATTCAAATCATATTTAATCGATACTTCTTCCAAAGTTGTTTCCATCACGAACAAGATTGAATCCTTTGTGATCTTAATATTATTGAAGTTACGAAACATTTTTATTCTCCTTAGATTAAGTAAATGGTTAATTAACTAACCATTGTTGTTTGATTGATATTGTAATGTTCAAGCATTGAAGCAATTATGGTTGAATGATAGAATGATTCTTCCCTGACATAATTTGGATCTATATCAAACACAATTGCAAGTCTATCGATCATATCTATCATGTCAGATTTAACATCCGACGATGTAGATATGATCGATGCAACATTGAAGGCTATTAATCTTTTTTGTTCTCGTGTCATTTTTCACAATTACATATCAGATGACTACCAATTAAGTTTCCAGTTCGGTTAATAGTTTTATAACGTGTGTTAAATGTAATCATGATACCTCCATGACAGACTTTACACTGTGCCAAAATCCTTAGAAGTTTATCAGTTACATCATAGATAACAAGATGTTTAAATTTTGTAAGTTTATGTCCATAATTTGAAATATTTTTTGTATCGCGAATTCTAATCTTGTCAATTATCTTCATTTTGGTAAACCTGCTTGGATCATCTTCATGAAATCCTCCAATGATCCAACTTTGATGCTTGGGCCACATCCTCCACCTCCGGGGCCACCAACCAAGTTGGCAGATATTTTATATGTGAGATAGATCTTCTCACGGAGAGATAGAGGGGCTTCTTCGATCTCCTGAAAGATTCTGGAAGGTTCTCCAGAACCAACGTATTTGTTCAACCAATATCTTACAATCTTAGAAAGATCGTGGAATTGTTCATCGTTCAATCCCATCGATACATGAACCAAATCGGCCTTATGATAGAAGGGTTTCCCTTCGAACTTGTTGAGAGAATTGAGTTGATATTCAAGTTCCTTGATACGAGATTCAAGCATTTGAATCTGTGTTTGTTCTGTGATGGGTTCGGGCATTGTGAATTCTGGAATTTTCATTTAGATTTCTCCTTGTTTAATAAAATATATCCTTCTGGAGTAATGACTGTTGTTGTCCAAAAAGTAACTTTTAAATTTGTTAATCCAAAGTTAATTGCATCGGATTCATTTTCAAATGATCCGATTGATTTTACATCATTTCCATTGATGTTGAAAACAATACAATATTTCATTTAGATTTCTCCTTCTTGAAATAAGTTCTTTTTATAAATCGGATAGCGTTTCCATATTCTTCTATCTGACTTTCAGAATAGTTGTTTTTAATTCCAATTACTTTATAGTTTTTCAACCAATGCTCGATTTTAAAAGAACAACATCCGATGTTTAAAAATTCTCCATCGATTGTTATATGATGGATCGATAGTTGTAAACATTTTACTACATTAATATGTTCTACATGAAATACCTGAGCATTCCCATATACCTGAGCATTCCCAGATACCTGAGCATTCCCATATACCTGAGCATTCCCAGATACCTGAGCATTCCCATATACCTGAGCATTCCCAGATACCCAAGCATCCCCATATACCCGAGCATCCCCATATACCCGAGCATTCCCAGATACCTGAGCATTCCCATATACCTGAGCATTCCCAGATACCCAAGCATCCCCATATACCCGAGCATCCCCATATACCCGAGCATCCCCATATACCCAAGCATTTAATTCTTGTGAAAGATTGGAGTCTTTTTCAATCCAACCTCCAAGCTCACCAGAGATTATACGTTCAAAAGATTTCAAAGCCTGAATTTGGAAAAACTTAATACCATTAACAATTTTAAAATTTTCCGTAAGTTTGAATTTCATATTTAATTTCCTTTCTTCAGTAAGGATTTAATGTATTCATCTGCATCGAGAATACTTTTAACATTCAATTCGGTTTGTGTCGTATACCACTTTTCGAGATCTTTGAGAATTTCGAGGGTTTTCTCAAGAGCAATTCTTCTGATATGCATTGGAATATATTTTAATTTTTGATATTCATATGTATCAGATTGATTGTCAATAGCCAAAGCAAGTCCATATTTGGATGTCACGGAGATAAACATATCCCATCCATCTTCATTGACATATCCAAGTTTGATATGTTTTGAAAATCCAGTTGGAACCGTAAGAAATTGATCAATGAGTTCAAGACGAGAAAGAATAGTTCCACGAGTTTTATGCAAGTTTGAAAAGTCCATATAAATTCTCCTTATATTTTTAATATTTGTCCAATATTGGACCTTTGGTTCCGACGTGTGTTCTTATTGTCCTTTCTTCAAAGATTTAATGTATTCGTCGGCATTGAGGATTGATTGCATATTCAAGTCTGTTTCTTTTGAAATCCAAATTTCAAGAGACTTCAAAAGATTGATTGTTTCATTAAGTGCAAGACGGCGAAGATGTTTCGGTATTTCATTCAATTGAAGATATTTATTTTCATATCCTTCATCGATTGCATATGCAAGACCGTGTTTGGCTGAAAGAGATATGAATGTCGGTTGATCATCCTTGGTATATCCGATTCGGATACTCTGTGTAAATCCTGACGGAACAGTAATCAGATCATCGATCAGTTCAAGCCGAGAAAGAATGATTCCACGAGTTTCACTCAATTTTGAAAAGTCCATTTGTAATTCTCCTTGTATTTTAATTTTTGTCCAAGATTGGACAGATTTTAATGCGCGTTACGATTGTCGTTCCCATTTTGAATTGTAAACGTGTCTCATTTCTCAATCTTCCATGTTTCTGGAATGCATTCAATTCGATATCCAACGGGTAGACATGATTGAACTGTCTTCCATGCATTGTCGAATGTTTCACCAATCGACATAAGAGTTGCAACCGCAGATACTACACATCCTCTCCCATAGTCGATGGAAGCACCAGACATCGTATGTGTATTATGTAGAGCGTCACGTAATAAATTTGGACGTTTAATATTCATTTGAATTTTCCTCTGTCTAATCTTTCTTGTGTAATTTCATCATCGGGACGTTTGGTATAGAATTTGAGATCGGGGGATTTCAATCCCGGCCATGCATGTCCAAGGAATGTAATCTTGGACGGACTTTCAGGATACTTCCCGAAGTAGATGGTTCCGCTTTCCAATGATATGAAACAGGAAACCATCTTATTCCAAAGCTGATCATACAATGCCATCTCATATCCCCGGACATATTCTGTGACATGTCGAGGACATCGTTTGAATTCTGGGGATGTCTTGATTTCGAGTGTGTGTTTGATCAATTCTTCATGACTCCACATACAGATGTTTGCATGAGAGTAGACATCACGAACCCGCTGGATGAATCGACGCTGATGATTTACTGCTGTTGAAATTTTCATATGTGATCTCCATTGATTTAATTTCTCAACCGTAATGGTAGAGATAGCTTACGTGTAGATATTACCAGAGAATTTTAAGAATGTCAATAAGAATTTTCGTTTGCGCTCACCATTGATTTAATTTGAAATAACTTGAACGTAGAAGTTGTAGATTTTATGGCCTTTCAATCCTCGGAACAAGTATCTTCCCGGACTCGACATACGACAGAACAATAATGGATTGTATGCTGTGTATGTCTTCGCCAATACATCAACCACACTCACTCCATGTCTAATGAAAGATTTGCCAGATGGTCCAATAATGCGAAACGTTCGAATATTCATAATTCATTATCATCCTTATCGTAAGCTGCCATAGATTCCAGGAAATACTGCATCCGGAAGATCTTACCGCAAGCATTACATTTCATCTTGCGATACGTGATTACAAATCCAAACATGCACTTGAGATCTTCCAATCCAGCGGAAGACCCGCACTCCGGACAGTCACCCATGTTAGTTCGATATTTAACGGCCCTCTGTTCTGATGTAAATACTTTCTCAGCCATATTTAATCTCCTTTTTTATAAAATACTTCAACGCAATCATCGGAATAGAATTCATCTGGAATTCTATATTTAACGAAATAACTTGTTGGACGATACAGATCTTTGAATTCTTTGAGAGCTGTATTGAATGATCTTCGTTTGCATGAGATCCATATACTAATGGCGGTCGTTTTATAGTATTGAATTGCTTTCAAAGAATCAAGTTGTCTTCCATATGATTGATTCTCAAATCCCTTTTCAACTCCGGGAATGTATTTGTAATAGTATTTATACATTAGAGCATCTCCTTTGTAAGTTTCTTCGAACACCATGCACCATCACGAACGGACAGTTCATATCCCATATCAAGAAGACCAAGTGCGAGTTTCTTGTATAGATATCCGATATATTTTGGTGCAAAGTTTCTTTCGGGTCTATCGTTGTCTTGGATTTCCCGAATGATAACGGCGAGAGAACGCTCATTGTCCTTGAAGCATACTTGAACCATTGTATTGTAAGCGTATATCAATTCATCCTGTCCATATCCACCGGGATTATATAATCGAGTGGATGGCTTATCGAATGACTTAGGAAGAATGGAATCCAGATCGGAATGGAATTGTTCATCGTCATCATCAGTAATCTCACCTTCTTCATTGTATGAAGGGTTGACGTAGAACATCTCATACTTTAGGACGAATTCGCCATTTGCATCCCGTGGAATGTTTGGTAATGTATTTCCTCTACCCATTTGAAACCTCCGTATCTTCATTGATGATCTCTGTCAGTTCATATTTGAATGTGAATTGTTTTCTGCAATAAGAACAGTGACAGTTCTCATATACAATACAATGTGCATAATCTCTATCTTCAACAACGATACCATCTTCCGAACCACACAATGGACAGTCTCCCATATTGATTTGATATTTGGTTGCCATCTCTTTACTTGTCATCGGTTTGTTATCCATTGGCATTCTCCTTTTGAAATTTGTTGTATTCTTCCTTGGTAAGAACTACATCTGCGAAATTGCATTTAACAACCATTGCCGCACCATTTGACCATGCTACTTCGGATGTTTCTGGTGTAATGTCTTTCTTGGTCATTGGAATATGAGAAGGTCCGAGTTCTTTTAGAACCCATGTATCCATTACCAATACCATTTCATAGACCGTATTGGATTTGAACTTTTCCAATTCGGCAGTTGCAACACACCCAACAATGAAACCATCTTGTTTATTAGTTCCTCGAAATACAAATCTCATACCGTGAATACCTCCTCGCAAAATTCTTTACTGCTTGCTTCGTTCCAACATTGGAATACTTTGTCGGAGAATCCTTTCAATGTTTCTGTGCTTCCACGTCCAATCAACAATGAAATGATCTTCAATGAAATTCGTTTCTTCGTTGATTGAATTTTGTTCATAACATCTTCGGAAAGTGTATCGAATCCATCTGTGATGAATACGATATCGGCTTTCTCGAATTCGGGATTGGATTCTATTTGTTCGAATGACCGGGTGAGTGGAAGATTGAAGTCGGTTCCACCACCCATATATTTCCCCATGATCCACATGATATCCTTCGTGGATTTGATTTCACGAGAGATAACATTTACATCGAAGAGATTCACGAACATTGGAAGTTCATCTTGTTTGGCAACCAGATACATTGCAAACAAGATTGCACTGGAGAATTCATATCTCCATCCATCCATACTTCCGGATCGATCAATACAAACAATCTTGGCTCCTTTCTCTTTGGGTTCTTTACCCCGGAACTTATTCACTTGCAACTTGGATTCGACAAAGTTCAAATTGAATAGATCGTCATCGGCCAATTCTTCCGGGAGAACATTTGCGATGTCGTCTGAACTATCGATTCCTACCAATTCGTCCAGTCCGTGACTGCAATTGGTTTTAATCTGGCTATCTGCCTGACGTTCGAACCGTCCCGCCATTTCCATGATTCTTTTGAACACTTCATCGTTGGCGAAACGATTGGCTGATTCAATTGCAGATCCAACGTCTTCATCGGTAGTAATTCCACCCTCTTTACCGATACCGAGAACATCGATCATACCCTCGGCTTCCTCTACGGTATCTGCGGCTTCTTGAACTGCAAGCCGCATACCCTGTCGGATACGATCCTTGGACTTTTGGTCTTGCGGTTTGTTGTCCTTCGGAAGTTCCTTTGCAATCTGTTGCAGTTGGGGAATCATGTCCTTCATGGCGATATATGCAAGGACATGATTCCCTTTTGTGCGTTCCTTCAATTGCTTGAAGTCGTTGCTGTCTTTAATGGAATCCAGAAGAGTTTTAATTCTTCCTTCTCCATTAAATTTCACGTCTTTCTGATACAAACTTTGGAACAGATCATTGCAGTCTTCGGAGAAACCTTTATCATATTTCTCCTCCCACATGATCTTGTCTTGGAATGGACGATCATTACGGACACACTGCCCATACTTAAAGTCAGCGTATGGATTCTTTTCGACGATGGACATGTTAGTCCTCCTTGTTTTCAGTTTCATCCTTTGCAATTGGAGTAAAGTTCATGATATGTTCGTTCACCTTGATCAACATATCCTTACCGCTGGATAAATCGTATTCGGACACGTCCATCATGAGTTCGATATCTTTTCCAAGGAAACAAACCTCGTCGAACAACTCTTGCCGCTTCTTGGACGAAAGTTGCTTTCCCTTGGATTCCAATTCCGTGATCTTCTCTTCCAGTTTTGCACACATGTCTTGCATCACCGGTTGATATGCCGATGCAATGGACTCCTTGGCACCATCGAGATCTGGAATTTCGGTGATATGAAAGTCACCATCAGGATCAACCCGATTGAACAATTCTTTGAGTTTGTAAACCATGTCTTTGTCCTTCGCCGGGACAATGTAGACGCCACCTTGAGGCCGAAGTGAAAGACATACAGATTCCCGTTCAATCATGGTCTTGGTATAACGTGTGTAATCGAGATTCATGTAGTTCAAGGTGAAGAATTTGTAATGTGTATTCAACATGGATTCGATTTCTGGATTATCGATTTCAATCATCTCCGATTGTTTTCGATATGTGATGTGAGCATATGGTTTCATCTCACCATCAAGTTTTCCATTGATGGATTCACACTCCATCTTGAAGATTTTGTAGACAACAACATCGGAATTCTCATCTCCAATCTTTTTGTATGTGTAATTGGAATTCCGGAGATCCTGTACAGTTTCGGCAATGGCGCGTTTGATTACACCATCCTTCGTAACTTTTCCCATATATTTGGGATCAAATCCAAGCCGCGTCCATTCATCGTGAAGGACTTGCATGTCGAGCGACTTGATTGAGAACCCGAATACGATTTGATATGCGATGATATCAAAGGACTTCCCGGCCTTGTTGGTTGCAGAGAATACGGTTCGGTTAGGCCGTTCAACTGGATTGAGTTTCTTCATGGTAATACTCCTTCCCATTTAAGGGATGTTAATTTGGCGTCCAATATTGGACGCCGGGTTCCCGATGTGTGTTCCCCTTTGTCTGGCGGCGCGAGTGGCTATTCCTTCACGCCCTGCCGACGTTTCGCCAATGCCGATGCGGAGATCGCGGCAACCTTGGCCTTCCCTTGCAGGACAAGCCTTGAATGTTCTGCCTTGTTGATATCCTTCGGCTTTACCGATTCAATCGCCTTCAGCAATTCCTTCGCGCTCTCTGCGCAATCACCACCATCCAACATTCTAGGACATGCATTCTGTTCCCATTTGTTGAAATACGCATCCAACTGGTCGAAGGTGAGCAACATCAAGTCGAGTTCCTGATTGCATATCGATCTCAATATCTTTGCGACAATGGGTTTCTGTTTGAGTGTTCTGGCGTATACGTTGCGAAGAACCCATACATCTTCATCGATTACTTCTTGTCTTCCTTCGCAATATGCAGAAGACTGGAGGATGGTTCGACTCCAACGATTGAGTCGAGTGGAGATGTGGATACCTTCTTCTTCCAATTTTGCATTGATATCCACAATCATCATTGCAATGTCTTTTGAAAGTTTTACCTTCAACATTTCCAATCGTGCTTCATGCACCATTACCTTTGTAATCTTTTCATTCTCTGGAAGGATGACTTCTTTATCATCATCCATCAAGATTTCCAATAAGTTTTCATTGGAAACCTTTTTGCATTCGAAGAAGAATGGAAACCTATCGAACAGTGCATCATGCTCAGTCGGTAACATGGAATTGGAACCGGCGAATACCAATTCAACTGGAGCTTGTTTCATTACTCCATCTTCCATGTAAGTGCCTTCATTAAGCAATCGATACATGCAAGATAGGACAGCTCCACCACGTCCAATTTCATCGGCAAGAAGGATATCCGCACCGGGAGCGAAATTGGCAACTTTACGAATGAGTCTTCCTTGTTTGAATTCATTAAGATCAACGATTCCTTCCCAATCGTCCACCTTCGTGAATGAATGGAATTGCTGATCAAAGAATTTCATGGAACACAACTTGGAAAAGTCTTTTGCAATTTTTGTTTTGCCTTCACCACCGGGACCGATGAGATATACGTTCTTTCGGGAAAGAAGTGCGATATGTAATGCGTCTATGATCTCTTCCCGTTCGATGAGAAGATGTTTGAGAATACCGCGATGTTGTTTCACATTGTCAGAAAACTTTTGTTGAATGCTCATTTGGAAATCTCCTATGGTTTAATTTTCGTCTATTAAAAAGACGAAGTTGTTTAAGAATAAACGTTTACAATCTTCTCAACCGTTGTTTTGATTCCTTCTTGATACCTTCGATCTGTGATATCAATTCCAGCACATGCATGGGCAAGAATCAAACTTTCAACTACATCAATTGCAACATTGATTGGAGGATCGTAGTTCGACTTTGAACCATATCCCTTCTTCAAATTGGAAGTGATGGTTGCACATCCTCCGGGAAATATTTCAACGACTATCTCGAAGATTGGAAGAATGATTGTTTGAGGTTTCATATTCAATTCCTTTTTTACAAATAGCAATTGTGGCAGATAGTTTTGCCACCAGTTACGATGACCGTATCCTTGGAACGGTCGATGTCTCGCTTACACTGAGAACACACAACCCACCGGTGAAGGATGATTGGTGGGATGTTCGTGAAGTGTTGAGGCTTCACGAGTTCTGAAAGAAGGTCGAAGTCGGTTGAATCGAATTGTGCTTGTCGCATAATGAATGCTCCTGTATTTAATTTCTGTCCAATATTGGACAGATTATTCTGCGAAATTGAAATCGTCTCCGATGAATGTGCAATCGGAGTATGCTTTTTGTAATTTCTTGCAATGTTCTTCGAAATACTTTTTGCGTTCTTCGGGAGTAATATCATCTGTCATGTTTTCCCGGACAGAGTTCACGAGGGCATACATCTCTGAAATCATCTCGTGAATCTGTTCCTTCCAATTCTCAAGATCTTTGTCATGCCGTTCGCACTTCGGACATTCATATTCATCCTCTACGATGTCCAAAAGTATCTGGACTTTAACATGTCCAAGTTCTTCAAGATCAACCTCTTGAAGTTTTTCAATATTAAATCTGTTCTTGTTTTGCAATCTGATAAACTGCTCACTATCTGGATGCATTCCAATATACATAATATTTCTCCGTTGTAAAAGAACGGGCATTGTCTATGTAAGCACAATGCCCGTGTGAAACCAAATTGAATATTTATTCTGGAATTTCAGCAATCGCCGGGGGAGTCGTAGGCTTCACGCTCTTGGTCTTTGCACGAGGAGCCTTCGGGTTACACATGGCGAATTTCCAAGCATCCATTACCTGTTCCTCTGTCATGTTCTTACCATACTTCTGCGTCCAAGAAAAGACGGCAACCTGAGCCACTTCTTGTGGGGTATAGCCGCGTCCATCATGGCCGTCGGATTTGACACGACCGGAAGGGTTTTCGAGGTCGTATTGGAGGACAACCTTATCCTCTAGTGAGATCATTGCGGCTGCCATTTCCGACGGGTCAGCCAGAAGAGTGGAATCGGCAAGGAGTGAGGCGACCAGTTTTCCCCGAATGATCTTGAGCTTGGCCGTCTTTTCGGCTTCCTTCTTGGCTTTGGCTTCCTTGGTCAACCCACCACCGCGCTTCTTTTCAAGAACGGAGGAAAGAACGGTTGCCGCTTGAAGAACGGGCTTCACCGGGGTTGCGTTAAGTGGAGGATTCGGAGGGCATTGCTTAGTAGCAGATGCCATTGCAACTGGAGCAACAACGGTCTTGGCGGGAGCAGCAACCTTAGATCCAATGGTCTTCTTAGCAACTGGAGTAGTCATATTGTGTAACCTTTCTGCCTTTCGGCATTAATTTTTGTCCATTTCTGGACAGAGTTTCAGAAATTTAAGCGGCGATGAATTCCCCAACCTTCCGGGAATATTGTAGAACAAATCCATCCACAATCCCGAGATGGTTGAGTTTCATTGTGTTTTTGTCGAGGTTAATCGTTAAATCTCCATATCCCAGAGAACGTTTCTTTGTGGGATGTGGATTGGTCGGGATTTTCTTCTCCCGAATACATTTCATCATGAGAGAACGCTCTTTCTTTTCAGAAATTGGCGGATTAACCGCCCAGAGTTTGATAATCATACATAACTCCTTTGATTTGATTTTATTGCAACAGGACATCAGATATTAAACTATGCAAGTCCCATTGTCAATTGAAATGATTTTATGAATGACAGTGACCATCTGGTTCAATTACTAGAACCATTTTTCCCCATCTTACAGCCAGAGTAGATCCATACATCACCTGAGAAGATGATGCAAATTCGTGGAATGTATGGAATCCGGAATTGTTCTGGTCGAACTTCTTTCGAAGTGCAATCCGTTGTTCCATGGTGGGGTTGTAATCGCCCACTTTGAATGTTTGATCGACTTCTTTTTCCAATTGCATGTTCAATCCTCAAACCAACTTGTTATCAATTGCAAATTTAACCAACTTTGCAAGCGTCTCCATGTCCATGAAAATGGTGTTGCTTGGAGAAATCAATCCATTTTCCGTCGTGATTGTGACCATTTGTTCATGGTCACAGAACTCGATGTAGACCGAATCGCCGAGGTATTCCTTAGTCATTCGTCGGAATCCTCCAATTTTTTCAACTTTGAGAATACCTCATCGGTTAGAATTTCCCGACAGATATTTGCGGTTTTCTGTCTATTTTCGCTTCTTGCAGCATAAGCAGCAGCATAAGCAGCATCAGCATCAGCAGCATCATCAGCAGCAACAGCAGCAGCATAAGCAGCAGCAGAAGCATAAGCAGAAGCATAAGCAGAAGCAGCATAAGCAGCAGCATAAGCAGCAGCATCAGCAGCAGCAGAAGCATAAGCATAAGCAGAAGCATCATCAGCAGCAACAGCAGCAGCATAAGCAGCAGCAGAAGCATAAGCAGAAGCATAAGCAGAAGCATCATCAGCAGCAGCAGCATATGCTGCTGCAATGACATCTTTTGGAATCTCTGGGATTTCCCCTTTGCCGAAGGCGATGGTTGCATCCACCGCCGCGATATTTCTGGCATCTTTCATGAGATGCCGGACAGTGTTTGCACATTGTCCTCTTGCGAGGAATAGTGCTCGTTGGTCAATTTTTAATTTGGACGCTACCCACAACATCCAATCCCCGCGAGGACATGATTTCCATGCCTCTTGTAACGTGGGAAACTGTGAAGCCCATTTTACGGCTTCCGAACACGCATGGAGTTTTTGAAGAATTTTATGATTATTCATTGTCGGATTCCTCCGTTGCATACGTGAAGAGAGCACGGAATCCGACGTTCCGGAGAGGCTTGTTCCTCTTGTCGTCATTCCGTTTGGTTTTGAAGTTGAATTCCCGTTCCTGTTTTTTCCGCTTCCATTCGAAGTCGGAAATTGTAGGCCGAACAGAACCGTTGAAATGAATGTCAAAATTTTCCATATAGATTCTCCTACGTTTAATTTTCTGTCCAACAAAAGACAGAATTTGCAATTCCCATGTCACGACTCGACGTGAATGCATTCCTTCCACAAGATCGTGGATGCATGGGAGAGGATTAATCCCGAGTTGTTTTCGCGAATGTGATTGCCTCCTCCTCCGAGGCAATCTTTCCCTCCAGTTGAAGGTCGAAAAGCTCCTTGAGAACCTTTCCCATTTCCTGACCGGGTTTGAACCCGAGCGAGATGAGATGTCGTCCGGTCAGGAAAGGTTTCGGTTGTGCGGCGAGAACATTCAATCTCGCTGCCATTTCCAGGATTTGGGGACAAGGATGAACGGCGGCGAATGGAGGTCGGCCACCGTGATCAGCCTCGATCACATGTGAAACCATTATTACGGTGGTTTTCCCGTTGATCCGGGAGGACAGCTTTTTAACAACGCTGTCCGTCAGTTCACCGAAGACGTGAATCATATGTTCACGGACCAGATGGACGACCTCTTCGGTGAGGTCTTTTGGCGCACCTATCCGCGCCATGAATGACCGGGTTGGTTCTTCCCCGGCTACGTTGTGTTTCCTGGATGTGATAACCCCATCGATAACTTCGGTGGTTGTTACCTTACCGAAATCGTGGCAAAGTGCCCCTAACATAAGGGCAACTTTCCGGTCACTCGGGAGATTTTCCCTCCCGGCAATCTTACACGCTGCATCGACCGTATGCAGCGTGTGTTCCCACACATCCCCTTCGGGATGATGGGAGGGTTCTTGTTTGAGATCGATGAGTGCCTCCAACTCCGGAAAGTTGGAAACCCATCCGGAATTCCGGAGAAATTCCAATCCCTTCGAAGGAGATTGGGCTTTTGCAGCCCACTTCTTCCACTCTTCCCAAACTCTTTCCTTGGGAAGTTCGGAGAAGGAGGAAACCAATTTTGAACAGGTTTCCTCCAATTCCTGGGAAGCCCGGAATCCCATCCGGGAAAGGAATTGCATTCCCCGGAGAACCCGTAATGGGTCTTCGGAGAATTGCTCCGAGGTATGGTGAAGGATTCCCTTTTGGAGGTCTTCCAATCCTCCGAATGGGTCTTCGATAGACCCTGTGAGGATATCCACCATCATTGTGTTGATGGTGAAATCCCTACGGGAACAAGCTTCCCGAATAGTCATGTTGGGGTCCACTTCGACGGTGAACCCCTTGTGGCCGACGCCACATTTGTTGTCTCGACGAGGAAGGGAGATGTCAAGGTCGTTCCCTTCCTCGTCGCGAACCTTGAGAACCCCGAAGGATTCTCCGACGGTCTTGGTTTCCATTCCAAGACCGTCGAGAACCCCTTTCAGGGTTTCCAGTTGCAACCCATGGATTTCAAGGTCGAAATCTTTAGGGTCGGAGCCGTTCCGGAAGAAGTCGCGAACGGCTCCCCCGATCAGAAACGATCGACCGCCGACTTTCGAAACGGCGGTCGCAATATTTTTTACGGAAGCCGGAAGACTTCCGATTAAGTTGGCGACGTTGTTTTGAGATGTCATGATGACACCTCCTTTACGAATTTTCCAGTTCTGAAACGAACCGGATACATATCATTTCACGGCATTGAAGCCGTTGCAGTCACCGTCGTTGAAACGGCCTGCAAATGATCTTTATCATTTTTAACTGAAGAAAGATGCAAGATGACAACGGAAATGATAAACCGTTGTGCATCTTTTGGTGGACATTGCAAAATGCAATGTTTTTGTATCCCTCCAAAGATCTGGAAAAGATACAGATTATTCCGGGAACGACAACAAGGTTTTTGTATCCCTCCAAAGATCTGGAAAAGATACAAAAACCTATTTTGAGAATGAATTTTTAAACCGGGAAAACATGGTAGGGAATTTCTCCCTACTTATTTGTCCGAGTAGAGGAAGTGCAAGCGGTAACTCGTCTTGTTTTCTTGCACTGTGTTTCACGTGGTGATAAGGATTGTCTCTCGTCAATCCTTGAATCAGACAGAATGGAAACAATGTATTTCTTTTCCATTCTTTCTACCAGACAAGGAACATGTTCCGGCGATACTTCCACCGTAACATGTTCCCCATCTTCCATGAATGTTCCATATACCCCTTTGGGTAGAATGGAACGGACATTGTTTTGAATCGCCCGGAAAAACATACTCCGGGCAAATCCCGTTTTTCTCGGAGAGATTGCCAAGAGACAATATTCCCCATTACTCGACTTGCAAAGTGAGATAACTTCCTTGCAAGCCTGAATTGATTTTTTCAATTCTACAAGTGTATTCATTTTGGCAATCTCCTTTCGGAAAAAATGTTGTCCGGAAAAAAATCCGATACGAGAAACAGAAGAGAACAGGACAACCGGCTCATGAAAACATGCAGCACGCGCAAACTGAAGAACCAGTAAGCCGAACGCATACAAGCAACATGAGCCGGGATGAAAAGTGCATCGGGAAAAACCGGAAGTCAGGTCACAAGTGCTTACTTGGTAATGGTAGATGCTTTCATGGTCAGAATGACCACGTGTAAGTCAGAAGCACGCGCAATGAGTTCGGCTTGAAAGGAATCGCTAGCCAACTTTACCGTTTTTTCAGCTTCCTTTACTGCTTTTTGCATGGCAATACCGCGCTTGTATGCCTCATTGGTATTCTGAACCACGGCGTTGTCGGAAGTAAGCTTGCCGAAAATTTCAGGGAGAATGATATTGTTTTTCATATTGACTCCTTTTAAATTAATTTATCATTCCCTGAAACGGGAATGATTTTTACTACTGAGTAGAAAGGGGTTTTCCCGATGCACTTTTCAAAGAACGTTGTGAATCGGTAAGGGTATCGCATGACGAAAAACAGTTACCAAGCTTACTACAACACGCATTTTTCTAGCTATCCGCATTCACTTTGGTATACTTTCGTCCTTCCGACATTCTCACGAGAGAGTAGGGGGAGAGGGTAGGTTATACCATTGCCCGTGATATCACTTGTATATCGGTTCACTTTTACCCTTGCGGGTGGCCGGGTATCTTACCTCTTGCCATTTAATACGCTTACGGTATTCTACTCATCTCTGATTTTCTACTTCGGGAGACTTTCGAGATATCGCCGTATCCTTGCGCCGTTCCGACACGTGACACTTTAATCACGTTTTGGATAGTAGACGGATGCTAAGGCGTTGTATCCTGATAAACTTTACCTCCCCTGAAGCTAGGTTTTTCGCCGTTTCCGGCGGGGGAGAGATTTTTGGCCTTTCGTCTACTCTTGCCGATTCACTTTTCAAATTTTTGGGCAATCCCCTTCCAAGAAGGGAGTAAGTTTTAAAATGCACTTACAAGAAATACGTTACTCCGAGTGCTAGCACTTGTCAAATGTTTTCTTCATTCTCGATAACTATTTTTTCAATATAGAATCTTACCCTTCCCCCTACTCTATACTTCCCCATGGAGAAGAGGAGAGAATTTTTGAATCGCCAATACAATAGGAATGGCCATTCCGAAAAATCTTTTAAAAGACTGCAATATTTCACGGACTGGTTACAAAACCGCATTTTAAAATTTTGATACTCAGGAGTATCAGTTTTTCCCAGTCTTTTGCTGGACAAGTTTTTTCCGACCATTCCCAGGCAATTCTACCTTTTTCCATTTTAAGCCATTCCTACGAGTTTTCCACTTTTCATTGCCGTGCATAATGCACCAACCATATCGACTTGTACTTTCGGCGTGCATATCATTGATTCGTGGAAAATGAGTATTGATCAGCGTTTGCAAGGTATGAGAGTACGGTACAGCTAGTACGGTGCTATATGTACGACTGTGGAGAACGTGTGTTGATGCGGGTTGTACGGTGGAATAAAATAATGCGAGCATTTCCGGAAAATGCGGAGGGTACGGCAGTACTTCATGTGGTATATGGATGCATAACCAACTTTTCCATATCATCCGTAACCCATTCTTTTTCCTCCCAATTCTCTACCCATCTCAACAGGAGTCCAATCTTAGACAAGCAACGAATTTATAACTGTCCAATCTTAGACAACCCCATCTCAACAGGAAGCCTTCGGCTCTCAAATTCCAACGTTGGACAAAAAGAAACCCCTCTTTCCATACAGACAAGAGGGGTAGGTGTCTTTTAAAAGACTGTCCAAAAATATTATGAAATAGAATTTCTCCATTTTATTTGCATACAACTTCTACACAACAGCCTTACGTTTTCCTTCACATGTTGTCCTCCAGACTTCAACGGAACTATATAATCAATTGTTGGTTTATACTCTCCTCCGAATTCACAGATATTAAAGCATTCCTGACATTCACCATTAAACCAATCCATTACGAATGCCAATGTCAATGAAGTGTCTATTTCCTTCATACCCATCTTTCTATATCGACGAAATCTTTCAGGATCTGTCTTCCTCTGATATCTTTGAACGGCCAAGTGATGTTTTCGTTTTATCTCGACGGGATCTTCCAACATTCTTCGTTTATGTGTTTCCTTATCCACTTCTCGGACGCATACCAAACAATAAGCAGCCATGCAATTTGGAAATTTATGTTTCTCATTTACTTTACATCTTGGACAAATTGTTTTCGGGATTCTTGGAAGTTTCGGGGGTTTCGGAATCTTCACAGGTTTACCACCTTCACCATAATAATACCTATCATGGTAATGTTTCTGGCATTCTCTACAATATGCACCGACTTTACCTGTCTTAAATATTTGTTTCTCATTTACTTTACATCTTGGACAAAGTGACATGTTAAATTCTCAACTTTCAAAATTCTGTCCAACAAAAGACGGAATTCCAAATTCACAGTTTACGGTCCTACTGGGAAATTCCGTCTTTTAAAAGACTGTCAAAAAATATTACGAAAATTCTACTCCTCCATTTATCAGCGTCTCCAATTTATTTCTAAGCATAATATCCCGGAAATTAATTTCCTTTCCCGGATACCAATAGAATGCAAATTTGTAATGGTCGTAATTCACATCTCTTAGAATATTGATGATCGATATGTCCGTTCCTTGTATTCCATATTTTATACCGAAGTTCAATCTTACTCCTCTCTGATGGAACATTCCTCCGGGGTCTGAAAGGAATATTCTTTTTGCCAATTTATACGGGAGGGGTTTCAGGGTTATCATGTCAGATTCCTTATACATTGTGATTTTTTCACAAACTGTCTTTTGTTGGACGAAATTATTCGACGGTTTCCCGGTTATCATTCTTCACTATCATGAAAATTAATCGTTTATCTCCCGGCAATCTTCGGAAGGTTAAACTGGCAGTTCTTTCTAATTCTCGATCATGTTCTTCCAACTCCTTATAACTTTTGGCGAGAGACAGTTTTACCTGTAAGTCTCCTTGCTGTACCATTTTACAATTTGTGTATTTATTGTCCTCCACGTATTTCAGAATACGATTCACTTCTTCCTTACTGTAAAATTTATCGCAGATATGACAATATGGCGCATGTTCTTCTGCTTCTCGGAAATTACATCGACAACAGTTCATATTTTTCTACTTCTCCTTCCCTGATTTCATAGTTCCACATTTGGGACAGATATATACGTCCAAAGTTGTAATATCTATATGTGATCCATCTTCAATACCATTCATTGTAATTTTTTCACAAACTGTCCAACAAAAGACTGTCTATCCGTTGTACTTTCCCAAGTTCTTTCATCTGATATTTCGACCAGTTCATTATTGCAATTATATACAGTAGAATTGAAATTTCCTCTTTATTCATATTCCTTTCCCCAGAAATATACATTTTTCAACATTCCTTTCGGGAGAATAAATTTTCCATCTTCAAGAACAACATGTCGAACATTTCCAATATTCATATGATAAATGACATTCTCAACAAATTTACGTTCTTCAGTTATTGGAATTTGGAAAGCAATATCTTCATTTTCAAATTTCACTTCTGTCAATTGTCCCATTATTACGCCAGAGTTTCCATTTATTACGAATATCATTTACAATTCCTTCGTCTAACAAAAGATTTAATTTATACGTAAAGTAATTTTCCATACGTACCACTCAGGAGTTCATTGGAATTTCAAAATATTTTCTGACAGGGTGTTACCCCCCCCCTCCCATCCTCCCGCGTGCAATTCCTACGCGCACACGCGGGAGGATGCTTTATTCATGCGGGTTTACGAGGGTTCAAGATATTTCCATCGATCCCGAATAACAAACTCTCATATGGAGGATCGATATTGTCAACGACATCCGAAAGATCCAACTCATCGTCAAATGAATCTGGGAACTCTTCTAATTCGTATTGTCGGATAATACATAATTGCTTCCAAGTTAAAGTTCGTTCGGCAAAGAAACATTCGGGTTCAAGACAAGTAAAACTATCACCTGTCGAATTACATGCCAGCGAACCTCCACAAACTGGACATTTTCCAACCATATTATTAATTACATTCAACAAATTTAATCTATCCAAATCGGAATCATTTAATTTCTCAATATTACAATTTAATTCATCATTTAATTTCTCAATTTGAATATGTAAATTATCAATCTCCAAAGAAGTATTCTGATTTGAATTCTTCAGATTTTTCATTTGATCTCGCTCTTGTTTACATTCTTTGATCAAATTTACCAATGCTGTTTTCAAAGGACTTGGTTCGAATGTAATTTTTTTAATTATAGGACTTTCTATGGTGATTACTTTAACTGATTTGGACAACTCCAAAAATTCACGAATTAGATTTTCATATTCAGGAGTCATTCGACTAGTTCCAGATAAATTTAACATGTTGGATAATTTTCCAACGCCAATACCAATTTCTCTGGCTATCTTTGAAAATGAAATTCCAGTTTTCATTATTTCTATTTTCAAAGGATGTACATTTTCAGTGGTAACATTGCTAGGATATTTGGAAATCTCCTCAATTGTCAAATCGGGTTTATTTTCAATGTTCAAATCCTTCATGATCTCACTCCTTACAATTTCATTACTTGGCAAAGGGCAATTACTTTCAATTTCACGTATAATTGCATATGCTCGTTTCTTGGTACTTTTCGGCATTGAAACAACCCGATTTAACAGAGACATTAAATAGGATGTTTGAATTCCAAGTTTAATGGCAAATTCTTTAAAACTTAAACCAGTTCTTTCGATGCATCCTTTTAGATTATGTGGTTTCCGCATCCCACAATTTTTATTTATTTTGGTTTCCATTTCAATCATTCTATATCTCCCGGATGTATGAATCCCAACGTCGTCAAGATCAGTACGAGCATTCCCAATTCAATCGCCATCTTTTCTATCACGGGAAGAATCAACATTCAATTATCTCCAAAATCGTCGGGATGTCCGAATCCCATGGGATCATCATCGGAATCTTCATTTCCCCAAACGTAATTCATCCAAGATCTCTGCCTCCGAGGAGGATTCCCACCTTCGGCATATGTCGGCCATCGATTAAAGATCTTCCGGAAATTCACGGCGACATATCCCGACTTGTATCCCTTCTCTTTTGCCAAGGCTTTCAACCGATACATGCACTCCGTAGGAAATTCTTTCGAAGGAGTTTCCGTCTTTTGCTGGACAATCGGTTCTCCAGGGTCATCCGGAGGAAAGGGATTTTCTTCTTCAGTTATCATAGGCACCTCCATACATAATACTATCACAGAGATAGCACTTTTGTCAATCAACTATCTCCGTTAATTTTGGGTAGTCGGCAGTCTTCATGGTCGTCTGATACCCACATGCCCGACAGGTGACGATCAATGTATACATCGGTCCTATAATCTGTATAAGCTTCATTGGAACTGGTTCACTGTAATAGGCATCCTGACTTCCATGATGACGTAAGCATTTAGGGCACATCCAACTTGTTGAAAATTCTTCCATATTACTTCTCCTCAAACAAATGACAAACCATCCAACCCAATTGGAAAGTTGCAATGTATGTATATGCATCGGGATCATCCATTTGTTCTCCCGTAAAGAACCAATAGAATTTTCGAATTTCCATTGGATTGTCAAGATTTACCATGGCCCAAATGCATGGCATATTGTTCTGCAATTGTACTGATAGAATCTTTGCATCTTTGGGCATATTAATTTGTTGATAACTTTCATTGTTAATCGGATATTTATAAATTGCGAAGCTCATTCTTTTTCACCTTTCAATTTAAAATTGTTAAACGTATCGGAAGATACTTCATCCAACCAATGCGGGCCTGTGAATACATGATACTTCATATCTTTCGATATCCAAGAAGCACTTCCACGATTAGACTGTGCAGACCTACCAATAAATATTTTCTGAGTTCCATCGGGTTGTTGCATTGTCAATTTGTAATATTTTTCTTGGTGTGAAATGGGATTCCATAGTACAAAAATAATTAACAACCATCCAACGATTACTAGAAATTCAAATTTATTCATTGTTATTCCATTTCATCTACTGTCGGTTCTCTTTTAAATTTATTTTTAAACTTTCCACAAACCCAACCTTTCGATAGTTTTCGCATCTCAGCAATACGTATCATACTCTTCAAGTATTCTGTCGGAGTTATGTTTATACTTCCCCACTTTATAAACTTTCCACAATCAGCACAAATCGTTTTAACTTTATGAATATGATGTGGAAGTTCTTTTGTATTTTCATGCAAACATTCTTTCGGTTTCATAGTTCCCGGTGATGGAGTTGGAATGGGGGGTTGTACTTTTTCAACCGGAGGAGGATGGTATCCTTCAACGGGAGGTCTGCATAATATTGTATTTATCATTCCTGTTGAAAATGCAATGTTCAACGCTTCCCGAAGTCCAGACAAAGTTATTCCAAATGGAACATGTTCAGCTACAATCTTTTCTCCATTTGCAAAATCTTTTAAAATCTTTATTACTTCGGTGTTATTCATTTCTTAATTTCTTCCAACAAAGATGTCATTTCTTTCACAATGTCTTTGCTACTATAAAAATCTGTAGACCCCATTCTACATTTCCATTCCAGTATCTTCTCATACAATTCTATTATTCTTTTATATTGTCTGTCGGAATGTTTACAATTCTCATCAAATAATTTCTGAATCTCATCCCGATGTTTTGCAACAAGAGCTTCCCGAATTTGAATTGTATTTATTTCTTGTAAAAGAATTTTAATATCTTTCAATGGATCTCGTGTTACTTCTCCTGGTTGATCGAATACATATTTCTTGTCAAGTGCATGTTTAATCTTTACAATTATGTCTTTCATTATCAGTCTCCAAATTTGTCGAATTCTTTTTTTTCTCAACGGAAAGCATCTTCAATTCCAACTTCTTAATGCAATGTTCATAAGATGTTGCCGTTTTAATCAATTGTGTTATCTCTTTGTTCTTCTCCAGTATTCGTTTTTCAAGTTTTGTAATCATTTGATCTTTTCGATCTACGATTCTCTGCATGTCACCAACAGTTCTTACGCTCATAATGAAATTCCAATCTTGGACAAAATTTTTAAACGCCTCGCGCACGCGCATACGCATACGCAGGCCCGCGTGCGCGAGGCAAGAAATCTACCACCCAAACAACCAGTAAAGCAAACCACCTACCTTACGTTGACGACCACCCTTTGTCGTGGGGATACCAAGAGTCCGACCGATCTTGGCCTTCGCACCGGAGATACCGAAAAACCTCTTCCAAGAAAATCCACCCCAATTAGCCATATGCTTACCTCCTTACTTCATTTTACGATTTGTATTTTAAATGCATATCGAATCGCTTGATAAATCTCTTCCCGACTTTCTCCGGAGTGATCCATCTGTAAGATCTTATTAATGATGGCCCGATGTGGCATTTCATTCTCTTCATAGAATTGACACGTTTCGACATCGGAAAATTCACATCCATCATCTGCAAGAATTACCTTTCTCATGTTATTCTTCCTTACTTTGACCTACAAAATTTTGAATGCCTTTTATCCGAGAATTCAATCGGTCGATGGTTCCTTCCAGAGATTGTATTTTGAATTCGATTTCTTTCGGCAATTTCTTTCCGAACTTGTATGCTTGCAACAGAGAGATTTCAGTTTTCAAACGTTCGACTTCTTTCTCTTGCCGTTCAACCTCAATCTGCAACTTTGCAATGCTGTTATCAAGATGTTTGATCAGGTCAGAGTTCTTAACATTTTCCAACGAATTTATTTTCATTTGCAATGCATGAATTTGTTCACGTTGTTTTCCGATTGTCGATGTCTGTTCATTATTCATTTTGTTAGAACAGGATTCTTGTCGAAGAATTTGAGTTTTCAAAATACCATTTTCTTCACACAATTTACTCATTTTCAACTGCAACGACTGGCAATCTTTTTCAGCAGTTACTTTTTCCGATGTAACTTTCTGCAATTCCTTTTCCAACTCTGCAATTTTATTATCCTTAATGAGAGTATGTTCCAAATATCCGTCATGGTTTCGAATCCATTCGAAATTCTCGCGTTTCAATTCATCGACGGTATGGTTCAAAGCGGCAATTGTCAGATTTGCAGAGGATTCAAGTTCTTTGTACTTAGCTTCCAATTCTTGGAATTTTACATCTTTAATGCTTATGAGATTCTCTTTGATCCTACATTCTTTCTGAAATCCCAGAACTTTATCGCGTTCATCATGTAACATTATTTTGGAATTATCCAGTTTACAATTTACATCTTGCAATTCCTTTTCCAACTTTGTAATCTTTGCATTCAATACGGCATCGAATGCAATTGAATTATCCATTGCAACTTGTTTGGAAGTTTTCTCCAAATGTATCACACTTGCTTTGTTTTTGCATTCTTCTCGCAATTTCCGAACTTCATCGGAGAGTCTTTTGTTGGACTCTTCAAGATTATTTCGTTCACCATATAACATTTTTAAATGTTCATGTTTCTCTCGATATGCCTTTTTAAAATGTTCAAGCCGGGTATTTAATCTGGTATTTTCAACTTTCCATCTTTGAATTTCTTCGTCCTTAACTTTTTCAGGTTCTCCCGGAGATAACACGGAAGAATCGAATTTTGGAGTCGGGATTTCTCCCCAAATTGGTTCCGGAACTAACTTCTCCGAGTTCAATGGGTGCTCAAGTTTTTGAATTTGATTCCGCAATTCAAGATTTAGTTTGTATTGATCAACACTAAGTTTACTAGATTTTTGAAGACGTTCATGTAAATCTTTGTTTTCGGCGTGAAGTTTCAATATCTTTTGTTCTTCCAAAGAAATTCCAAGTTCTTTTTCAATGCGACTGGCATCTGTCGTATACTCTCCATAATATTCAAATCTTCCCGGAGAAAGGAATTCTTCCAAAAGACGATTCCAATGCCGATTGTCTTTCAGCGATTTGTATATCACCATTGTCTTTTCACTACTGGAATCGCTTGTAAATTTCTCGATCAAATACATGTTGGATGTTGCACAATGCTTCCAAACCTGTCCAATTTGTACATGTCGTTTCTTTTTACTCATGATATTTCTCCTTATTTTAATTCAGCCGGTTTATGCCAAATTCCATTTGTGTATTGAAATCCATTTTCCCGATAATATGAATCATCCTCAAGATAACCATAAACGATGATAGATATTATGATTGTTATTGCAATTGATAACCATACAAGTTCTTTAATCAGACCTTCACGTTCTTGATTCTCCTCGTGAAATTCATATTTAATCATATAATCCTCCTATTCTTTCGATTGTAGTTTCTCCTCATTCAATTCTTTTTGCAAATTATATATCGTTTCTTCCAATCTTTCGACAGTTTTCGATGATTTTATTGCAGTTTTTAATACTTTTGTTTCGAATTTATGAAAATATATTAAATTCATAACACAATTATGATTTATACAATAAAAATGTGTTAATTCCGACATACTTTGTTTCATTTCTTGCTCACAAACGGGACAAATCATTTAAAACCTCACATTTTCTTGATAAATTTGTGTTTTAAGCCTCCAATACCTAATAATAGCACTTTACTAGCACTTTGTCAACAAAAATTACGATTTCTTCATTTTCTCTAAGATTTTTAGAATTTCCCTATTTTTCATGTTTAATATCCAAACATATCTTAACTTTGTTCTACTTCCATCAGTATTTCTTCGGATTACTCCATTCATTTCTTCCATGTCTTTCAACCACTTTAAAGTAGATTTTAAAGACAAATGTTTGATTAAATTTGATACTTCCCGTGTTGTCCAACTACTTTTGCCAGATTTTAAAAGATATTTAATTCTAGAGATATCGATTGCAAGAAACATTTCAACATGTTCTTCAAATTTCATGCTTACAACATGCATGGTTGAAACATCTCTATGTATGGCTTTGCATTCTTTGGAATGATAATACTTTGTTGCGCCGGGATTCATTGGATTAAATTCAATCCCACATCCTCGGCAGTAATCATCTTTCCAAATAGGATTATCTGGACGAGGTGGAAGTTCTTTATCTTTCTTTACCATAAGTTTTGTATGTGTATCTCTTATACGTTGTAAGCGCATGATTTATTTTCCTAGAATGTAATTTTTATATTCTTCCGAGCATTTGTCAGAGCAACATACGGAATAATTGTAAGAATATCCAGAACAATTTGGACATTTTCCAGTTGGTTCTGGGGTTCCTTCATTCCAAGGAATATAATCCAATGGCCCGAAAAATTGTTTATTGGTTGGATCAATTATTTCACCCTCTTTATCAACACACCACCAATGTGGTTGTGGTTTTGAATCACCAATCCATTCTCGAACATGCCCACGCACGCGGGAAAGTTCTGGAAATTTTAAACACATTTCCGTAGTTGCTTCTACGCATTTCCTATAACATTTTTCTCGGATTCCATAATTTGATGAAATCCAATTTAAATAGATTTGTTTCATTCTATCCTCCAAAAAGAATTATGCAATTTCTTTAATTCCAATTACTGCTGATTGTTCATGTTCCAATTCATCTATTATCAATCCACAATGTTTGCATTTAAATCCAAAGATTATGGCTCCTGATTGTTCATAAAAGGAAATTCTTATAAATCCATGTCCGAATATAAAACATTTGAGTTTGAAAATTGAAATTGGATGTTTCATGATGGAATTCCCATAGGATATATTTGTGGAATTGGGATTACATAATTATTAACCAATTTTCCTGGAATAGAATCATCGTGAGTTTCCATCCCAATACCATATGCATCTTCATCATTTGCAGCCGTGATGAAATAATGAAGAAATGATAATGTTTTTTCGGTATCGTCATTTGGTATATATGCAACAATGTAAATATAATTTAACATATTCTTATCCTTTATTTTTGTAATAGATACTGATTGATTTTATCAATAAGAATCAATCGTTGATCGCATGGAGATAACCCAAACACTGAGAATGTATTTGTAACTTCCCGAAGTAAATCTTCGGAATTCAATGCTCGTTCTTTCCAATCAATTTCTCCAGGTAGTTCTGAAATATATGTTCCAGATTCTTCCATTACAATTTATACTCCATAGCTTCCTGTCCAATTCGACGTTGATATTCAAAATTATTTTCCAATTCCATATGATTTTTCCAAAACGGTCCATGTTTTGTATTTGATGGACAAACAAGTTTCATACATTCCCTTATCGGTGCATCCATTCCAAGTCCAACTTCTTTCAATTCACAGCCACAGATTTCACAAAGACGTTTCATTTACTGCATTCCCAACACGGTTTTTGATTTTTAATAGAATATCCAGTTCCACGACAAATTTTACATTTCGATTTCGGGAAGATTTCATGTTTAAAAAAATCAAGGTTTGAATTGTTACATTTAAGTTTGCTTAGAGCAGCATTCTTTTTACAATTGGGACAATATTTTGAAGTTGTTGTAGGTGCAAAGAATTCAGATTTACAATCTTTACAGATACAAATATGTCTGGTGTATTTATTTTGTATATCCCAAATCATTTTAATAACTCCTTTCGAATACTTGGGAGGAATAACCCTCCCAAGTATATTTATCAGATTAGAAGTATTGTTTTTCTTCCGAGATACACATTTCAGCGGTGTGTAATGAATCGGTATAAATGAATTCACCATTGTCATTCTTCTTGAAATCTGGAATCCAAGATCCAGTAAGAATCAATGACATTTTGATGATCGACAATTCATACTTTACATCCCGGAGAAGATCTTGCTCATTGATCAATTGAGTTTCAAGTTGTGCCAAAGGAAGTTTGATGAATTTTTCATACGCCTCATGAATGAGTGTGATACATCCTTTCATATCTTTCTTGGCCGCGACTCGTTTGAGATATTCATTGACAGACGGAATCTTTTTGAATCCCTGTAAGGAGAATTCCACGTTCTTTGAGATGTAGTAGTCACATGCATCATTTTTCTTTTGACTCAATCCGATACCACGATATACGCCCGACTTGTCGATTCCATATCTGTCCAACAAAAGACTTTCCTCGGTCGTATATTCCGAAAACTTCTTGGCTTTTGATTTTCCAAGTTGTTCAATCAGAGAACCGATAACTTTGATATTTGTTTCATGTTCAATTTGTTCTTCGATTAGATGTAAAATCGAACTTCCGGTATTTCCTTCGGACATTTTCTTGTTGATAACCGGAATAGAACAAAGATTGATTTTGCAAATCACCGAAGTATCTTCACCGTCTCCATCTTCCAGATATACAACATCGACTTTCTTGGTGAGAAGTTTGTTGTAAAGTTTGGAAGACATACAAACAACAATGGATTTCAAATTTGGATATCCGTCGAGAATCAGATTATGTGTTCGGAAGATAGAGCAATCAATTTTGGAAATGTTTTTGGAATGTTCGGGTTTGATATCAACATATCCAGCGATCTGAAATTTCAATCCGATATTGCAACGATCTTTGGTGAATACAACATTGGAGAAAGAGGCACTTGGAATTTTGGAATTGTCCCGATGGAATCCAAATTCAACATATTCTGCTTTCTTTCCGATTCGTTCGTAATCTTCCGATTCTGAATGATATGGAAGATATAATGCTCCATCTCTGGAAAGTAAGAGCATCATATCCATGAAACAAAAGGCATTGTCTTTCGGAAGATAATTTGATTTGCATGGAGTGTCATTCTTCCGAGATTCTGGATTGATTGTTCTTTGGAACAAGATCGATTCATAATCGGAAACTTCATCGAATGTCCAGGCAGAAAGTTGTCGATCTGCAAGATATCCATTTCCGATATTTTTCACAATAACTTCCAGAGCTTCAGAACGAGTACCATCATAATACATATTATAAGCAAGGGCATAATAGAAGTTCTGGATGGTTGCATCTGAAGCTTTGTTTAAAATGGAACTGGATTCGATCTTTTCACCGTTGATAAGACACGTTGTATCCATATTCATTAGGATGAAGAATTGATTCTTGTTGTTATCCAATGAAGTCAATTCAAGTTTGGCAGTAGCTCCAGAACATTTGGTTGTTTTCCGATTAAGATAAATTATAATTCCTGGTGCTTCAATTTCAACTTTGTCCAGAATGTTTTCTTTGACAATCTGGTAGTTCGTATCGAAAATTTTCTGATAATCCCGGATATTCGAAGCATGTACAAATTGTCCATACTGCGTCAATCCGGCCAGATCCCGTAAGAATTGCTGAGAATAGTATTGGCCATATCCGATGGTATTCATGGATATGATCTTGTGGGAAAACGATTCGACAATAGCGTGTGTCCGTTTGAATTCTTCGGTTGATCCCCAAGAAACTACAGGCATACCATCCGTGAAGAAATTTACCACGATATTCGAACACATTGGAGAGAGTTCATCAATGATGGATTTCACCATTTCCATCGGTTGTGAAAAGCAGGTCATTCCAACGGTGGATTTATATTTGCGAAGAACTTCTTTCAAGGATGGATCATTCTTCGCACCTTTCAAAATAACACCCTGTTGATTTTCGGATGAAAACCAAAGGACAGATACAATATCATTTGGTCCCATCAATGAAAATGTTGCAATTACATCTTCAATGAGTTCGGCAATAGAACCTTGCATACTGCCGGAACGGTCGATGACATGGATGTGATGGAAATTCCCAATTTCTTTTACAATCTTTGCTTCATTGTTTTCATGGTGATTGCAAGTGATGAGAACTTTCTTTTCTTTCCCGAGTTTAATTTCATTTCGATAAAATTTCATTGATTTTTCTCCTTTATGATTTACTTGGATCGAATTTTACCATACCGGCCATCAAATTGAGTTTCTTACCTTTACTGATTGCCTTTAGGCAATGTTTAACCATTGCCCGTCCAACGATGGAATAATTTACACCCAGATCTCTACAACAGAGATCGAACGCTTCCCGTTCCTCGGGAGTGAGCCGGATAAACAGAGGACGCACAGTGATTTGCATATATGTATCTCCTTTAAGGAATCATTAAGTTACTCTTAAAATAGCAAAATCGCTTGAGGATGTCAAGCGATTTTCTAGCTTTTGAAAAATATTTTATTTCCCGGTGCTACCAAATCCTCCAAACCTTGTAGTCGGGTCGTCGATTTGTCCAATTGTTAGACGAGGCTTGATAACTGGCATCATCACCATCTGAATGATCTTCTGACCCTTCTCTATCGTGAATGGCTGTTCCCCATGTGATATAAGAACCGCGCAAATCTCATGTCGATAGTCACTGTCAATGACTCCGGCGTAGAAATCCAATCCGTTTTTTACGGCCAATCCACTTTTGGCTTCCAGTTTTCCCCAAAGTGTTTTGGGAAATTTACATTTGATTCCCAATGGAACAATGGTTGTTCTTCCGGGTAGAAACACAACGGTTTTCGGACAATAGATATCAATACCAACACTTCCATCGGTTGCATATGATGGATCTTTAATGTAATCGTGAATTTTTTCAATAACCAATTCTGAATCCGTAAGTTCACAAAACATCTCAAACTCCTCTATTCTGTAATGCGTTCTTTCTGAACAAATTTACCATCTGAATCTTTCACAACCAAGATAACTTTGTTGCAAAGACTACAAACATACTTTCCAGTATTCGTAATGGTTTTCATTTTCATGTGTTCAAATTTTGGATCGGTTGTATTACTTAAACAACTTGGACAAATCATTGTAGACTCCTGCTTATCGATTAGATTTCCAAAGATATCGCGATACATTTTTTCCCAAGAACGAATATATGTTTCATCGTCTATGGGATCGAGAGTTTCAAGGACCATGTTTTCATTCTCCAGATATGAAATTTTTTTGGTTCTCCAGATTGTACCAAAACAACATATCCTTTTTCAAGTAATGTTTGCATTCTTCCACATGTCATATGTGGAGCCAAGTAGAATTTAATTTGGACTTCAATAGTTGTAAACATTCTAGTTCCAAATTTTGCTCTTAATTCAGATGCAAACCAACTTAAATCAGAATTTCTTCCCATAATCAATTGCCAATTTTGAGAGATTTCTGAGATGCAAGATAATCGGCCTGATATGTATATAATTCCAAAATATTATATTTGTTGTCTGGCTTCTGGATTGTCTTTGGCCCAAAGCGATTCATGTGATGCAAAACACAATTGGAAATCATAACAAATACTTTTTCCGGGAGCATATGTTTGTATGGATATAACATTTTTGATCCCGAAATTGGATGATTTACATAATCCCAATACTTATCATATTTCTCTCTTTTTCCAATGTCATGTAATAGAAGTGCAGATAATAGAATGTCTCCGCGAATATTCAGACTATCCCATCCATTTGCATTTATAAACAAACTTCCAAAGTAACAAGCTCTTTGGATGTGGATTATAAGTCCACCAACTTCATTGCATTCGGGAGGATGATACTTTCCAGATGTGCTGGTTTTCATAGTCCAGAAATCATCAGGTACCGCATTCAAAACTGCAATTGTGAAGTTCCGAATCTTTTCATTGTTGATTTGATTTACAATGTCGATAAGTGGATCACATTTCATTTTGAATATCCTCCGCAACTTACAGGTTCATTGCACTTCCCACGATATATGCAATCCGGAACCATACAAACTGCAAGATCTTGATCAACCTTGCGAACTTCTTCGACTATACGTTTCATGACTTCGATGGTTTCTTTGTGGGCTTTATTACATAAACGTTTTCGAGCCAAGTTGATCAATGACTGTGCATTGAGAAACATCAGATGGTTCACGGGTTGATCTCTACCAAGATCCCCTGTGTGTCCCGGACGATCTTCCCTATTGGATTTGACAAAATGGCTTATCCCTTGGGTATGGCGAACCAAATGCACAGAAACAAATGTCTTGATGTCATACATGCGCACGAGAAACAATTGTGTTCGAATGACTGAATGTTCTGCGCGATACATTTTCAATAAGTTTGGATGCACTTCTTTATTGGCTGTGAATGAACATGCTTCATCCAAGAGATACTTTGTTGTCATTTTCTCAACTTTAATTTCCATTGTTGGAATCCTTAATCGTGTAATGTTTTGGATTTTTATCCTTGTGAAGTTCTTTCAAACGTTTGACATGTGGTGTCATCTTGTTGATGAATTCTCGGTAATTGGTTTTATACATTCGGTCATCTGTGAGATTGCCCTTTACTTGAGAATCAACCAAGATTGCGAGACATGCCAATGCATGTGCGAAATGTGGAAGTCCTGAATCGGGGTCGTGATCTTCGCCTTCAAACCATGCATTCAAATGTCGTTTACAAGCATCGACATAGGTTGAAGCTCTGGCACCCACAGCCCGGAAATTTGCCCGACCATATTTGTTAGCACCATCAAGCAATCCCAATGCTCCGAGAATTGTTGCAGTTTCCGGCCAAAGGTGGAGTGGTAGTTTTGAATCCGCAAAAAATTGTTTAGGATTTGTATCTTTCAAAGTTGAATCAATTACATCTAAAACTTCATCCATTTCAAATTAACCTCCAATGTGTTATTCTGATTACAAATCATCAAACGTTGATTAAATTTCAACGGGACCAATAGTATACTCTGTTGCTAGATGATAGTCAATAGTTTTTAAAATTTATTTTTTCAACGGGGAATGAAATTCTATGTTTTTAACGAAAGCAGAAATAACACAGAAGTTCAACGACTTCTTAAAGAATAACCAGAATGAACAAATCAAAAAGATATTTACTTTACATCAAAATAATCAAGAATTATTGACGGAAGTGTTTAGTGACATTTATGATGATCTGTTGGAAACGCTGAATCCTTTTAAATATGATCCAGTTACTCCATTGCAATTCCTAGAAGATCCTTATTATTGTGGAAAAAATCAATCAACTGGAATTGGTGTTGCACAAACAATGTATGTAACGCTTAAAAATGATTTTTGTGCAGTTCATGATCTTAAATCTGAAATAAGAGAAACAATACTCAAGGGTAGCATCGGCTGGGGCAAATCATTCTTTATGTCACTTGGATTGATTTGGAATGCATACATTTTATCATGTTTGAAACAACCACAGTTGTATTTCAAGTTATCTGCCGAATCAAAGATTGCAATTATGATCATTTCAATTACAGAGAAACAAGCCAAGAAGAATATGTATTCAAACTGTAAAGAAATGGTAAAAGCAATTCCATATTTTCAAGAAAATTTCATGTTCGATCCAAAACGTGCCGCCGATTCTTTAATCTTCCCAAACAATATAGAATTATTCTCTGGAACTTCTACGGAATCGTCCACCATTGGACTGAATATTTATTCTGCCGCTCTCGACGAAGCAAACTTTTTCAAAGTCATCCAGCAATCCAAACGTGCAAGGGAATCCAGTGGAGAATTCGATGAAGCGATGACTCTTTACTATTCCATTCTTGGACGACAGGAATCTCGATTTTTAAAACAGGGGTTAAAGCCCGGAGTTCTTTATCTCGGCTCATCCAATGTGTATCCGGATGATTTCACGGAAAAGAGAAGTAAGGCTGCGAGTGATTCAGGATCAAAATCAACATATGTTATGAATTACAACCAGTGGAATGTTTGCCGTGAAAAGTATGGCCCTGAAGAATTCACTATTGAACTTGGTGGATTGAATAAATCAAATAGAATCCTCCGGGGATATGAAGAAGATGTAACGGGTGAAGTTATTAAAGTCCCAATGGATCTTAAACATGCATTCGAAAAGGATCTCGACAACTCTCTTCGAAATATCGCGGGAATTGCACTGTATTCTGTCCAACCATTCTTTGGGGATCGTGCAAAAGTTCATGATATGTTCGACGAATCTCTTCCAAAAATATTCAGTGTTGAATTGGCGACACTTTCACCAAAACGTGAATTCGTAATGAGTGAAAGAATCTTGAAACATGAAATCTTGAATAAATTACAAACTCGATATATCGCAACAGATATCGGTTTGAAGAAGGATTTGTTAGGTTTTGCACTCGGGCATATATCTGAAATTAGAATTGTAGAACGTGAGATTTGTAATGATTTATCCGGAGAGATAGAGATTATAAAAGAGAAACTTCCGGTTGTTACCATTGATATGTTGTTATCGGTTAAGAAAGAAGATGAATTTGGAGAAGTAGAAATTCAGAATTTGATTAAATTAGTATATTCTTTGAAAAAATATGGATATAAAATCAGATATTCGTCTGCCGATGGATTCCAATCAGCACATATGCAACAGATCTATAAGAGGAATGGAATCCAAAATGAATATATTTCAATGGATAGAACAACTGAACCATATGAAGTATTCAGATCTGCTGTTTACGATGGACGAGTTAAATGTCCATATAATGCAAGACTTGAAGAGGAATTGATTCGTCTTGAAAAGGACTATGTAAACAATAAAGTAAATCATAATAAGCGAAGTACCAAAGATCTAGCCGATGCAGTTGGACAATTAGTATATAATTGTCATATCAATATGCATTTCTTTGATGAGTCATTGATGGGTTCTACAACTGTAAGTGATACATCAACAAGTCTTGATGAATACGATCAAATAATTGAGAATTTTAATAAATTAGTTCGGGGCGAATAGGAGAATAATATGTCATTGATGGAAAGACTTTCCAAAGTGATTGAACGTAATAAGAACATTCTTAAAAATCTTTTTACGTCTGATCCACAACCTACAAAAACTACAGGCTATGCAGATGATGCACAATTAGCAAATGCAGATGTATCTAATTGGAAAGTATTTTTAGATGATGCAATGCAACGGAATGCTTCCGACAAATCCAAATATTCTGATTATGATTTGATGGACAGTGAAATTCCTGAAGTTTCAGCGGCATTAGATGTTATGGCTGATTTTGTTGTTTATCCAGATAATGTCAATAAAACAAAGATTTTCAAAGTCATGTCGAAGAAAAAGAATATCAACAAATACATTGATGAGATTGATATTGCAACAAATTTCCATTCTGAATTACATAGCATGGCCCGAGAAGCATGTAAATATGGAGATGATTACGAAGAACTGTTATTCGAAAAGAAATCAGATATCATCGTAGGATTTCGAAATGCTCCAGTTTCTTCCATGATGGTTAATATGATCAATGGTGTCATGGATAAGAGTATTAGTTTCAGACAGGTGGGTGCAAACCAAGATATCCTTGCAGAACTTGCATATGATGAAATGATGCATCTGTCTTTGAACACTGATAGAAATCGATATGCCAAGTATGGGAAAGGTGTTTCTCGGATTGAAAAATCCCGTCTGATTTACAGACAACTTCGATTGATGGAAGAAGGTGTGATGATCAATCGCCTTTCGAGATCCAATCAAAGCTATGGAATCATGGTGGATGTTGGAGATCTCGTAGGTGATGAAGCTCTGGATTTCATTGACAAATACAAACGTCGGATTACCCGCAAGAAGTATGTTGATCCTCTTACCGGGCGAATGTCTTTTAAATACAATCCACTATCTATTATCGAAGACATCTACGTGCCCATACGCGCAGGCTCGGGAGCTGGAATACAATCCCTGAATAACTCAGAGGGCTCCAAGAACATCGACGATATCAACTACTTCCAGAATAAATTGATTTATTCTACCGGAGTACCCAAATTGCTCATCGGTAAAGAAGAAGATATCAATTCCAAATCTACAACTGAAACGCAATATGTTTGTTTTCTCCGAACAATTCGACGGATACAAACATTGCTTGAACCTGAAATTTTAAGATTTTACAAAATGGCATTGTTAAGTCGTGGAATCGATGCTCCGGATTTGTATATCTATTGGCCTGTAACCAATACGATTGATGAAGAACGTCGAATGCGAATTGAACAAGTCAAAACAAACATTGGAATTTCTCTATGTGATAAATCTCTTATCGATGATTATTTCATGTATAAGAATTTCATGGGTATGAGTGATGAAGAGATCGTTGAACTCACAACTCGTATGGATGAAACAGAGGCCAAGATTTCTGCCGAAGTAGATGCTGCAATTACCAATCCTCCCGAGGATGAAGGGACTATTGATGCAACCCAAGCGGATGAAGAACCAGATACAACATCTACATCCACTCCCGGAACTCCTACCAAGAAATCCAACCCGGATTCTTCCAAAGAAACAACCGAAGCACTGGTAATGGAACAGTTCAAAAAGAATCTTGACAAGGAATCATATTTCGGATTTGAAAAAATTGCTGGATTCTTAAAATCGAATCCCGAAGTTAAAAAACTTGTTGGAGAATACATTTCATTAACTAATGCACAACTTGGAGAATAACCATGTGCAGTAATTGCAAAGCATTATTTAAGTTCTCCAGTGTATTGGAGAAGTTTTCCAAACGCATGTTAAAGCGCAATAAGGGGGTAGATATACTTCCAAACATTGCGAAATCCAAAAAAACTAAATTGGTTCAAAAATATATCGACGTTAAATACGAATACGATTCAACCCTTAAGAAAAACATGGAGTCATTTAAAAAGGGTCGTCTAACGTTGGACGGATATCTGAAATCTCAAAAATCGGCAATCTCGAAAGCCTTCAAAGACGCCTATGCTTTGGGAAAAGAGTTTGGAATCGGTCAGACTCAATTGGATGACAATGAGCGACGATTCATTGTCCAACAGACCACCAAAGAAATGCAATTCATGTCAAACTTCGCCAATGACCTACAAAACAATTCCGGAGTCATGGATTACACGAAACGTATAGAAATGTACTCCGGAAGTCTGGATTCTATGTTTGGCTTTGGGAGACTGGTATACCTCCCAGAAGAGACAAGAATCATCTGGACTCTTGGGGTGACAGACAAGCACTGTTTGGATTGTCTGTCTTTCGCGGCCAAGAATCCATATACAAAGAAAACTCTTCCGGGATTTCCGAAATCTGGCGCGAGTCGTTGTTTGAACAACTGTCGTTGCTTTTTAAATTATATAAACAATAATAAACAATTGGGTGGAGAATACGATCATTTTATTCTTGACAAGCAATTCGCAAACACTGGAAATAGAAAGATTCCATCCGAATATGATTATAAATATCTCATGGATCGTCGCGATGAATATTATTACAACCGATATATGTTTCAATTGACAAAAGAAGATAAATACAAACAAGGTTATAATAATAGTCTTGCAGAATTCACGGAGTACAAATCCAAGAACAACGTATACTTTCCGGTATATTTCAATGTTCAACAGTCATTGGTGGATTTGAAAGAGTTCTCAAATAATTCGAAATTCGCTTTCATTTCAGATTATAACACTTTGAAATCTGGAGATTTTACATCGTTCTTCCAAGGCAATCGACAGATATATGGAAAAGTCGTTGAAATGTTGGGAACACAAGCACGAATGAAAACTTTGGAAGGCATTGAATATCTTATTGATTCTTCATCTCATGTATTGTTCAAGGAGGTTATCTAATGCTTGCAGAATCTTTGAATGAATTTGCCAATCTTTTGGAATATACAACCGGAACTTCTGGTATTGGAACAAAGTATATGAGTAGATCTGGAAGTCCGGGGAATTATACATATGTATATCCAACAGATGCAATCAATAAACTCGCCAGAACCAAGTATAGAGCATTGACTAGATTTATTAAAAAACATCAGGCATTCATCAATAAGATCAACGTCAGATATGGTGGCGGTAAGATGAAATTGAAAACCATGTCTTGGGGATATCAATTGGCAACTATTTCAAATAGAGAGGGAACGGTGTTTAAACTTGGTATAAATTTGAAAAAGCATAAAATTTATGGATACAAAAGTAAATTGCGAGGTCCTAATGCTTCCGCACATCTGAATGCACTCCGAAAGAAAGGAATATTGAGATATAGATAATATGACAACGATTAAAGATGGTTTAGTTGCAAATGGATTCTCTCAAAAGGAAATCGATAAATTTGTCAATTATTATAACTATGCCAATGATAATAAGATTCCATATCCTTATTACTATGCAATGGCTAAGTTAAGTATTTGACATTCGATACTAACAAACGATACGATGATCGTGTAATGCAATTTGCAAACTGAGGAACTTATGAAAAAGTTAATTATTGAAACAATTTTCGAAGCTGCAAAAATCGAAGAAGTTGATTTCAATGGAGCAAAGCAATATATCATGTCGGGTCCGATGACCATTACGGACACTCCGAATGATAACAATCGAATATATCCATCACCTGTAATGCAAGCAACTCTTGAGAAATTGAAATGTAAAGTTGCAAAAAAGCAAATTCGGATGTCTTTGGATCATCCGGTTGGTGAAGGAAGATTATCTGATGCAGCGGCATTGATGATTGAGATCTCTGATATCATGCCCGATAAGAAAGCATATTACAAAGCTCAGATCATGGATACTCGAAAGGGTAAAGATCTGAAAGCAATGTTGGATGCAGGTGCGGTAATTGGTGTTTCTACTCGTGGTTATGGGGAAGCTCTTTACGATCAAGAATGGCCGGGGTTGTCAGGCAAATTCACCGTGATTCGTGAAGGGTTCGAACTGGAAACCGCAGATTTTGTTGATACCCCTTCTGTAAAAGAAACAATGGATGATATTACTCTGGAAAGTTTGAAAAGGAGCGAATCCCGCATGAAAACGATTGAAGATCTTCGCAAAGAAAATCCCGAGACTTTCGAGGCTTTCGACAAATCGATTGCCGACGAAAAGAAAATCCTCACCGACAAGATTGAATCCCTTGTTGCTCAGGTTGGTAGCACCACTGAGAATTTCAACAAGATCGCCGATCTCTTGAAGACCGTCAAACCCGAACTGTTCGTTACGATTCCGGAATCCGAAATTGTTGCAAACAAAGAAGCCGAAATCAAGACGCTTACCACCAACGTTGAAACTTTGGAATCGTCCATTGTTGGACTGAAGACCAAAATTGAATCCGTGGAAGCCAATTCGGTCAAGATCGAGAAAGAAAAGAAAATCGAATCCCTTCGGGCCTCGGATGTCGAATTCTTCAAGGTTCCTTCTCTGGTTGCCAAGTTTGAGTCCTGTGTGAATTCCGATGAAGTGCAGAAAGTTTACGAAAGTAACAAAGCACTTCTCAATGATGTCAAATCGACCATTGGTGGGGAAGTTCGGAAACCGAAGACCCAGACTTTGGCGAATGCAGATCAGGAATTGGATGAGGCGCAAGCCAAAGATCTCAAGTCCAAGAACGAAGATCGTCGGGCAAATGGCCTTGTTGCACTTACAACCGAGTCCTATCTGAAGTCCCTGAAGAAATAACATTTTTGAATTGAAATAGGAGAAAATCACCATGAAAACCAGTTTCACTGAACGAAACGACCAGATTCATGCTCAGTTCGGGCATCTCATCGAAGGTGTCAAACATCGGTCGAATGATCCGATGTTGAATCAGCTTGAAGAGAACAAATTGGAAGTTTTGATGGATAACTCCGTCAAACAGTTCTGTCATAGTCATCGATTACAGGGAGATTCATTGGCAACCGTTAAAGAAGCAATGAATACTTCTGCCGATGCCGTTATTTTCGTCAAAACACAACTTCCTTTGGTTCGCAAAGTCTTCATGAATTCGATTGTTCGCAATCTCGTATCCATTCAGCCGATGTCTCAGCCGGATATGAAGATTCACTATTACGATATCGTTCGTGATGATGATTCTTCGATTGCCGACGATGTTCACACTCAGCGCACGTACGGCGACAATGTTGAATATGATCCGAACAATCCCACAGCAATCAAGTCTCTTCGGGCAAAAATCACAGGGACTTCAATTACTGCAATTGAAAAGAAATTGAAAGCAAATTGGTCGATTGAGGCATCCCAAGATTTTGAAGCTTACCATTCTGTAAACATTGAAACCGAACTTTCCAATGCACTCGGAACGGAAATCACTACCGAATGGGATCGATGCATTCTCGAAACAATGTATCAAGGTGCAACGGGTGGTGCAAAAACATTTGATCAAACCATTCCTTCCGGTATCTCCTACACCGACATGAAAGTTTGGCGTGAAGAACTTCTTGCCGCAATCATCGACGTTGATGTCCAGATTTTCCGCAAGACCTATCGGAAAACCAATTGGATCGTCACATCTCCGGAAATCGGCGCATTCCTTGAAAAGATGCTCATGTTTGTTCCCGATCCTGTTTCGGCTGAACTACAGATCATAAATTCCGGGGGACGCTATTTGACGGGAGTTTTAAATAAGCGTTGGACCGTGTACATCGATCCATTCTTCCCCGTTAACAAAATTCTCATGGGATACAATGGTGCAAGTTGGTTGGATACATGTATGGTATGGGCGCCCTACGTGCTAGCTTTTATGACGCAATCATTTACAAATCCGACCACCTTCGAAAGCGTTCGTGCTATCATGTCGCGAGCAGCTAGCAAGCTGGTAAGACCTGATTTATTGGGGTTGGTCACGGTGAGCGGCTCGTAGACCTGCATGTAGAGCGGGTTTCACGGTAAAGTAACAAATCCCGGAAGTCAATTGACTTCCGGGATTTTCTATGGCATAATTAGGGAAAGTAACAATTAAAAGGAGTTAATTATGCCAGCAGGACCAATCGTTAAATGGACCATTGAAAAATTTATTCATGACGCCAAGGAGATTCATGGTGATAAATATGATTATTCGAAAGTAACTTTTCGAACTTCAAATGATAAAGTAACTATCATCTGTCCAATACATGGAGAGTTTCAACAAAAAATACAAAAACATACAAAAGGACAAAAATGTCCAAATTGTGCCATGATTTACGTAGGTTCTTTAAAACGATCAAATCTTGAAAAATTCATAGAACTCTCAAAATTAAAACATGGTGATAAATATGATTATTCATTAGTAGAATACAAAACTACTCATGTTAAAGTGAAGATCATTTGTCCAAAGGAAGGACATGGAGTATTTGAACAAACTCCAGCATCTCATCAATATGGAAGAGGATGTCCTATTTGTAGAAACGAAATAAGTGGTGCATCTCAAAGATTAACAACTGAAATATTTATTGAACGCGCAACAAAACTTCACAATGGAAAATATGATTATTCAAAAGCTATTTATAAGAATTCTCAACTGAAACTAATAATCATTTGTCCAAAACATGGAGAATTTTTACAAAGAGCAACTTCTCATCTTAACGGGTTGGGATGTCAATTATGTGCAAACCAAGAAATAAATTTAAATCTTAGATTATCCATAGATGAATTTATTTCGAGAGCAACCACAGTTCATTGTGGATTATATGATTATTCAAAAATAACAAAACTTGAAGGATGGGATGTAAAAATTCCAATTGTGTGTAAGCTACATGGTGATTTTTTACAAACAATGGGAAGTCATCTTTGTGGTCGTGGTTGTCCAACATGTATGAATTCAACCGGAGAAGTCGCAATTCACAATTATTTAGATTTACAAGGAATTAAATTTGAAGAAGAAAAGAAATTTCCAACTTGCAAATATATATCAACATTAAGATTTGATTTTTATCTTCCGGATTACAACACATTGATAGAATTTCAAGGAATTCAACATTATCCAGAAGAATGCAGAAAAATATTTCCCAATGATCGATTTATATCCAAAGACGGAATTTTCAGGGACGAAATAAAACTCAAATGGTGCGAAGAAAACCAGATAAATCTTCTAATAATCAAATACACCGAAGACCCGGCGAAAAAGATCCAAGAGTATCTTGACTTTCTTAAAGGATAGAAATATAATCAATGTGCTAATATCGATTTTTACGATAGTGTCCTTAGCACAATGACAAAGCGCCCTCATCGGGCATTATTGATTTGAAACCCCCCCTCTTTCGACGGAACGGGGGGTTTCTTGTTTTTAGGAAGTTTATTTTCTGTCCAATATTAGACGAATCTCCAGACATCGATCTTGATTCTGGAGATTTTTCATGTTATTTATATTCAATGCAAACAATAAAATATACTGGATGTTATGAAAAAACTGGATTCTATATCCGCTGTATTAAGCAATTCATAACGTTCAAGCGGAATGAATGGAAGAATGTTCAAGACAACGTTGCAGATGAATTATTACAGGATTTCAGATTTATATCAAAATTAGATTTTATATGTAACCTGTCTGAAGTTAAAACTCCAATTCGTCTAGGATTATTCAGATTTGGTGCATTGGGTGATTTAATTATGTTGTTACCAGTTGCAAGATATATTAAAAGAGTTTACAAACATACAATTGTCTTGATTACCCAATCCCAACATATAGATTTTTTTAAGAATCTTCCAGATGCATTTGATCAAGTTTTATCAAATGAATCATTCCATAGAAATAAAGTTGATAAAATGGTAATGCTTGATGGTTGTTTAGAAGTGGATCATTCTACAACTAATCACGAACGACTTATCCATCGAGTCCAATTATATGAAAAGTTTTTTGGAATTCATGTTGACAAATATGACTTCTCAATTCCAATAGCTGCAAAAACTAATGAATATGTTGAGGGATTGTTGAATGCTTCTTTATAATGTTACAAAATGTCCTCAAGTATTAGATGTAAATCGTTCTTCATTTCCAATTACTATTTATCCAGGAATGGTATTTGAACCATCCAATATGAAGAATGTAATGGATGAATTCTTCAAACCATTCGATGTCAGTGCATTTAGAAACAAGAATAGAGTAGGATTCATTAGAGATTTTGCAATGGGAGATCTTATTCAACTTATTCCAGTTGTAAGATATTTCAAAAAGTATTACAATGTAAAAGAAGTTGTAATATTTACATCAGATGAATATAGGATACTTTTGAAGGCATTGTTTCCCGATTTGAAATTCATGACTTCTATGTCTGTCAATCAGAATCACAAATGTGATATTTTGTTTAATATGAATGGGTTGCTTGAAAAGGATCATTCATGTACGAACGATGAGCGAAATAATCACAGGGTAGACGTATTTTTGTCCAACGTTGGAATTTCCGAGCATCCCAAATTGGATTGGAATCCAAGTGTGCCTTTATGGTTGAACGGAGTTGAATTTGTGAAAGAAAACAAAAGTATCGGATTGCAAATTCGTGGATCTGGTTGTATGAAAACTCTTCCATTTGATTATGTTAAAGAAATTGCAAAAGAACTTTCAAAAACATATCAAGTTGTTCTAATAGATCAATCGACGGATATGGGATTCGAGGGAACCAATATTGTAAATCTTTGTGGTAAACTCAATCCCATCCAAGTAACTGCACTTCTTTCGAAATTGGACTGTTGTATTACTATGGACTCAGGAGTCCTCTGGTTGGCACATGTAGCAAATTGTCCAGTGCTTACCCTACTTGGGCCTACCCGCGAGCATGAACGAATTTCCTTACATCCCCAGTATCCATTGAAAGCCAAGAGTATCAGTATTTCTGAGATGATGGGATGCACTCCATGTTTTGAAACTCGCGCACATTGCAATGGAAGAATTCGATGTATGAAAGATTTTGATAGAAACAAACTTTTGGAATCGATAAAAATCAAAATATCTGAAATAGTAGGAGCATAAAATGTCTAAAGTAAAAGAAGTCAGTCCAACGTTGGAATCTTCTGCATTCGAAGAAGCATATTTCAAAGAATTACAAGAACAGAATCTTGATTTGAAATCCAAAGGAACTTGGCAGAAGATGTATGTATATTATTTGGATTTGATATTCAAAGTAAAAGGGAAAAAGATTCTGGATCTCGGATGTGCATTTGGATCTATTCCAAGTGCATTTGCAGATTATCGATCAGATGTAATCGGTGTAGATATATCCAAGTTTGCAACGGAGAAAACACCATTCAAAAATATCAAATTGATAAATACTCCTGCTTGGGACTTATCAATGATTCCCGATAATTCGATTGATTTCGTTCATTCGATGTATATGTTTGAATATTTGCCCGTTGATAAACGAGATCAAGTATTCGCAGAAATCAAACGCATTTGCAAACCGGATGCTCTCGTTTTTGTTATCCTGAATATGGGGATTCACAAGAAGGGCCAATCCCCATTGATTCATCTGTCACAAAAATTTGAATGGGATGAAATTGCCGCAAAGTATGGTATGTTGGATGGAGCAAGAACATATTATTACAAACTCATGGAAACCCGAGTTCCCGGATGGGAATTTATGGCGATATATCATTGGGCGTTTCTTTGTTACAAAGTAATTAAAAAGGAAACTGAAAATGTTACAGTCTGATATTATTGCAAAACTACGATCCAATTATGGATTATCAAGTATCACATTGTATACCGATGCAACTTTGATAGAATATATTTCTTCAGCATTGAAAAAGATCTCACAGTATTATCCAAAGATCATGCGAGATTATTTGTCAACGGTTGTAGATCAAACTCGATATGTTGTTTCAAAAACCGGGTTGATTGGAATCAAGGAAGTTTATTATACGACAAGTTCGGCGGGATCGAATGTTATAAATACAGGCTCAACATTCGGACCATCGACGGGATTCACTGGAATGATCATTGCTGGAATTTCCGAAGTGATGAATCCATCTGGAGCTGAAATTGTAGGCCATGATACATTTGATTTGATTCCAACACCTTCCGATGTTCAGACAGTGTATTACGATTACAAAGCAGTCCGGGAGATCACAGAACTTCCAGATATCTTTGAAGAAGATGTCTATGCATTGATTCTACATAATATTGAATCTGAGAAGTTCAAGAAAACAAATGTTCAGAATGGTGCAGGAAGCAATCCATATAAATTTGACAGGCGTGGAAATATCAACGCAGATTCTTCTGGAAGTGTTGCAGATGTTCAGAGAACATTGGATAGCGATTTGCAGAGTATTGTGAAAAGTATCAAATCGAAAGTGATCGTGTTGTAATGGCAGATGCAACTTCAAAAAGTGCGTCCATTGCTATCAAGGTTAATATTGCAAATGTTAAAACTGATATCAAAAAGGTATTGGATTACTTTAGCAATTTACAAAGAAATCTCAATGGACATCTTTCACAATTGAATCCAACGACCGTTCAAGATACAGCTCAAGCTGCTGCAAAAAAAGCAATGTTATCCGCTAGAATAAGAATTCAAGGTGCATCGAAGGATATCATTGATGGGTTTTATTCAACTGTTGCAAAAAATAAAGGAAGTTCAGTTATTCGGTTGAGTCATTCATATTTTTCACGTAGTCTTAAACAACCGACATATCAACGAGGAATACGTCCTGAATTCAAGATCACCGGGCAACAGATATATCGGATTCTGGATACTGGACGTAAGCAATATCAAATAGTTAAAGCCGGAAATCAATCTAAACGTTCTTCTCCTTTGAGGTTTTATTGGAGTAAGATTTCACAATGGATTACGTATCATTGGAAGGGTCCAAAAGGTGGTCGTAATCGATTCATTATTGTGAAACAGAAATCGAACAAAGTCGATTTCAGTACAGGTTCAAGATTTACTGAAGCCGCCGAACAGTCAGTTATCGCTATGGCAGATAGAATCTTTACAAGAATGTATGAAACCATGAGCAAGGCCGATGTTAAAACAACATAAGGATTATCAATGACTACTTCACGCAAAGAATTAATATTGAATGCAATCGAAGCAAAATTAGCAATGATTGTTTCTGGAAATACAGAAGTGAAATCTGGACATGTTTATCAACACACAGTTTCATACGTTGATCGACAATATCTTGTATTTGATTCTGATATGATAGAATCTCATCCAAAACCTTGGGTTATCTTAAATAATAACGGGGAGATATTTGGACCTCTTCCGGGTAAAAAATTCGAGAATACCATTCAATTGGATGTAGTTGCATTCATATCCGCTGACGAAAGCAATCCAAATCTTGATACATTGATGAATAGTTTGCAAAAAGATCTCGTTATAGCTATGCTAACAGATGACAACCTCTCCGGATTGTGCGATTGGATTACTTTGCTCAAAATCGAAACGGTTCCTGAGATGATTTGGCCTCACGGTGGATTTGCCATTTCTTTTGAAGTAACATATCACTTTATGGGACTCGACTTGTAATAGAAGGAGAATAACAATATGACTCGTGCTGCTGGTAGTAATGCAGTATTGACGGTAAAACAAGAACAGGTATGGGGAACTCCCTATGCTGATGATGCAGTAATTCGCATTGTTGGGTTGAAGAATGAATCTTTGAAATCTTCAAAGAATAACTTCGAATCCGATATGATCAATGCTTATCGTTGCACCATCGGGTTGGGCGATGGTAACAAAGCGGTTGAAGGCAATATCGTTTCCGATTTGATTCCGGAAGGATTGGAATTGTTTTTCCTTCATCTTCTCGGGAATCCAAAAACGGGTGGTCTTAATCCAACCTTGGTGACAAGTGGTTCCGCTCCGAACTACACTCACGTTCTGAAAGGTTCTCCGGGTTTCTTCCAAGGTCTTACCATTCAGAAAGAATTCCCCGACATCGACAAGTTCCTGATTTATAAGGGCTGCCGCGTCAATTCCATGGCAATTTCCTTGGTTCAGGAAGGTTTGCATGAAATCACTTTTGGATTTATCGGAAAAGAAGAAGCAATTGCCGACGCCGATGGAATGGGAACGGGAACCCCAGCCGCTTCAACGATCAGCGGATTCACGGGTTATCAATGTGTTATTTCCACGACCATGAAAACCACAGATGGCACTATCGATACCAGTGGAACTCTTGACGATGATGGTGATGCAAATTACCATCCATTGGGATTTGTAACAGCCGGTAACATCAACATTGCAAACAACATCGAAACCGACGGTTACGTGCTTGGATCGGCATTCAGAGCTTCTGCTCAATATGGTAAACGTGCATGTTCAGGCGACTTCACGGTGTTCTTTGAAAATGACTATCTGTACAAGTTGTATTCTGCCGGAACTATTTGCGGTGTGAAGTTCATGTTCAATAACGGGCTTGGTCAGAAACTAAGTTTTAAATTCCCAAGTTGCAAACTTTCTGGAACGGCTCCAGAAATTGCGTCTTTTCAAGGTTTGAATCTTCCTCTGACCTTCAACGCAAAATATGATGAAACTGCATTGACGGATGTAATCGTAACAATTGTCAATACACTTGCATCGATTGAAGCAGGAACGGAAGTTTAATTCCTGTTTGCATTCTTCATAAAATCGTGGTATCTTTCCCTAGATCTGATTTTCTGGGATTAGATACCATGATTTTTAATATATCTTGAAAGGATACTCCAAATGAATCTTAAAGATCTCGTTCGCAAAGATGTTGTCAATGATGTTGTTTTTGACAAGGAAAACAATGTTCTCGTGAAACTCCTGTATCTTCCTCGTTCTGAAGTTCAGGTGATCATGAATCGCAATACCAAAATGGAATTGAACAAGAAATCACACAAGTTCGAAGAAGTGATGGATGGCGAGAAACTTACCAAGGATATGGCACGAACAGTTGTCAAAGGTTGGAAGGGACTCACCTATCGATATCTTTCAACGGTTGTGGTTCTCGACGAAACCAAAATTCCATCGTTGGACACGGAAATCGATTTCAATGATGAAAATTTGATGTTCCTCGTTGATAACAGTTACGAGTTCGGTTCTTGGATTGTGGATTCTGTCCGTGACGCTTCCAACTTCTCAGAAAAGAAAGAAGTTGAAATAAAAAACTAACTGAGTTTGCCGAATGGATATTCACTCCTGGACGGGCCAGTTGTGAAACTTGTGAAATAGCATTTGCTAAAATTCATAAGAAACCGTTACCATGTATATATGGCGTGTGTTCATTCGGCAAACCAGAACTCTTCATCAGTAATTTCTTTGCATGGGAATTGTATCAGAAGCTCTCAGGACAAGTCATTGTTGCCGGTATGGGTGATGTCTTAGGCATCAATTTCATGGCAATCGAATTCATCTTCAACTTGTATGAGATATATGATCCAATAGAACGACAGTGTTTATTCGAAAAGATAATTGCAGTCGATTCTGTCCGATGTAAAGAAAGATCTCAACAGATGCAGAAACAAGTAAATGCTGCAAAGTCCAAGAAATAGCCGAAATGGAAGGACACGTAAAACTGTCCTTCCATTCGTCATTTGAGGAGACATTAGATCATGATAACCAATAAAAAATCTATAATGGAATTTGAGGCAAAAACTACTGGGTTTGATAAGATTGCCAAGAGTTTATTAAGAGCAGTCGGTGGTATCAATTCTGCTGTTTCAAAGCTGTCAACTCAAATGAATTTATCTTTCAAGAATCTTGGTGCAGATCTTGGAAAGAATATGGCAGATGCACTTGTAAAAGCATTTGAACAGAAAGTAACCGGGATCAAAACCAAGATTACCAGGAGTCTTCCACAATCTTTGGTTAAGCAAGTTAGAACTTTTGCAATTTCAAAACAAGGAATTGAACCAGATCAGATTTCCGGTTGGATGAGAAAACAAACTGGAACAACAACGGATAGAAAACTTGTTGAAAAATATTGGGTGGATTATCTTCGAAAACAAAAAGAAGAAGAACTTTGGCTGAATCAGGCAATTGCAAAAGATGCAGCAAATGCAAAACTTGCAACCAAATTAAATTCAACTGTGAAGACAGCAATTGTTCAAAAGAATGAGCTTTTAAACAAACCCAAATCTACAAAAGTTGTAAGTCAATTACAACAACGATACATCGATGAAGAAGTTGGATATCGAAATCTGGAGAAATTATCTAAGAAAGCAGAACGAACATTAGGTCCAATTGGTGGAAAAGAAACAAAACCTAAAACTGGAAAAGTTGTAAGTGCATTACAACAACGGTATTTGGATGAAGAAGTTGGATACCGAAATCTGGAAAAGTTGGCTAGAAAAGCAGAACGAACATTGGGTGTAATTGGTGGAAAAGAAACAAAGGCTCTATCCATTGCGACGATTCCTTTAACTGCTGATAGAATTCAGACATTGAAAGATCGAATGGAAGTTGAAGCAACTGGACTTTACAAGACTTATACTCAAAAATCCATCGATATTGTTAAAAAAGTAAGAGCATTTAATGCTAAGAAACAGATAATCGCGGCTCCAACCGGTGGTGAACGTGGATGGTTTGATACATTATTTCCAAAATCATTCAACGATATAGATCCATTTGCAATTTATCCAAAAACGATTCAAGAAAAGATAAAGGGATATTTGGAGACAACCAATAAAACTCCAAAGGTTCCCGTTCGGAATCCAAGGGCTGGACAAATGGGATTGATTGCACCATTGGCAGTCGGCGTTCTTGGTGCCCTTGGTGGTGGAATCCAAATGGCCGGTGGGATGGGTAGAGGTGCGGCTACCGCCATGTCTTCCGGTTTTGGTATTCCAGAAACTCAAGAAACGAATATCATGGGTGCCACGAAAGATGCAGTTATTGGATTAAATGATTCATTAAAAGATTTAGCTGCTTCTGGTTGGGATATGGCTTCATATGCAGCCGATAAATTTTTCTATGTTCTCAAGATGGGAACTGGAATTGTAATGAGCATGACTGGTATAATTGCCGGTTCTGCTTATGTCATGAAATCCTGGGGACAGGATATCCTCATGACAACAGAACGATTCCGGGGTTATAACATAGCTATGTTGGGAACATTGAAAACTCAATCCAACGTTGATCAAGTAATGGCCGCAAGTATGAAGGTTGCTGAGAATCTTCCAATTGGATACGAACAGATTATCTCAGGAACCAAAGCAATGACCTTAATTTCTCCATTGAAAACCATGTTTAAAGATTCCATCCATCTTGAAGAAAACATGAAAGATGTCTGGGATATCGTTATCGCTCTTTCACAGATTGAACCAGAGTGGGGAATTCAGGGAGCATTATATTCATTGCGAGAAACACTCTCCGGCGATTTCATGTCCATCAAAAGACGATATGAAATTCCAGTCGATGTCATGTTGACCACCGACGGGAAATCTCTTTCTTCAATCAAAAAAGACGTTCCGAAATTACTCAAAGGATTGGCTGGAAATTTACGAGATCTTGTTCCAGCCGAAACATTGAAATTAACTGCTGGACAAATCGGCCCTGTCTTACAAAAGATTCAAGGGCAATTTGATGTCCTTAAAACCCGAATTGGTAATATGGGGTTTTATGATTCGTTTGTAAGTGATGTTAAAAAAGTACAGGTTGAATTTGAAACGTTTGCAAGTTCAATAAATGCATCTATATTTGCAAAACGAATGTCCAATGCTTTCCAAGATGGTTGGGAAGTTGTAAAAGAATTTGTACTCAAATCAACAATTGCAATAAACAATTTATTCGGAACAAATTTCTCAATCGATCTTTCTTCGATCACAGATACAATTCAAAGTGCATCTGAAGGATTGGTTAATATATTCCAATATATCAATGGATTTATTTTTTCAACTGCATTTCAAAAGGGATTAAAAGATACATTCCAATATCTTTCAGATGGTGTTAGAGAATTTTACGAAATCGCGAAAGTAGTTATCCCGAAGATTGGAACTATTCTAGGAGATCTACTTTCAAAGGCGAAATCGTTATTTGATTATATTCGAAGTTCAACCAAAGGATTTATAAGTGATGTTGGTTTGGTTGAAGTAGCTCTTGGTGTTTGGTTTCTTGGGTTTGGTAATATTATTTCAGTTGCAAGATCTTTACTTGGAGTTCTTGGATCAATCGTTGCATTCCGAGTTCCAATCGTTGAAATCTTTACTTGGCTGCATAAAGATTTAGCAGTTGGTGGACTTACAAAAATGTTATCTTCATTGGGATTGTTAACCAGTGGATCATTAGTAACTGGATTAACGAATGCGTTTTTAATGATGGGTAAAAGTGCATTTGGAATTTATTCATTGTTTGTTTTAATTCCCAATCTATTCGGCAAAGTAATTGAATATATGGATCTATTCGAGAATACTGGATTCGGTAAGGCAATTGATTATTTGAAGGATGTTGGTGGCGTTGGAACTCCTTCAATTACATATCAACTTGAAAAGAAAGATAAAGAATATGCCAGTATTCGTGAAGGAAGTCATTGGAATGCAATGCTTCCCGAATCTATGTCAAAATTGTTGTTGAATATCGCCAAAGATCCCGACAAGAATAATCCTGAGAAAAATTATCTACACCGTGCATTTGAGGCTGAAATCAGCGCACAAAAAATCCAGATTCTCAATAAAAATCCAGAATATTTAGGCCCCACAGCTAATGGCATGGCTTTAGATGCGGCAACTACCACCTTTAACCGACTTAAAAAATTAACTTCAGATATAACATCTGAAGGATATGCAGACAATCAAAGGAAAATCAATTTACGACAAACTTACTTAGCCGATTTAGCAGATAAGGGTGATAAATCCGGAGTTCAAACAAATCCCGAATCGTGGAAAACTCCTGAAGATTTCATGAAGAATGTTTGGGCGGTTGTAAAAGAAGCTAGCAATCCTTCAACTGTACTTCACAATGTTGGAAATGTTGTAGGGGTTGGAAAAGAACTTCTGGGAGTTGCAAAACCGATGGGGGATACCGTCGGCGAAGCCATTGCCGGAAAGATAAAATCCGTTCTCGGTTATATTGATCCAAGCAGTTTCAAAACTTCCGGGCCTGCGGTAAACCTTTCAGGATTTACACAAGATACTCTTGGAACATTTTCAAAGATCAATGACGACCTTGAATTACTTTTCAAAGGTGTGTATGATCCTGCAATTTATTCTGCAAATGATCTTTCCCATAGTAAAACTGGAGATCATCCAAAGAATCTTGCATTGGATGTTCAAGCTTTGTCTGCGAATACAAAATTTTACAATGATCCAGAAACATTTATCAAACTGGCAATCGCCGGACGAAATTCGGGACTTAAAGAAATCCTTCTTGGAAGTGGATTGAATACAACCGAAAGTGCAAAAGCTTTAAAAGATGCACAATCTAAGAATGAATGGGCAAGAAATAATATTCGATTCGAATCTTTAAAAGAAGCTCCAACGAAACCAAAATCAATCCACATGGGATTCTATGGAGAAGGACAGGGACCGGTTGATTATGCTACTCAGATGGCAAGAAAAGCCGATGAAGAAGCAAGGAAAAAAGTAGGTAATCGTCCATTGATTACTTATGATGAAATTTTGAAAGGTATAAATTCTGGATACGCCCAAACTCAAAATGACAAAGCTCAATTCATAAAACTTACAGATCTTCAATTCAAGGCATTCACAACCAATCTTCAACCATTGGATATTGGAGATACATTCAGAAAAACATTGTCAACCAATGAAAATGAAAAGTATGGTTATGAAGCAACCATGCAAAAAATTCAAGACAATGCCGGAAATGTAATGACCGGTTTTTTGAGTGGTGTTAAAGAGAAGTTGTATGAAATTGTCAAATATTTATCTGAGAAAAAAAGTTATATTACTTCTCCGGAACTTGCAAATTCATTAAATACAATTTCTCCACAAAGTTTACTCAGTAAAGTTAATGGTTCCGATGGAAGTTCAATTGGATCAGTTTTTACAACTATTGGAACTGCGGCAAAAACAATTTCAAGTAACTTAGCAACAGCACTTCCAGATACGTTAAGAGTCGTCGAAACAATGTTCAAAGATTTCGACGGATATTTCATGAAAACTTCCGAATTGTCGAAATCAATGATGATGGAAGATGTTGTGAAGAGTGTTGTGGGGAGTTATGGAACTGTAGAATCTCAAATACAATCAATGTACGAATTCGGACGTAAAACCAATTTAAATATACTCCGGGATCAAGCCGTTGATAAATCTGTCAAATATACTCCAGAAATGGCAGCAAAACAAACTGCACAATCCGACTTAGCACAACGACGTATAAGAATGGAAACATATCGCCCATTGTACGATGCAATCGGTGAATTTGGGAAGTTAAATGCATCTGAGGCTGAAGACTCTGTTATATTAAATCTCGCAGAGACTTTTTCAAAATTGGAAAATCTTAAATTTCCAGAACTCGCAACCAAATTTGCAGGAGAAATCAATAAAATTGCATTTGCTCCAGATAATGCAGGAATAAGTATTGAAGACGGAATCACCAATCGTTTGAAAGAACTCAAAATTGAATTGGATGATGCATTTGCAAATGGAACTGAAGACGATACTTTATTTAAAAACTTAAAAGAAATGGAATCCGCACTCAAGCGGTTCATGGGAACTGTAAAGAAACTTTCACCCTTCCAATCATGGCAATATGACTTGGAACGGTTTAATGTTGAATTAAAAGGATCTGATTTCCGAATTCCTTCAGTTATGAAAGATCTTCTCAATCGTGCTCCTACTCGGGAAGCAAAGACTTCAGTGTATGGTGCGATTGAAAAGGGACTTGAACAGGGTCAATACAGTGAACTTGAAGCCCTCCAATTCGGAATGGGTGCTTCTGCTGTTGCGTTAAAAAATTGGCGAGAACAGATGTTCGATGCCGGTAAAACCATTGTCGATGGATTGTCTTCCTCATTCGAAACCGGATTCTTCGACTTCATGACAGGGAAACTTTCCAACTTGAATGAGATGTTCCGAAGTATGGGTAGATCGATTTTGTCTACCATTGGACAGATTATTTCCAAGATGATGGCTGTATCTGCTACCAAGATGGTTTTTGGAATCGATCTTAATACGGGAGCATCCACGGGTGGTGGAATCGCTAATTCTATCATCGGTGGATTGTTTGGCGGTCAGTCACAATTAGCCATGAGTATGGCTGGTATGTCCAGAGATCAAATCGATGAAATGATGTATTATTCCGACAACGGTGCTTCTGTAAAGGATGCAATTGCAGGAGCAACTACAGGTGCTGGTTCAAAGGGTGGAATCCTTGGAACTCTTAGTTCTGCATGGGCTGGCGCAAAGGCATTCACTTCTGCAAATCCCGCTGTTCTCCCCCTCTCACTCCTAACTGGCTTTCTTTCCCAACCCGGTCGATTGTGGGGTGGAGCGAAAGACGATACTCAGGCCGGACAAGCTGCATATCAAGCAGCCTCATCTTCTCGGGAAACAATGTTAACAAGACGAAATACCGATGCTGAAAAGTATATGATGTCTGGAAGAACGTCTAATATTGGAAATTTTGGTTTTGGATCACCAACGTATTCTACATGGTCTTCTGGAGATGGTTGGTTCAAAGGGCCAAAGGAAAATCATTCTGCTGCGGATACAACTGCATTCGATGCAAGTATGAAAACATATTATGATCTTCTGAAAACATCTGCTGAAGAATCATACAATAATACAAAGAGATTGAATGAGTTGAAAAAGAGTAATGAAGTTGCTGCTATTGAGCAAGAAGTTAATTATCGGAAACAGTATCTTGCTACGATTCAAGCAATGTTTGTAGATGCTAGAGCATCTGGAGATTTCAAAGTTCAAGATGAACTTCGTGATAAAATTTGGGATATGCAAACAACGATAGATGATTTAATAACATCCACAATCGATGCATATAAAACTATGACTCAGAAATCAATAGATGCTAAGAAATCTATGGTATCTGACATAGTAGCATTTACATCCATGAAATTCATTCCTGTTAATAATTTTGGAAAATATACGTATGACATGTTTGGTGCTGCAAATGTAGAAAATCAAGATAAATATCTTGGACAATCTGCTGCTGCAACTCAAATAACTCAAGCAATGTCAAATTCCTCCAATAATATAACAATGGGCAAAGATACAATGGAAAGTATCTTTGGAAATTTGAAACAGTTTTTAACTCCCGAATTCCAGAATTTTGCCATCTTTAATGAAGGCAGTAAAGGCAATGCAGTTGTGCAAATGGCAATGGAACAGATTTCTTCCGCTATTGTTGCGAAAGCAACACTTGAAAATACCAATTTGAATACTGCTTCCAACAATCGAAATCTGTATACCGACAAGGATAAATATAAAGATACTTTTGATGAAATTAAACGCATCGAAGGCACAATTGGAATGTTTACAGAAAATGACTTCCAATACGGTGGAGCGCAAGCAATTGCCGATGCAAATCTGAAGATCTCTGAATACTACACTGAAATTGCAAATCAGATTTCATCATGGGTGGATGCAGGTTATCTCTCCAACACCGTTGAAACAATTGCAAATCTTTCTCAAGGTGCATTCGAAGCATTGCAATCTCAAGTTCGACAAGCAACCTATAAGACCGGAATGCTTGGCGATATGAAGGGTTATGACTCTTGGAAAGATCTTCAAGGTGCATTCACCAACTTCAAAGATGCCGGTGGTGACATGAGCGTAATTGATGGAGTGCAATACAAAGCACCTATGGATCTTGGAAGTGGTTGGAGTTCAATCGCTTCCGGTTCTGTTGATCCATTCACAGCATATTTCGACTGGACGAAAGATGTTATCACAAATAAGATCACTTCGGCTTCCAAGGGAAGTGATGCATACTTCAATGCTCAAGAAGAACTGTTCCAATTGATGTTGGAGAAATCTGAACATCTCAAGGCCAAATCTGAAGATTCTATGAAGGCTTTGGAAGACATGCTTGGTGCAATTGGAGATACAATGAAACTTCGTATTGCAGAAGAGGCAAAGACTTCAAAAGGTGATATAATCTTCATGGATATCCGAAGCATTGGTGATATGGCGAAAGAAATTTCCAATGCCATTAAGAACCAAGATCCAAAAGCGGCAGAATTGGTAAAAGAACTCAAACGTAAATTGGCGGGACTATAACATGAAAATATTATACGATTACACTCCTGCAAGTTCAGAAGATACAAGCGTAGCGATTACACACTCTTCACAAGATACAATATTTACATCTTCGAATCTGAAGACGATTAAGCCAGTCCAATCTTGGAAAAGTCAGGTAATTACCGAATCTTGGATTATGTATGATTTTGGATCTGCAAAGTCATTAACTGGATTATTCTTGAATCGATTCAACTTTGCAGCATTCACAATTCAAGGGAATGCAACGACAGCTACTGGAGATTGGGATACTCCTTCATATTCCTCAGTAATTACTGGACTCACCAAGGATGAAGTATATGAAGAGAATTACATGCATTACTTCAAAGAACTTGTTGCATTCAATTACAGATATCTCAGGATTTTAATTCCTACACAAACACCATTATTCGAACCAACTTATTTCAAGATCGGTAATCTATTAGTTGGAAATTTCGTAGAAATCTGGAATCCAAAGGCCGGATATCAAATTGAAATCGTTCCAAAAGAAAATATCATTGAATTCGACAGTGGTTATTCTGAATCGTCTAAGATTGGACGAACCCGGAGAACTTTTGCTATAAATCTTGATAAAATTGCGAAAGCGGAATATGATAAGTTGCGTTTAACAAGATCTCCCATAGTTATGTATAACGATTGGGAGGGAGATCCAAATAAATGTTATCTTGTTAAAGCAGTTGGAAATATCTCCAGATCATATGAGTTTGCACAAATAACATCACATTCTCTATCATTCGTTGAAATTGTATAGGGGAAATTATACATGGGATATGAATTAGCGGCATTCTATTCAACCGAACCCACTGATAAGAATGGGATATATTATCAACCCAGATTAGTTAAAGGATTTGAAATTGAACGTGTATTCGAAGTATCTGATAAATTCGGAGCGCGTAAGAGAACAGTTCAATTAACTATTGACAACAGCGACCATTCATTGAATAGTATTCACGCTGCTTATTCTCTGTTGAATAAGAAAGTAATTCTTGAACATGATGATGCACTTGGGAATGTTAAAACATTTCATGGTGTAATAACTGAGATCAATTCATTTGGATTGCAAATAGATGTTACTGTAAGTGAAGAGTTATCTCTTTACATGCAACAGCCAATCCCAGATGCACAAATTGCACAGGATTATTATTCCGATACAGGAATCAATGAAAATTGGAATGCTTGTCCTATTTGTATCGGAACTGTTAAGAGATTAAAGATACCTTGGGTAGATCAAGTATTTCATAGATTCATGATTGGATCTGGTCCACTTGCGTCTATCGATAAAGTTTACTTCGATAAAGTTGTCATGTATGACAAGACAAGAGATGCAAGTTTAAATATTTTCCAATTAACAGACGAATCCAAAAAGATTGGAATTATCATCTGGAGTGGAACGGGTTGGGAAGATGCAAAAGAACAACAGACTCATCCTATTGCCGCAAAAGGAACGATTACTTCAGTTTATCCGGGATTTGCATATGTAGAGTTTTACGATGCAACAGATCCAACAGATCCCACGACATATGGAGAACCTATTTCTCCAATGAATGCCGATGGTAGTGTTCCTGAATTGTTTGTAGATCTCAAAGGGATTTTGAGTATACGAACAGGCCATACTACTGAAGCCGAAAGAAATCCCGCTGCACTGTTGTATCAATTGGCAACGAATCCAATTACTTGTCAGTCCAACGAAAGATATACCGTCACAGAAAAGGGACCGGCAGGATTCGGTCTTGGTATCCCAACGGCGAAAATTGATTTTACCGACGCAATTACATTTTGCACAAACGAAAGTCTTTTCGTGGACGGCGTAATCGCTCAGAGATCAGAAGCTTCTGAATGGTTTGATGAATTCGCTAAGTATTGCATGGCGACGTTCGTGGAAATCGATGGGGTTTTGACTTTACTGGTCGATGAAGTTGCTGGAGCAGTAGAAGCACATTTCGACGATACGGGGACAATTGGATATGAGTGTATAGTTGGAGATTTCAAAGAACCTGCATATGATAAGCAGATTAACCGGGTTCGTCTTTCTTATGCGTATAACGTTGAGAATGGGAAATTTGACAAGAAACCTTCGGGTAGTGAAGAATCCCCATTGATTACAGATTATACGAATCCCGGAACTCCTCCAGAAATTCCACCAACTGGACCATTGTTTGAGAATTCTCAGTATTTAAGAAATGCTACACATCAAGCATTGATAAATAAATGGAATACTGAGAATTTCGAATACAAATACGTTTCAGATGATGAAACTGCACATAAAATTGCGGAATACAACTTCTATCGTAATATTTTACAATTAAAAACCGTAGATATTACAGTCGGAAGTGATATTCCATCAACTCTTGATGTAAATAGTTTAATTTCCATATCATCGGTAAAACACACTTGGACTGAAAAAGAATTCCGAATCATCAAAATTTCAAGAGGTGATAAAGGAATAACTATTTCATGTAAAGAATACAATGAAGCTGTTTATGAATGGAGTTTTGATGCTGCTGCCGATTCTGTTGAACAGCAATATCCTCAAACTCCAAGACCAGATAAGCCAATACTTGTAGATCTTTCTGTAATTGAAATTGTTGGAAGAGAACTTACAACTCATGTAATAAATGCATCGGTTACAAAACCTGTAAATGATTGTGTTGAAACTATTTTATATTACAAAGAACATGATGATGTTCTTTTCAAGTATTTTGCAAGATCAACAAGTGATTTAATCCGAGAAGAATGGCCTCATGGAAATGGAGAATTTAATTTCAGATTAGTTTCTCTTTCTCCAACGGGAACTATGTCATCCAAAGCCATAGATATGGGTGATGGAGATAAGCATTATTATTACGGACAAGACGATGTTTTGACGCCAACAACTGAGATTGCATTGTTGATTGAAGATAGCAATACTCCACCGATTTCAGTAGTTAATTTCAGAACATATCAAGATGGTGATATGGTTGATATGATCTGGGATGCTAATCCTGAACTTGATGTTATTCAATATGAAATCAGAGAAGGTTCAAATTGGGATACCGGCCTTATTATATCTAGTGGAGTTCCTACTACAAGTTTTACATATAGACCCGGAAGTGAACGAGTCTATAGATTTATGATCAAAGCTACAAATAGACTCTTAATTTCATCGACAACTGCAACGGTATCGGAATTGTTAGTTGAGAAATTAATACCGGCTAATATTGTAGTCAGTCTGGATTTTATATCTGATGCCGATGGAACACATAATCATACAGCATTCACAGATGCATTAACTACATGGGAAGACTTTCCAACAATAACTTGGGCAAGTTTGTCTAATAAAAGATGGATGGATTTTCCAAAATTCTATTTGTCTTTAGATGGAACTGATTTGGATGGAGATTATATTACTGCCATCGAAGACCTTGGTAGTAATATGTTGAGTAACGTTTATATTCTGATTGAAAGTACAGCCAGTTCCGAATTAAATACTTCTTGCACTTTAATGGTCAGAACAACTCAAGATATGACGAATTGGGAAGATTGGAAGTTGTTTAAAGATGGAGAAGCAATTAGATTTCAAGGAATTCAATTTAAAATAATCTTACATACTGACAATCTTGCTGTGATTCCCAATGTTACAAATCTTAAATCAGCAATCGATGTTCCGGATTTAATACAATCCGGAACTTCTGTAGTTGCTGTCGGTGGATCTACCATTACGTTCCCAAGATCTTTCTTTATTGTTCCATATGTGGTAGCATCTGCGGTAGGTGCATTGAGAAGAACCGAAGTTATCTCAAGAACAAAAACAACATTCTTTGTTAAGATATTCAATGAAAGTGGTGTTGACTCCGGGGGAAATGTGGATTACATAGCGAAGGGGTATTAAAATGGTATTTGATGCAACCAAACCTGCTGCAAGTGATTATTTAAGTGATTCTCAAGCAGATATCGCTGAGAATTTTCGTGCAATAAAAGAAGACGGGATTTTTGATCCCGATATCATTACAACCCAAATGTTAACGAGTAAACCATCTGGAAAAATCTTAAATCAAGATCCAAATACGTCAGATATTACTGCATGGATTGGTGATGTTAATAGAGTTTCTTTGGATGCTACAATTGAAACGATTACAGATGGATGGATTGGAAATACAGCTATTCAAATAGGTGCTCATAGAATCATTGCCTCAAATAGATTTCCAATCAATCGAAGTTTAACATATATTATTAAAACTGCATTCAGAACTACTGATTCTGGTAGCAATTTATTATTACATCTAGTGCAATATGCAGACGATGGATCTACTTTAAGTAATGATGTTATTCAGACACTTCCAATGGCTACATTTTGGCAACAAAGCACATCTACAATCATTACTCCTGAAACTACCGCAGTTACAGCTCAATTATATTTTTCAGAAGCGGTTGCAACTACCAATACATTCCAATTACAAAACATTAGAATTGAAGAATATCAGGGAGATGCTGCAACTCTTGAGGGTTCTACACTTGCTCAAGTAATTTCCGATGCTCAGACTTCTGTTAATGCTACTCAACTTGAATCCCATACACTTGCTCAAGTAATTGGAACACATGGACATGAAATATTTTCAACAGATGGAACATTTACCGTTCCATATGGTGTTACGAAAATATATATCACAGCATGTGCTGGTGGTGGTGGTGGTGGTGGTGGAGATCCCGCAGATCCCGTCCGATTGGGATCTGGAGGAAGGATTGGAGAATCCATATATAGGCAAGAAGTAACTACAGTTGCCGAAAGGGAATATGCCATTGTAATTGGTTCCGGTGGAACTGGTGGAGCAAACGGAACTGGTGCTGGTGGAGTAAATGGAACTGCTGGAGGAAATACAACGATCATTGGAACTGACTTATCAATAATATTGGATGGTGGAGCATTGGGAGTGGCCGCAACCGATACATTTGGGGCTTATCCAGATTTTGGAGTTCTAGGTCAGGACTCAATATTCAGTCCTATGGAAATCCAAAATCCAGTTGTTAAGGGTGCAAGTGGCCATGGAGGATTTAAAATCGGGTATGGTGATGGATCATTCACAATTATGAATGGGCAAGATGGTGGTAATGGTTGTGTTCTGATTGAATGGTAAATTTGTCTAATCTTGGACAAGGAATTTTGAAATGCCAATTCGAATGACGTTGATAATCGATCCAACAATCATAGCGAATACTCCAACGGTTACAAGTGCAGAGAGCACACCCGGAGTACAAACTACTGAAGGATTGGTTATTTCAAAAAGTCCTTACGATGTCAATGATACGATTTTCTACAAGATCACAAATATTGCTGAAGGAACATTGTTCAAAAACGATGGAATAACTCCTATACTTGATGGAGATTTTATAACTTCTGCTGAAGGTCTTGCTGGATTGAAATTTACTCCAATAAATACACAAGAGCCATGCACTGGTGGAACAATTACAACTTTCGGCAATTATACAATCCACACGTTTATTGAATCTGATGACTTCATAGTTCCCACAGATAGAACTGTAGACATATTGGTTGTTGGTGGTGGAGGAGGAGGAGGAGCATATGCTGGCGGCGGCGGCGGCGGCGGCGACGTTGCTTATGTTACAGACATGGAAGTTGTCGCAACCACATATCCGATAGTGGTTGCGACAACTGCATATCCTGGATATAGTGGGGATAACTCAGATGCTCTTGGGATTACTGCCATTGGTGGTGGTAGAGGTGGATGGTTTAATTATGAGCCCGACGGGTCATCGGGATCATCTGGTGGTGGAGGTTGTGGATTGTATGGTGGAATGGGAGGATCTGCACTCTATGGATATGTTGGTGGAAACGGTTATAATGATGATGGTGCTGGTAGAAGCGGCGGCGGCGGTGGTGGAGCGGGAAGTGCAGGAGTAAATGCATCAGATCATCATGGAGGTAATGGAGGAAATGGTATCCAATGTGATATAACGGGCACAGAAACTTATTATGGTGGTGGAGGAGGAGGATCGTTAATAGGTACAGTATCCGGAGTACCTGGATTGGGTGGTAATGGAGGTGGAGGAAATACATACTCCCCTGGTACATATGGGGAAAATGGACAACCCAATAGTGGAGGAGGAGGAGGAGGAGGAGGAAGTGGTGCATATACTAGCGGAGGATCTGGAATCGTCATCATAAGATATTATACCCCGACAGATATTTTAGGAAGTTTTGAGATTCAATCCTCAATAAGTGCATCCGATGCTGGATTGGGTGGAGATGTTATTTCTGCAAGTATTGATATTAATCCACTCCCTCTACCATAGAAAAACTTTTTATTTTAAAATATCTAACATTATTAAAAATTTCCGAACTTCTAACTGTCTAATATTGGACAATATTCGTTCTACAATCATCTTCAACTTTTACAAAGTTTTTATTTGAGATACAATGGAGAATAATGTATGCTTTAGGTGTGGATATCTATGTCAAAAATCAAGGAGCCGACCTATGCAAGATTTCATGGACAAGCAGTATGAATACAATAGACTACTTGACACGCGAATCGGAAGAATGGAGACCGATAGTCTTGATTATGGTCGGAGATTAAATTCACTTGAGAAGGAGTTGACGACCATGAGTGGAAAATTGGAAAAGGTTGTCACGGTATTAGACAAACTCCATGATAAACTTGATATACATGCAGATAATATCAATGAACTTAAAGTTCAATTTCCAACTTTTATGAATGAATTCGTTGAAAAGAATGCAAAACGAACAGAAGAGATAGTTACACGTCATCAAGTAACTTGTTCGGGAAATCTTGAAAAGAAATTTATTCCATTTCCCGAAGGTTGGAAAGGACATATGTTAAATGTAGTAAAAGTTGGGGTTGTAATAATCGCAGCTATTTTTGGATTAGATTTTTCTGGAATGTTATTAGGGATCATTCCGGATAAATCTGAAAAGAAATCTGAGATTAAACAACATTTTTCACAGTTATATCAATCGAGAGGTTATAGATTACAAGATGCAGCCGGTAATGTATTTTATGTAAAACCAATAATCGCATCTACAACAAAAGGACAGTAATATGAAAACAAGATTTGAAATAGCATTAAAATTCGTATTATCTTGGGAAGGTGGATATACGAACGATCCACAAGATCCCGGAGGTGAAACGAAGTTTGGTATTAACAAAAGAGATCATATGAATATAGATATTAAAAATCTTACAGTTGAACAAGCTGGAAAGATTTATTTTGATAAATATTGGATTCCTTCTGGTTGCGATAAACTCCAATCACCTTTGGATTTAATTGTTTTTGATGCAAGCGTCAATTGTGGAGTTGGAACATCGATTGGATGGTTGAAAGAAACTAATTCTGAAATTGATTTGCTTCTTGCTCGGAGAGTGTTGTATTATTTCAGAGTTGTGAAGAAAACAAATACATCCAAGAAGTTTCTAAAAGGTTGGTTGAATCGGGTTTCCGATCTTGCAAAGTTAGTATTAGTAAAGGGGTAATCGAAATGAAACGGATTTTGTCTTTTGTTGGACTTTTTTTATTCATCATTTCAACGTGCTTCGGACAATCCGTTGGACAGGTTATGAAGGGGAAAACTCCTTCAGGTACATTTGTTCCAGTTCTTGTTGATGCCTATGGAAATATTAAACTTGGTGGAAATGTAACAATTACGATTGGATCGTCTACGTTTACAGCATCTCCAATATTTTCAGATGCATCGGGATCTACTACGTTGGCATTAGTAGATGCCAATAGGCGCATTGTTGTAAATATTGGATCGGATACCATGGGATTGCTTAATGAGATTGCTTCTGTTACAGCAGAAATTAGCAATTCATCTGCAACCTCTACAGCGGATTTAACCGCGTTGCAAGCATCATTGTCAGCTAAGATTACGGAAGCCATAGCACAGCAAGCAACTGAGACGATTGACATCCTCGCGGCACAAGCATCTACCACTACGCAAGTGGGGGAATTAAAGGTCCAACAGGCTTCAGAAACACTGGATATCATTGCTGCTCAGGCTTCTGGAACTCTCGCGACAAACAATTATGCAGCGCAAGACGCTACCCAGACGAGTGAAGTTTTGGCCGCAATCGGAAGTAATACCGTTGGCCTGGCCACGCCAACGATTACCAACGTAGATTCCACCGCAACGTCTGCAACCGTCAGCAATATCGCAAATCGCCTATTTTTAGTGGTACAAAACAACGCGGCCACAGAATCTGCATTCGTTGACGTGGGCCTTGTGGCCACTCCCGGGTTCGGTATCGAGATATTCGCCGGTTCTTCGATCCTGCGCCCATGGAGCTCAGACGTTGCCGTGTCGTATGCGTCTACTGGGACTGTGCCGCTGACCATCGACCAGGAGGTTCAACCGTAATGAAAAAATTCATCCAGCTTGTACTTCTCGTTTTTCTTCCGGTAGTGTGTTTCGCGATTGAGCCTCAAACGAATCCAAATCACGATCCGTTGGCCGCGTATACGGGGAATGACGTTACGTTCAGTTCTGTTATTCTCGCGTCAACAACGGCGTCATCAAGTGATTATGCGGTAATGTCACGAAAAGAAACGCAGGACTCTATCACAGACGCAGTATCTCAAGTGACACTGAAATATTATTTCGGCAACGCATCGCATACGGATACGGCGTATCACACGCTTACAACGGAAGATAACGCGGAATTGGCGTCGTCTACGAGTGCTCCACTGACGGATATCGGAGTTTGGGTGTTTCAGGATCAATGGCTGTCGCCAATCGGTGAGCCAAACATATCCACACTTTCAAAAGGTATTTACGACGCCTTCCGTATAAAAACGAAAAGCGCAAGCGGAAAAGACGCGCTGATATGTGCTGAATTATGGAAAAACTCTGCTTCCGTGTCTACACTAATCGCAACGTCAACGACGTATGCAATGACGCTGGATGGGCTTGACGACAGGGTTGCTGTGACGTTTAGCGTTATAGCAGACGTTTCATTTCTTACCACTGACCTCTTGGAAATACGCGGATATGCCGCAAAAGCCAGCATCGGAGGGACGGGAGATCCCACCGTTACTTCTTGGAGCGGGGACGGAAAACCGGGGTATTTTTCTTTGCCACTGCCCGGCATAAATGTATGTCGGGTAGACGGCTCCAACATCATCGCCACATCCGCTTTTGGTGCGGCTATCGGGCAGGCGAACCAAGAGAAAATCACGGTTGCCTCTGACGGTAGCGTCGGGCTGATTGCGAGTCTGACGGTTGCGGGACCGGCCACATTCAGTACCCTCTACACAGGAGGTGCCATTTCTGTCGATTCAGTGACCACTCGTACTCCGGTATCTATTGCAAACGGGGGGACTGGAAAGACAGCCAGTTCTGCCGCGTTAGCGGCTCTTGGAGGCGTGGCACCTGAAGTGCTGCATGTCGAGGCGTCAACCAATAATGGCGGATTAGTCGGCGCGTATAATGATATAGGCGTTACATGGACTGATCTTGGTCAACAATTTGAACAAACGCAGATCAATTCTCTGGCATACTTAGGTAACGGGGTTGCACTCGCTGGTACATACCCAAACGGGAAAATACTGCGATCAACGGATTTTGGCGTTACATGGACTGATCTTGGTCAACAATTCGGACAAACGCGTATCA